GCGATCAGTACTTGGCGACGACAGGTCCGCTCCAGTTGAAGCGGTAATTTACGCCAGCCTTGACGATGTCAATCTTGGACGAAGAGTCCGTGAAGCTGTTGGGCGGAGGCGTATGAGTAACCTCGACAGTCTTCGATCCGAAATCGACGTGGTTGTACTCAAGCTTGGCAGACCAGTTCGGAGCGAAACCCCACTCGGCGCCCGCACCCACGACCCATCCATCGCGATCCGTCGAAGACGACGTCAATGACGTCGTGACGCCAGCACTTGTCACCACACCATTGGAGCCGCCGTCCGCCCAAGCCCAGCCGCCCTTCGCGTAGAGCAGCCAGTTATTCGCAGCGTAACCGATACGGCCGGTCACCATCGCGATGTCATCGGTCTTGGTCGTCGACGTGGACGTGATCGCTAGAAAACGCGGCTGCGTGCTTTGCGACGTTGCGGTCCCCTTGACGTCGGTCCAGGTGTATTCGCCTTCGATACCCAGAACGAGGCTATTTACCTGCCAGTTGAAGCCACCTTGCACACCACCAAGGAACCCGCTCGTGTCATTCCGAGCGAAGGGGGTGCCGGTTGGAAATGCGCCAGTGCCAGGCGCGGCCGAAGTGTTGTCGACCTGGCCCCAACCTCCGCCGACATGGCCACCAACGTAGAAGCCATTCCAGTTGTAGATAGCGACCGGCGCAACGGCCGGCCTGGCCTTGTAAGCGAGATCTGCGGCTACAGCCTGTGTTCCGACAATAACGGTCATCGAGGCCGCGCAAAGAAGCGCCCTGCTCAGTTTAGTCATGAAGTCAGTCCCCAGCGTCGAACATCTAAAATAATGGCGGTTCCATAGCATGGATTCCGAAAACCGATGTTGCGGAATAGGCACACCGGGAAACCGAATGGAACTCTGGGCCGGCACCGGCATAAAGCTCGCGATTGACCGCGAGTGGCTGGAGACGCGGGCCGGGCCAGACCCGGCCCTTAGCGGGCCGGCCCCCGATGCAACCCGTGGCGAGGTCCATGTCTGAGGTCAGCAGCAGACATGATGTCCAACGGCGCTTCTGAGTGACGGCCGTCGAGTGGGGCTCGCAACAACCGACACCGTCGCCAGTCTATCTGCGGCCGCACGACACCGAAGCGAGCGGGAGACGCATCCGTGAGACCGTGACCGCCGCGGGCAAGCGGCCGCGCCAGATCCAGGATCCAGCGAACGTCGCGAGCGCGTGCAGATTCGCAGATTCGATCAAGCGCGCCTGCTTGCCGCGAAGGAGCCAGAACAAAAACCTGATGACGCGTCAGGAGCGCCGGTCTGTCCGGCACCTTGAGAAATCGGCCCAATGGCCGAGATGTAAGTGATTGGTCTTATTTATAAAAATGGCGCGAGAGACGGGGCTCGAACCCGCGACCTCCGGCGTGACAGGCCGGCAGGTTGACCAAGCGGTTTCAGGGAAACCTTGGACACTGGAAGGGCAATTTGACGCCCTAAAAAAGATCGAAGTCCAAGGTTTCGAAAAAGTCCAAGGCGGGCGTTCTTACTCTTTATCTTTACGAAGCCGTCGGCGCCCGACCACCCGCGCCTCGTCCGCCATTCGAACAACCGCGACCTGGGCCGGCAGGTAGGTCCGCTGCAGCTCCCGGGACTCGTCGATCGTGTTCCCCATCTTGGCGGCCAGCACGCCGGGGTCTACCTGCCCGGCCAGCGCCTCGACCGATGCCGAGCGCCGCATGTCGATCATCTGCCGGGTTTCGGTGACGCCGAATTCGGCCTCGCGGACCCGGCCGAAGTCTTTCGACAGCAAATCCTTTGAATAAGGACCCTGCTGGCGCGGCTTGCCCCCGCCGTGATTGCCGCCCCATTCCCCCTTCTTACCCTTTCGGGACACGGGCTCGCTGCCGGGCGACAGGAACAAGATGGTGTCGGGATGCAGTTCGGCCTTTCCAAACTGTTCGGCAAGATACCAGTTCACCAAGCGCTCTGTCCGGCGTGACAGTGTACCCACAACGGCCTTTTCCTCGCCCTGCTGCGCCTTGCCGCGCCCCTCGTTCCGATCGAAGACGAGACGGCCGCCAACGATCTTGCGATGCCGGGCCCGAAGTGTCCGCACATCGACCGGCGAGAACTGAGAATCCCACATGATCGCCAGGACACAGGCAAGACCGCGCCGGCGCATTCGCAAGGACCGTTTCACGAGCCGCCGGACCTCTTCGAAGTCCCATCGCGCGCTTCTGCCCTTTGGCGTCTTGCGACGGATGCCAAACGACGGATCCTCGTCCCTATTGCAATATTTCAGCGCTGCCGCGACCTGCCACAAAGCCCGCCAGATTTTTACGGCGCGATGCGCTTCTCGCACGCCGACGCCGCCCTTTGCCGGGTCAGGATGAAGGAGATGCGGAACACCGGGGTCGTCAGGATCGCCGGCATACCAGAGCGACATATCCTCGAGCGTCACGGTCTTCGGGTCCTGCGCTCCGAACACCGGTTTGATGAGGTTCCAGCCGCGATCCCAATCCTCACGCGTCCGCGGGGCCTTTCGGCTCCATTCCGAAGTGCGACGGAAGCGCTCAAACGCCTCGCCGAGCGAACCAGAGGGCCAAACCTCGCGCGGGTTTCCGGCAAGGACTCCGGATTTGTGATCCTTCCAGCGCTTGGCCCACATCCAGGCAATGGCCTGCGCCTCCGGACCGTCTCGCCCGCACCGGATATTGGCGAACCCGGCGTCGCGCATATGCTTCTTGGGCGACCAGTAACCCATGCCGGTTTCCTGATCGACCCAATAGTATGGCGGCTTTTTAGGGCCCTTCTTCACGTCCTCGGCCTCGATCATTTTGCGAGAGCCTTTAATCTTTCCCGAATGTCCGTCGGATCGATAGAGGGCGCCGAGGTGATCTGAACCTCGTTTTTGCCGAGTAGCTGTGGATAACGGGAATCCTGCCATGCTTCGATGGCTTTCAGGTCATATTTGCCGGTGGTCTTGTCGATCGGCGGAAAGCCGCGAGCCAGCAGCTCCGGCAACCTTGCACTGAACTGATCCAAGGTCAGGCCAAGCTTGCGCGCCGCTACGTCCGGCGGCGCATCCCTGGGCGTGACGTGGTACCGGATCGACGGCATCAGCGCTGCGCCTTCTTCACGATGTTGTCGAGTTGGCCGACGATGCCATTAAGCAGCATCAGCCCGGTGCCGAGATCGTTCGCCAGCCGATCGAGACGCTCAAGCTTTGTGTTGATCATCTCTTGCCCGACGATCGGCCCAAGCATCGGCAGAAGCGGTTGCGGCAACACTTGGCGCCAGATCCTATGCATGTCGGGGTCGATGTTCTTCAAGAAGTCGATGAACGCCTCGGCAAGATTGGTGCTCAGGTTGAAGACCTTGATCTCGCCATCGGTGCTGGCCTTGATCGCCTCCTCGAGCTGATGGATCGCAAGCTTGATGTCTGCCGGCGTCATGGCGACCTCGACTGATGCTTGTCGCAAACGTGGTCCGGCTTCACCATGACATATCCATCAGAATCGCTATCCATCTCGCAAATCCGGCCTTGCATGCCAATCGGCGGTCGCCCGTAGCTCCGGCAGTTTGCGCAGGACTTGCCGGCCGCGTTCAGACCAGCGAGGACTGCCAGATACTCCTGTCGCTGACGTTCGCGCTTTTCTCTTCGTCGACGTTTAGCTTCGGGTGTCATGCAGCGATCGCCTCCTCGTCGCGGCCGCGCACACGGCCGTACCAGCAGTTCAGACAGATGTTGTCGTCGAAGCGATCGCTCTCCGGCCGGTAGACGTCGGCGCCGCAGCCCTGGCAGATAAAGTGACGCGGTTCGCGCGGATGCGTCGATGGCTTCTTCATTCGCCGCCTCGCAGCACTACTCGGAGCGCTTCGACCGCCCTGTTTAGCTTTGCGTGGTCAATCGGCTCGCCATCGATCGACAGACGCACCCCGAACGGTAATGCGTCGAGAACGGCCTGAGCGGCGATCTTCAGTCTCGAGTTGCGCTCAATGCTGGCGCCGAGCTGTCGCGCGAGCGAGGCATCAATACGGCAAAGAGAGACGATCGTATCGACGGCTCTTTCTGATCCGAAAACAAGCAGCTTCTCTAGATATTCTTTAGCTGACGCCTCAGGGTCCAAAAGCCTCTTCTCGAGTCTGAGATGAAGTGCCAAGTCATAGAAGGCTTTTTGCACGATACCGATCAGCGCGTCTCGATCGACGCTCACCCCTTGGTCCGCGTGCATATCAGCACTCACTCCATCATTCCTACGTCGCAGCCATCGCACCACATCCGCAGGTGACTCTTTCGTCCAGCGAGCCGGCCGTGGAGAAAGCCGGATTCGCAAAATGGACACTTCGCTCGCGCGGCAGTGATGCTGCGCTTCTGCATCACCTTCTTTAACTTCATCCCGGCCTCAACGATTTTGGCCGCGAGCTTCATGTCGATCACAATCCGACTTCTGGCACGCTCAGTACGTCTCCAGGTCCCCATCGTCGTCATTGTTGTCGTCAACGTCGTCGTCCTCGCTGTGGTTGTCTTGGTTGTCGATCGCGTGCACCTCCTTCGCCTCTGGACGGTGCGTAAGGCGATATGGGTACTCGTACGGTCTGTTCTTCCTCATCACCGTCGCTTCGTCGGTCAACGTGACGCCGAATAGCGCCGAGCCTCCGTAGAAGTGCGTGGTCCAGGTCATCACCAGCTCCGCAGGCTTCGTCTGATCGCCCGCGATCTCGACATCAGCGATCCTTGCGAAGCCTGGTATATCGACGCGCAACATCTTCACGCCGTATCGCTCTTCCTGACGGATGCGACCCCAATGCTCGCGGTGCCCCATAATTTCGACACGAGCCCATTCCCAGCCTTCGTTATCGGCGGTTGGAGCGGTCGGATATTCAATCGTCGTGGTGTCGTTCATGGCTACTCCGGTATCTTCGTTTCGATCATGTGAGGCTTGGCTTCGTGGATCATGTCGGCGAACTCCTGCCGATCCTTCGCGTTTACAAAGTACAGGACGAGGGGCATCGCGTTTCCGAGCTGCGGACACTTGCGAGCGGCCTCCTTGCCGCCGGCGACCGCGTGCTCGAAGCCAGACTTGAAGGCATCGGCGATCGCCGCGTCGATGAGGTCGGCTATCGCCTCCCCTCCTCGCGCTTTGGCGGCGATCGTTTGTCCGATCGTCGCCTTCACTTCTTCGCGGCCTTCTTCTTCACAGCCTTCTTTGGGTCCGCCGACGGTCCGTCGTAGTGAGCCGTCCGCATCTCTGGCGGCAGGTAGCCTGCCTTGTCGCCGGCATTCGATTTCTTGACCAAGTTCGCCGCGAGCTTCGCCAGGTCGGATTTCTTTTCCTTGCCGGTGAACGGGTATTTCGGATCGCAGAGCAAGATCGCATCCTTGCAGGCCTGCGCCGTGACGCCCCTGAAATAGTCGGGGGCGTCGAAGCCGGCCCGCAATGCGGCGTTCAGCTTCTTGGCGTTGAGCGCTTCGAGTAGTGCGCGATCGCCAAGCCGATTCTTGGACAGCGGAAGTTTGTCCTGGACAGACGCTCCGATCGCCAACGATTGTGCGGCGACCTTCGCGAGCACCGCGCAAAGGTCCGCCGTGTTCTTCTTGCGCATCAGCTCGAATTGTTGAACGAATTTAGCGGCACCACGCGCGCCGGAACTGACGTTGAAGGCATTGTCAAAGCCGGCTGATGTCAGCGCGGCGCAAATAGCCGCTAGCGCCAGGCTACCGTCTGTCTCAAGCACCGAGGCCGTGGCCTTGGTGATCTGATCAGTCAGTCGACCGCAGAGAGCTGCCGGCAACATGACTGGGGTGCCACCAGCCTTGGCGGCGGCCTTGCGCTTCTCGGCCTTCTGCTGGACCGGCTTTACGACGCCGAACTTGATATTGATGTCGCCGTGATGGCCCTTAGAGAAGATGACGCCGTAGTTGCCACGCTCCTCTGCTTTGATGCTGCTCTTGGGCTTCGATTCCCACCATTGTGCGTTGTAAGGAAGATCGGACTGGAATTCGACCCACCTCCAGCCTTCGGCCTTTACTTCCTCGACCTTGATTTTCAACTTGTCATCGTACAGCTTTTTGAGCAGTTTTAGGTCGGTGGCAATCTCTGCAGACTCTTTAGCGTCGGCAAACAGATCCTGAGTGATGGCACCGCCTGCTTGGCGATACACAGCAACCCCAACGAAATCCATCATCGCCTTAGCTTCGTGCGCGTTGCCCACGATCGCCGATCGGACGGTCCAGTCGTTGAAGCCGCCGCGCTTCCGCAGCGAATTGAAGATGTCCGTCTGGCGGTTCTGATCCGGCTCGAGCGTGAATGCTCGCGCCGCCTTTTCGTCGAGTTTCTCCTCACGCCAGGCATTGCGGATTTCCGGAGCGAGATTGCCGAGCGCAAGAACCTGATCGACCTCCTTCTTCTTGAGGCCATACTTCTTGCCGATCTCCTCCGGTGACATGCCATCCTTGATCATGTCGGCGAATGCTTCGTATTCGTCGACCGGATGCATGTCCTCGCGCATATAGTTGAGCGTCAGACCGATGTCGCGAGCATCCTTTCCTTCGACCTCACGAACGATGCAGGGCACCGGGTGTTCGGGGCTGATCGCCTTTTCCTTGAGAAGGACGGCCAGCGCGGCAAGGCGCTTTCCGCCGCCCATCGCATAATACGCCTCGCCGTTTGGCCGGACGGTCAGCGGCTCAAGGATGCCGTGTTCACGCACGGACGCCACAAATCTCGGGCTCGGCGCAACGTCAGTTTTGCGCACGTTCGCCGGATCGCGCTTCAGCTTCGATAAGGGGATTTCAATTTGGGTCTGCATGTTGTCCTCAATGTGCTTCGCTTCAGACTTTCGGAATTTCGACGCGGCGGCCAGGCCAATAGGCCGCGCCACCTGGAATGCGCTCGGTGCCATACGGAAGATGCGAAACGCCGCCGGCAGGCCAACGACCGTATCCGTTTCGGATTGCCCTCAGGCCAACCTTGGTCCAGGCCTTCGGCCAACGTCTGATCCAGCCGATGTCGATGAACACGGCGATCGCTACCGGACCGAGATAGGCCTCTTCCTGTTCGTGGACACGCCATTCGCGAGTGGTCATGCTGCCTCGCTATCGTCGTCGATCGCAGCGAGCATGATGGCGCGGTTATGAACCGAATGAGCGTTCCGCGGGATGCCAAAGCGTTCCGTCAGAGCATCAGCTATCGCCTGGAACGATAGATCCTCAACCCGCATTTCCAGCAACATGGCGTCGTGTTCCGGAGCGTACGGGTAGATCGTTTGACCGTTGCGGACATATGGTTTGTGGGCGTAGCTGGAAGGCTTTCGGGTGATGTGCCCGTGCGTGAGCATGTACCAGTAGACGGTGCCGTTTTTCAGCCCAAGCTTACGCGCGATCTTCCCAGCGGTCGGGCTCTTCATACTCTCGATCAGCCCATCGATCTTTTTTCGAACATCGTCGGTCAGAATCCGGCCATGTCTCATCGGGCGACGCTCCTCGCATGCGGTTCGACGAAACAAAACTTCTCAACCTTCCGCAGGTCGATCGGAGCGTCGTCGGTGATGCCGAGCGCGTGTGCGCGCCCGGCCGTCATCCGAGCACCCACGGCTGAAGCTCGACCATCCCCGATTGCGGGTACTGCACCAGTTGAAGCCGGCTCAGTTCGGAAAGACGATCCCGAACATTGGAACTATCTGGAGACCAGCCGCATGCCGCCGCCAATTCGGCGCGCGACACCGGTGCGCGCTCCTCACGCTCGGTCAGGAGCGCCTGGAATAGAACGCGCTGCGGGTTTGTCAGGATCGACTTGATGCTGTCGATCAGAGTCTCGGACATATCAGGCTCGGGCGCCGCTGCGATTCCGGTATCGGTTAACCGCACCATGCCGGTGCCTGGATAGTCGACTAGACCGAGCTTAGAGACCTCCGACAGGCGATCGCGGACGTTACTTGATGCTGGCGACCACCCGCAGACTACGGCGAGCTGCGCCCGCGAGACCGCGTCGTGGCCCATGGCTCGCCACCATGCGAGCGATCGCAGCAAGGTCCGTTGCGGGTTCGATAAGGACGCATCACCGCTCGCCGCCGGTGATGGTGCGCGCGGCGCCGGCCGGGCGCTGCGCGTCTGCGCCTGGGGTCGCGGTGGGGCTGAGGCCGCGGGCGAGGCAGAAGCGTATTTTTGTTCGAGATTGAATTGCAGGTCGATCCGACCGATTGCGCTGATCGTATTCGCCATCGCGCCAATCGACTGATACGCCTCGTCGACCTCAGCCTTGACGCGAACAACGTAGGCACCAGATTGGTTGACCGCTTCATCGAAGCCATCCCTAAAGCCGGAGCGCCGCGCATCCTCAACCGCCTGCGGGTCGGACGCGACCTGGCGCGCCTCGTCCCGCTCGCGCTCCAACGTCTGATTGTCGCGCTCAAGGAGGGATATCCGTTCGCGAAGTTTCTTCGGATCGTCAGCCTCGGCCTTTGCGATCTCCTTGCCGATCAGCGTCTTGAGCTCGTCCTGATCGACTGGCGCGGTCTTGACGTCGATCTCGGCTGCGTCTTGGTCGGGCGTGGCCGTGTTGTCATAGGTCCGGAATTTCGGAAACTTGACTTGTTCGAAGATCCTCGCCTCGCCAGAGCAGAGCCAACCCGTGCCGCTCGACAGCGACGAGAGCGATGCCCTCACCCTCTCCGTTGTGTCCTTGTCGGCATTCGCTTTCATCCAACCAAGGACTGGCTCCTGGTCCGCCGGCTGGGTCAGCCGCATCGCGATCAGTGTCTCGCAGCTTCCAAGAACAGCGTTATGCAGTGCCTGCGCGCGCTGGGTGGCGACCATCAGCCGGATGCCCTTGGTCCGGGCCCCTGTCGCGATCTTCTTGGCCCAATGGATCGCCATGTTCTCGGCGCCGAATCCAGCACGCTCTTTGGGCGCGATCTCGTGCGCTTCCTCGATCACGAGGTAGACCACGCCCTTCATGTTCTTCCAGAGCGATTGTGCAAAATCGACGAAGAACCGCTGTATGCCGCCTGGCTCGAAGTCGGCCATATCCACGATCGACAATGGCAGCTTGCCGGAGCCGACGAGCTGGCCGATCACCTTGCCGGCCGATGAATGTAACGGTACATGCCCTCGCGGACCGCCGAGTATCTTGAACGGCAGGCCGGCGCTCTTGCCGCTAGCGCTGGAGGTGATGCCCCACCAGTCGGATTTCAGGGTATCGAGCACGCACACGCGAAAGCCCTGATCGACCACCTGCTCGACCACAAGCTTTTCGGTCGAGGTCTTACCGCTCCCGGTCTTACCGAGAAACGCCATATGGTGACGCAGCACCTCGTCAGGGATCGCGTGCTTCATGCCAACACCATTTCGGCAAGTGTCTGCGAGACCCGTTCCGGCGAGAGGCCAAACAAGCCGTACTTCTTCTCGATCGCGATGCAGGCGTCGGTCTCTGCCGCCGCGAGATGCTTCACGTAGGAAAGTGCGTCTGCCCTGATCTCTTCCTCGACCGCGGCGTCTTCACCGGCAATCATGAAATCCCAGCCGTCCATCGTCATGGCTGCGGACCTTTCCGGCGCTTCTCAAGCCAATGCCGCGCCGTGAACTTGGTGTCGGCGTCCATGTCGGACTTCCGAACGATCCAATCGAGATAGTCGCCAGGCAGGTCCTTCCAGGCCTGCCCCCGGTGTTTGCCAAAGGTCACCCGAGGCAAGAGTGACGGACCATTCGACCATTCGATCATACTCGCAATCGAGGCGCCTGCCGTTATAGCCGCCAACAGGATGTGCGCTGTCACATAGGTGTCGGGAGCTGCCCGGTGGGGGGGCATCGCAAGATTGTGGTCAAGCTCAAAACCAAGGAAATAACGCAGGCACTGGTTGGTGTGACTTGGGCATTCAGGCCAGAGCCGCCGCGCCACCTTTAAGGTGCATATCCAAGGCTTTTGGCCTCCAGTAAAAAACTCACGTTCGAACGCCATGTTGTGAGCGACGAACACGTCAACGCTCGGATGGTTGAGCGTGATAAGGCCGGTGTCGATCGAAGGCGCGTTGGCTAGATCATGGTCGCTGATGTGATGTATCGCGCGAGCCTCCGGGGGCATCGGGCGCTTGGGATTGACCAACATGCCGACAGGGTCGCCGATCTCAGTAGAATCATCGGCATTGGTGCGGACATCGCAAAACCCGATCTCGCACAGCGTGGCTTCGGGAGGCATGCCGGTGGTTTCGAAGTCGGTGACGCGAAAAAGCATTAGATGGTCTCCGAAGGCGGGGGACAAGCAGCGGCGAGTTGTTCGAGCGTTCGCGTGTCAGCGGGGTCTATTTTCCATTCACCCAGGATCGTCAGATCCGCGCAGCCGACGCGCGGGTCGTCAAACACGATCTGCGGCGACGGTCCGCGCGGGTACAGAACCCAAACGAAGGTTCGCGGGCGGCTCATACGAGCCCTGCTTTCGCTTCGATCGATTCTTCGAAGGACCCGCACCAATCCTCTTGCGCGGTGAACGGCCAGACCGCGAGACCCGTGCGATCGTCAAAACCCGGTGTGGTTCGGCGGCACAAGCCCGTGGTGTCGGATTCCGCGGAACCCGATTGCGTCGACGTGTCCCACCAAGCGCAGCGCTCACATCTGCGTTCGGTGTGCGAGGCGAATTGCTCGTTCACGGCCATGCCGGCGCTTCCATCAAGGCGACGCTCGAATAGGTACCCGCCGGTGACTCGGCTACCGCTGGCAAGGTCGATTTGCCTGGGATTTCGCTTGCTTCGGTGCTGTCCCTGCCGCCGGCGGGATTCGGATTGTTCGTTCTGATCTCGCGCGCGAGGCCGCTGACCAGATAGCCCTGCATCGAGCCGTCGATCGCGCGCCAAAAGCTCATTGCGAGATTGAGGTGATAGTCGCCTTCGACGATCACGTTGAATTCGTCGACATGCTCGTAGCGAAGACCGAAGGTGTCGAGCGCAGCAAGGCGCGATCGCGCTGCCGGTTCGGCCTTGCGGAAGCCGCGATGGGCTTCCTTCAATCGTTCCGCCGGCGCCGTCATTGCCGCGATACCTTCTCGATCGAGAGGCCAAGGCTGTCGGCGAGTTGCTTGAATTGGCGGGCGCGTGCCAGCCACGGCTCTTTCTGTGCCGGAGTCCGATGGCACCAGAGGGGGCGCATCAACCCGTGCGAATAGCGAACCAGCGCCTCGCCTAGAGCGTCAAGCAGGTCGAGGTCGGGCTTGAGATTGTCCCAGGCCACAACGGCCTCGTCGATAGAGGTGAACGTAACGCCAGAGGCCAGCTTGTATTCCTGACTCACCAGTGAAATCTCGCCGCTCGCCTCGTCGGTTTTGGAGATGCAAACCACCTGGAGCCCCGGCAGATTGACGACATCGAAAATCTGCCGAATGCGGCCGTGTTCGAGCGTGTCCGTGCGCCGCAGCTTCGAGACGAAAACCGCCTCTTCCAATTGCGTGATGTTGACGTTCATGACCGGTCCGCGTCCCTGATCTCGGCGCACTTCTTCGCCAGTTTCTCCTGCAGGGTCTCCCGAGCGTCCGAGCCGACGTTCGCCTTGTTGCGAAGGGTCTTTTCGTCCTTCCAGCGCTTGTCGCCCTCGTCGGCATCGGTCAGCGCCTCGCGCCAAGCGTCGGCCCATTTGATGTATTCGGCCTCGTTCTTCGGCGCGGTCATATTGCTGACAGCAATCGTGTCCGCGGCCTTGGCCGCTCCGGTGCTTTCCTTGGGAGGGTTGGCACCTGGAGCGGCCCGGCCCGTCGCGGCGGTTTCCGTCTGGTGGTCATTTGCGGACGGCCGCGGCGAACTCGAATTGTTGGCAGGGGAGCCGATGTTAGGACCCGCCTCCCCTGCCTTCCCCGCATCGTTTGAAGGTGCTTCGGTTTCCGAATGTGCTTCGGTTGCTGTCGATGCGTTGGTGACTTCACCGGTATCAGGATCGGTCTGCTCGTCCGCAGTCTGCCTGTCCTTCGGCGGGAATGTTTCATCAATGGTCGCCATGCCGTCGCCGACGGCCTTCATCATGGCGATGACTTTGGCGATGTCAGGCGCCGTCCAGTCGGCAGCCGCGCGGCCGAGCACGTATTCAACGCGTTGCGGATCGACGCCACGATCTCTCAAACGGACCAGCATTTCGTTTCGCCATCTCTGCACGTCCTTGCCGATCTTCTCGACCAGAGAATTGCGCGCGGCAGCGAACGCGTAGTCGGCGAATGTCTGCAGCGCGTTGGTCACGACATTGCGGATGGCCTTCGACACTCCGATCTGAAATGCGATATCGAGCTTGCGAGCCTGATCGTCACCTCCGAGCCGTGATGCGCCCTTGTCCTGTTGGAATGGGCGAGTCAGAGCGTAGCCGCTCTCAAAATCGGTAAAGCGAGCGTAGATCAGCCAGGACGCGCCGAGATCGATCACGCGAGTATCGACCTCGCAGTTTCCGTAGATGCGCGCCACATCGTTAGCGAGCTTGATGGACGGCCCTTCGATAAACGTCCTTTGGCCTTTGTTCCTCACCGGGAAGCGATAGAACCAGTCGTCGCCGGCCGCAGCGCCGAGTGCCGCAAGCTTTTGCAGGATGCGCGCTTCGTCGCGATAGACCGCGACCTGTTGAGCGCCGAACACCCGATCGCCGGGTGATGCCATCGGCATGATCGAGGGTGACTGCGCGACCTCGCGAGCCGGCGCTTGAGCGAACGCGTCCAAGGCGTTGCGACGATCGTTAACATCCATGTCTGGCATTCGATTCTCCTGTTCTCAGCCGCGGAAGCGGGACTTGCTGTCGTTGAAGATGACCGCGCCCCTGATCTGGCGGCGACCGGACTTGATGAATGCCCGCAGCGCCTGCTCAACCGACGCTTGGGCGAGGAACGGCCGCAACGCTTCGAGGTCGATCGTGTTCATGTCGACGTCTTCGAATGTCCAGTTGTCGACCAGTGACGCACTGCCGGTGTCCGTCTTCACGGTCGCCATCGACGAGGTTGGCGCTGCAGCTGCCGCCATCGCCCGGTTCGCGAATGCGGTCAGAGAATTGGCTTGCGTCACTGCCGCAGTTGTCGCGCCGACATCGCCGGACTGCACCGCCTGGACAACAGTCTTCTGCGCCGCCTCTGCGCGCGCTGCGGCTTCTGCAGCCGCTTTGTCGCGTGCAGCCTGCTCGCGCTGCGCTTTCTTTTTCTGGTAGGCAGTAGAGACTTGCTCCAGGCCGCTCTTGATCACCTGTAGACGCGCGTTGAGCCCGTGCTTGAAGAAATCATCCAGCACCTCTTCTGCATCGAGGTATGGGCGCTTTTCGTCCTTGCGCTTTTCCTCGTTAACTTTCGTCTGCTTGATGATTTTGGTTGCCGCTGCGGTGATCAGCGCCAAATCCTCCTCGTCTTCGGCGACGTTCGGTAAATCGGCGCATTCGGCCTCGATCGCATCGACCTCATCGACCAGATGCTTGAAGTCCGCTACGAGCTGTTCGGCGCTGACAAGCGGCGGCGGAAGATTGTCGGTTTTCTCGACCTTGCGAGCTGCGGCGACCATTAGCGCCTCCCCTTCTTGGCCTTCAGGATGCGCAGGACACGCATGCTGGTCGGAGCGACGGTGAAGCCCTCCCGCTCCTGCGTTTTGAAGCTGATGCGCCGGCCATCAGCGAGCTGCCCCAAGGCGACTTCGCCCATCTTGCCAGCGATAGCGGTCTTCGCGATTTCCTCGGACTCCTCCGCGGACTTCTTTGCTTGCCGAGCGTCCTGAAGGTTCTGGACCAGCCCAGGCAGCTCGTTGTCGTGTGACAGATCGATCTCGAGTCCGTTGTCTTTCGGAAAAAGGAGCTTGACGATTTCGCTGTCACGCTCCGGATCGACCGGCGGCTGAATGCCGGTGTCGAGGTGATTGCGCCAGAAGGCGCCCACTCGGTCGCGGATCACCGCCTCTGCGTCGGCGTGCCGCTCGACCGGCACGACCTTCAATTCCCATTTGAAGGTATCAACGACCAGAGCAACGATCATCGAGCGCGCCGCATCGGCAAGCATGCCTTCCGTCAGCGTCTGGAGCTGATAGGCAAGCGGTGCGACCACGGGGCTGTAATCATCATCGGGATTTTCGAGCCACATCGTCCTGAAAACTGGCCGCGCGATAACCTTCGTCTGGATGACGGTGATGCCGGGTAGACCTGGAATGATCGCGGCGCCGTCGGGCGTGGCGCCGAGTCGCAGCTCGGGATCGCGCAGATAGATCTTTGCCCGGCGAACCTCCCAATCCGGAAATTCCCAGCCGATCGCCTCGAACACGGCCGCCTCACCCCACAGGCCGCGTTTCATTGCTTCGGTCATTTCCTGCGGACCGACCTTGCCGAGTTTTTCGGCCCACACCTTCGTGGCAGAGCCGAACATGCCCTCGCCGCAGACCGCCGGAACGTCGCTTGCCGTGATGTCGCGTTGGCGTAGCGCGAGCCAGGTCGCGCGATCTTTCGTTGGATCGATTGGGTAGCGCTCAATTTCCATCGGGGCGCTCCTTGTCGAACTGTTCCTCGACCCACGCGCTCAACTGCGCGAGCTGACGCGAGGCGCGGCCGAGATCGGCGTTCAGCCGCACCGTTTCGGTGACGTTGTTCTCGATACGGGCGATCTTGATCTTCGCGGCGATCGCCGCGGCTAGGGCAAGCGCGTCGTCGATCTCGACGAACAGGTAATTGGTCCGCACAAAGATCGGCGGTCTGGTCGGCTCTGGCGGCAGTCGCCGCGCGTCCTGCTCGTTCAGGATTGCGCTCGCCGTATTCATGAAGCGGGTAAGCGGCGACATCAGCGACCACCCCACGCAGGATCGATGTTGCGCTCGCGCAGCACGATCCGATCAGCGCGCCGCTTAAGGACTGCCCTGATCTGGCTGATGCAACTCTTGGCGGGCCCCTGATGCGACAGCATCGACTTTACCGAGACGAGGACCTCTTCGAGGTCGCCAGGCGTGCCGGCGCAAGCCGAGCAAAGCGGCTCCCCGCCCTTCGGCACTTTCACCCAAGAGCAACCACCTTCGCAGGCGTGATCCTCGGTGCAGCCGCAGACACGGCAAGCTGGTTCGATGTGACGCAATGTCATCCCCACCTTCCCGGAGTTGTCGGAAAATGACGACGGTCGCGTACCGGCGGCAGGTTCGGAATCTCGCCGAAATCCGATTCAGCTCTCCTGCGGATGCAGCTGTTGATCGAGCGCAGCGCGCTCTCGTATCCCAAGAACCAACCGGCGATTCCGAGGATGCCGCCGACAAGACAACCGCCGATCAGCAAGCCGGTTGCGAACTGATGGTTGATGGCCCATGCGATGATGGTGCTCAGCATATCGAGAACCCTCCGCAGTCGCGCAAAAAGGCAATGAAGCTGATGACGTTCTCGACCGAGAAGGGACCTTCGGAATCCCCGCGCTCGACCTTGCGCTGATGCATCATCGCGGCATTGGTATTGACCGCGGCTTGCAGTGAGAGCGAAAGAGCAATCGCGCCGTCATTGTCGAGACCATCGCCGTCATTGGAGTGCCAGTAACGACACGGCGCGCAGACCTCAGGTGCGAGCTGCAGACAGAAGTCGGCGAGCGGATGCCACCACCAGATATTGTTGCGGAAGTATTCGCCTTGCTGCGATCGTGGCGCTTTGCCGCAGACATCCATGCCCATCAGCGCACCGCCTTGTTATGAACGTCGTGCGTGTGCTGATTTCTGCCGGCTTCCGTTCGGAAGAGACGTGGGCATTTGCTGCACTCAAAGGGCTTCCGTTCGCGCGCCTTCTCGTGCCGCGCGCGATTGTGGCGTTCTGCGAGCCGCGCATTCGGAGTCGGATGTAGCGGCCGCTTAAGCGCATTTTGCAGGAGCGATGGCCTGCAGGCCGGGCGGCTACATCTGCGTAGATGGCCGATGGCCTCTCCGATAAAATCGCCGCAGCCTTCGCAGAGCATGCCGTCGAGCATCATGTCAGCGATCTCGCCCATCAGCATGCCCTCCCCGCATCGAGACCGGTGAAGCGCTCGGTGTTTTCGAGAAGATCGGCGATTGCCTCACGCTCGGTGCGGCCGTAGCCGACTTCCATCTGGCCGTTGTCGTTCGGCTCGTCGCCGTCGAAATGTGCCTCCCAGTCGAACGTCCGAACTGGAATCGGCGGGTAGACGTGCATGGTGATGATCTTCGCCATCAGCGTCCGCTCACCCGCGCGAGGATGGCGGCATATGCGCGCTTCTGTGCGCGCTCGCTGATGGCACCGTATTCGGAGGCCGCTTCGCGGTAGTCAGCATTGCCCTGCCCCGAGATCGGCGCAGCTCGCATCAGGTCAAGCAGGACCACCATGCGGCGTAGCTCGTCGGTCGTGTACGGCAACGGGCGCGGCAGGTGCGACCAGATCGCCCGATGGCGCTGCTCGCGCGCTTCCTTCCACGCCTGACCGAGCACGCGGCGCGAGATCGCTCGCTGCCAGTAGCGGCGCGGCTCGCCGGTGTAGCGGTTGATGAATTCCTGCTTGAGCGCGTACCGCGCCCGAGCCCCCGCTTTGATCGCTGGAATGTCGAAGGTGAAATCCGCCCGGACGAGGGCTGTCAGATGCGGCCGATAGGCGGGCGCGGCGGTGCTGGAAACGAGGTGAAGTTGCAATGAACCCTCCCAAGGTCTGGAAGGGTTGTAGCTATTAACAGAATTACTGTCAACAGTGTTTCTGTTAATTCAACAGAACGAGGTCGCGCGCGTACGTTTCCACAGATAGACTATCCGAGGGAGGGTGCCTAAAGCACCCTCCCCTATACAGGTGATAGTAGTAGTTTATTCTATATAGGAGCAAAAACCGGGCCATAGCGCTTTCGAGGCGCGCACTAACAGCGCCCAGAGAGGCATGTTTTCCCCATTCCGAAAATATTTCGCTGCTTGCTTCCACGGTCCCGACGCCCTCTGAAAGGGCGTCGGCCTCCAACCGATTCGGCTTGGCTGATTCGGGTCTCACTGGCCCATGTGCAGCGCGAGTGCCGACCTCAGAGCCTCGTGATCTTGCTGGCCACCCGCCCGATAATCCGAACAGGTTCTTCCAAATCCAATTCGAATGGTTCGTATGACGAGTTGCGCGACGTACAGCGGATCCTCTTCGCTTTCGTGCCGCGCACGAACTCGACCTGCTTGATGATCAACGAGGCGTTGTCGTCGAGCAGAGCAAAGATGCCGCCCTGGCTGATATCGACGTCGTCGAGATTGATGATTGCCCTGTCTCCATCGAAAAGGGCATCTGTCATCGAGTCGCCCCGAACAGGAAGGATGTGAGCCCTACCCGGCCGGATATGGAGCTCGTTTGTCAGAAAGGGCTCAGGGATTCCCCAACTAGCTCGAATGGCGTCCCTGGAGACATGATTGCCAAATTGGTCGATTGTATTTTCTTCTTGATTGAATCCGCCGGCATATCCTGCACCCGCTAGTACGTCGATCTCTGGGACCTCGGTATGAGGATACAACTCCAAGCCGCCATCGTCGCCAATAGACGTTGCAACGCGGGATTGCTCCTTCTTTCGCGCCTGGTTAACCGAACCATCGACGGCGAGTAGCCAAGCACGCGACACCTTGAACGCCTTTGCGTACTGGTCGGCTGTCTCCTTCGGTACAGGTGTCTGCCCGTTCTCGTGACTGGCATAGGTTGACACTACCCAGTTGTGCCGGAGCGCAGCAGCACGGGCGGATCTGAACCCGGCTTTGATGCGGGCCTGCCTGAGGCGAGTATTGCTTTCATCCATGTTTTGACGCTGCCACGCCTCAGACACAGAAATCCTGTTGACAGAATTAACAGATGTTCTGTAAATGCGGCTCATGGCCGGACCCAGAACCATTTCTGAATTGATTGATGCCTTCGGCGGACCAACCGATTTCGCCAAGGTCATCGAGAAAATCCCCAGTACAGCCAGCGAGATGAAACGGACCGGTTCAATCCGGCCTCGCTACTGGCCCAAGATCATTGCCGCGGCAGCCGAAAAGGGAATCGAGGGTGTGAACTCCGATTCCCTGATGATGATGCACCAGGAAGAGGCCGCGGCATGAAGGTGCGAACAACTCCGTCGTTATCGACGCCGGAACCATCGCCGACCGGTTCCAAAAAAGCAAATTCCGTGGCTGTAGCGCCCTTCGCCAAAAACGAAGAACTCTTCGGGATTTTCGAGAAAATCCTGAATGTTCTCATGGCGCGGTGGCCAAAGAAAACCGCAGCTTGTGTTCACCACGAGATCGGCGTTTCCGAGCGCGCCGTACAGTTCTGGTTTGCGCGACAGACGGGTCTATCGCTGGAAAACGTCATCGCTCTGCTGCGATCGGATGAGGGTTACGAGATCCTCAAGGCCCTGATGGGCAACAGCCAGGCCGAATGGTGGCTGACCACTCAGAACGCGCATGACCTTCGCAAGACGCGTCGCGAGATCGCGGCGGCGCAGCGCCGTATCGACGCTTTGAAAGCTCGGCAGAGCCAGATCGACCTTTTCGACCAGTAAGCATCACGTGTGCGGCGCCGCAGCGCTTCTGCGGTCGGGACGGGCAGGCGTGATCAGGCAACTTCTAATTTCGGCATTCAACACGCTGTCGCAGCGGTGCGTCCATTGCGCCGAGTTCTTTGCCGACATCAGCGAAGCCCTGAACACACACGCCTCGTTTCGTTCGACCAGACGACGAAGGAAAGGCGGGGACAATGACCATTCAAGCGGTCGATTGGAACGATGAGAACACCGAGACGCTGAAGCGAATGTATGCGGCTGGCGCGCCAGCGAGTGAAATCGCAAGCTGCATCCGAGGCGCAACACGCAACGCCGTCGTGGGAAAGGCCCATCGACTGAACCTGGCCAGCCGAAAGGATGTCGGGAGCGGCGGCGAGCGAATTAAGAACGGCAAGACTGCCGCCAAGATCGCGAAAGGCGATTTGCGGAAAAAGCCCACTACCCACAACATCACACGGCTTCAGTCGATCAAGAACGGGAGCGATCCAGGACTCGCGGATGTCTTGACCGATGATGCCGACTGTAAAGGCGTCGCCCTCCTCGAGCTGACGAACGAAACCTGCCGCTGGCCGCTCGGCCCTACGCTATTGCCGGCCGAGATTTTTTGCGGCGAACCGACGGCGAACCTCTTCGAGCACCGGCCCTATTGCCCCTTTCATCACCGGCGCGGCGTCGATCCAACCGCGATCCGCAATCCGAAGGCCTTCCAGCGGAGCGCCGAGCGAGCGGCAGGCGACTGAGCATTTTCAACCAGAGGAGCCCAAGATGGGACGCAAAGGCAAGCAAGGCGACGGTGGTGCGCAAGCTCCGCAGAAACCGAAGACGACCGTGGAATCGCTATCGGACGACCAGCTTTATTCGCTAACCGAACAGCATCGCAAAACATACGAGGTCCGGCTGGCGGCAAAGAAGGCAGCCGACAAAGCGCTGCAGGATATTGGCAAGATCATCAAGGCCGATCTCGGTCCGCAGGGCATGATGCAAATCAAGACCCTGATCGAGGGAAGCACGCCGGAAGGCGAAGCGGCGATCAAGGCGCGGATCGAGAGTGATGCTCAGGTGCTTCGATGGCTTGGCGTACCGATCGGCACCCAGGCCGATATGTTCCCGAGCAACGATCGCACTCCCCTTGCCGATCGCGCATACGCCGAAGGCAAGCGCCAAGGACTCGCCGGCGAGAGCTGCAACAATCCGCACCACCATGCCACCGAAGCTCATCGCATGCACAACGACGGCTACGAAGAAGGTCAAGCGACCTTGCGCGCCGGCTTCAAGCAGAAGGTTGACGATACCCCCAAGGGCTCTGTTCCTCGCGACCAATGGCAACAACGTACCCGCGAGGACAACGAAGCCGTCGAGAAGGCAATCAAGACCGGCACCGTTCATCAGCTCGGCACCAAGACTGGCGCATCGGCCGCTGCCGATAGCCTCGTCCCAACGCACTGACGGCTGATCATGCCGGCGGGGGATATTCTAGCTTTGGATGTTGCCACCAAAACGGGGGTGGCTCGTGGACGACCTGGCGAAGTCCCTCGCCTGCATACAATCGACTTTCGCGGTGATGATGGCTTTCCGGGTCTCTACGCCCGAGCCGTCGAGTGGATGGCAACGGTGTTGCGCGACGAACCGCCCGACATGGTCGTTATCGAACAGGTCGTGGCGCCCTCGGGCGCGCAGGGCCACACGAACTACGACACCACGATGATCACCATCGGGATGTTCGGCATCCTGACAGGGATCGTGCGCTGCAAGAGCATACGACTCGAGATCGCGCCGATATCCACCTGGAAGAAGCATTTCATCGGCAAGGGTCGACTGACGCATATTGAAAACCGTCATCAGCGACGCAAGGAAGGCAAGCGCCTGGTCATCGAGCGCTGTCAAATCCTCGGCTGGTCGCCAGAAGACGACAATCAAGCTGACGCCGCAGGAATTTGGGATTGGGCTGGGGCAACCTTTATGGGGCGTATCCCCGAAGCGTTGCACTTGTTTGGGGAGAAGAAACGTGCCTGACGCTGCATCACCGCCGTCCTTCGACGATATCGCCGTTGCGTTGAAGCTTGCTGCTTCAAAGCTGCGCCTTGACCTCGAGCAAGTGCAGATGCTGGGGGCTCGCTTCGAGATGAGCAACATGGGCATCATGCTTGCTGAGGCGGAGCTGCAACGAAACCTAGACCTGCTTGCGCACGCCCATCACTTCTTCAAGGACAATGCGGGCGTCGAGAACGAGATGCGCGCGGTTGCGCACAAGAAGCGCGGCGGCTTGATGTCACTCCTCACGCGGGCGGCCGTGTTGTGAGGCGCGAATTTCGACTGACACCGCGAGCGCTGGACCTGATCCGGCGATATGCCAGAGACCGGCTGAACGCTGAGCGCATCGGGCGTCTGCTCAATTGTTCCGCCGGCACCATCGAGACGATCTGTAACAAGCATGGGATCGAGCTCGCCAAGGCCGACGACGCGCCGTTGAAGCGAAAGCTTGTACAACCTGATGTCGTCGTCGACGTGCCGATTAACGCCAAGGCAATGGAGCTGATCCGCAGCGAAGCTCTGCGCCGCGGATGGAAGGCTTCAACCCTCATCTCCCGTGTTGCCGAGATTGTTGCCACGGATCAGATCTTCGGGGCGGTCATCGACAAGTGACAATTCTGCGCACCAAGGAGGGAGCACTAACCGAGAGAGTTGCGAGGCTTCTGCTTGGTGCGCCGTCGGGCGTCGATCCCGACAAAGGTGAGATCCGCTTCGGAGAGATAACCGTCAATATAACCACGGGCCGGTTCTTCGATTTCGAGGACGAGATCAGCGGCACGCACCTCGATCTGATCCGCCGCTTCAAGAACCTGCAGAATGGTCAGGCCGAGACCTGGCTGAAGGAAAACGTATTCGACTTCAAGGCTGGACCGCTGCCACAGGAGACAGCCGCCGAGCGTGCATTGATCGGGATGCTCGCATCGCAGCCGACCTTGATTGCCTCGATCGAAGAAGAGGTCACCATCGACCACTTCGCGGAGTCCGTGCACAAGCAGATGTTCGCGGCGATCGCCGAGGCGCCTATCGAGGCTGGTCGCCCCACCAGCCTTTCGGCTTTGATTGCCGGCGCCGGCGGCGATCCTTTGATGCCTTTGTTCGAGGGCTATACGCTCTCGCGCTATGTCGCGATGATTGTCGCCGAAGCTCCGATCGCGCCGGACGCCGCCCATCTCGCACGCACCCTCGCCGCCCAGGTTCGCACCGCTGCCAATCGGGATGGCGATGTGGAAGACGAATACGACCTCGAGCCGGAGCCGCCGCCGTTCGTCTCTCAGTTCGGCGGCATCACCTTCGAGCAACTGGACGAGCCCGGGCCCGAACATGCCCATGTCGTCGACAATCTGATCACCGTCGGCGACAAGAGCATCCTGGGCGGCGAGTCCCAATCAGGAAAATCCTTTCTGGCCATCCACATGGCTATGTGCATCTCGACCGCTCGCCCATTCTTCGGAAACAAGATCCTCACCCCCGGACTCGTGATCTATCAGGCTGGCGAAGGTGGTCGCGGTATTAAGAAGCGCTTCCGAGCTTGGCGTCAGCATTTCGGCGTTCCAGGCGGCAAGCAGGTGCCTCTCTACATCCTGCAATCCAAGGTCGATATCTACAGCCCTGAGGGCGACACCTCAAAGCTGATCGAAGAGGTGAAAGGAATATCGCTGCTCTACGGCATGCCAGTGGTCGCGCTGTTCATCGATACCCTGGCCAAAGCGTCAGGCGTGGCAGACGAGAACTCCGGCCGTGATATGGGCGTCGTGATGGCGAACGTAGATCGCATCGCCGCAGCCGTGCCTGGCTGTCACGTCTGCCTCGTTCATCATCTCAATGCCGGCGGCACGAAGCTGCGAGGACACACTTCGGTCTATGCCGGCGTCGACCAGGTCATCCTCGTCAAGAAAGACCCGGAGACGAAGGTTCGGTCAGCAGTCCTGGACAAACAGAAGGACGATGCCGACGGCGTCAATATCCAGTTCGAGTTGATGGTGATCGAGGTCGGTCGTCGTGCGATCGATGGCAAGCCCATCACCTCCTGCGTCACCGTGCCGATCGGCGAGCAGCTCGAGATGCAGGTGAAGGGTACCGCCAAGGATCGCACCATCAACCTGACCAGTCAGCAAAAGAACATCCTCACCGCGCTCAAAGATGCGCTCGCCGAGCATGGGGAGCCGACACCAGCAAGCCTGAAGTTGCCGCGCCAAATCACCCGCGTCGTCCAGTACAAGTTCTGGCGGGATGCTTACGCGGCGATCGCCGCCGACGCCGAGCCGAACTCCATCAACAAAGCCATGACCCGCGCCGGGGAGCGTCTCTACGCTCTCGGTGTCATCGGCAAGGTCAATCCGTACGTCTGGCTCACCGGCCGCGCCACGGTCGAATCGCCTCTCGACGTTGCGCGGGGGAGCACCGATGCGGCCGACAGAATCCCGGATCAGCAAGAGTTTCCGGATGAGTGATTTTGTCCCGTTTGTCCCAAATGTCCCAGAGATTGTCCCTGACGCGAAGTCGAGAAATGGCTGAAAAATCAAAGAAATCGCGGCACCCAGGGACAAAAGGGACAAACGGGACATTCCCCGAATTGTCCGAAATGTCCCTGACCAAGCGCGCCCGACTCGCCGCCCTGATCGAGCTGGACGGAGATGACGGCCTGCGAGGCCATTTGCTGGGCGTTGTGGGGCGCATGGAGGCGCCTGCCGGTCGTCGCAGTAGTGTTCGGGAGGTGCCGTCGACCTGGACGATGGTGCACGTCCTGGACCGCTTGGAAGAGGCATACGAGGTTCTGCTGGCGCTGCCCGCACGGACGCGGCCAAAACAGTACGGCAATGCCATGCCGACCCCGGTTCAAGAGCGCCCCGCGCTCAAAGACCTTCTGGAGATGGCTGAAGCCGGCGAAAGCTTCGAGGAAGATCGCAACCGCGTTCGTCTGGCGCCAACCACCGCGCAGATCACCCGCATGGACCAGGCCCTGGCATGGCCGATGGAATATCTCGCCGATCGACCCGACTTGGCGAAGGCGATCAGCCTCCGCGCGCTATGGGCGGTAATCCGTGCCGACATCCGCCGGAGCTGCCAGCGCCGAGGCCTCGACCACAAGCTGTTCAATCGTCAGTGGCAGGAGGGCCTGAAGGTCGTCACAGCGACGTTGACTGCGCGACGGGTGACGGTGAACTAGCGGCGCTCTCGCTTCTCGATAAGCGTATGTTCGCTGCCTTAGCTGTGCGATCGTACGTTTCTATGTTTGTGCTAAGGTATTGTGTGATGACGTCTTCCTGAAATGCTCTTGGATTCTGAAATTGAAGTCTTCGGCCAACAAAGGCCATGGTCATCGAATTGATGCCCTCTTCAAAAATATCGTGCAGGTCTCTAGGCATGAATATCCCTTGTTTACGGAGAAGAACACGAGCATCGTTGATCTCCCTCCCCGCTCGAGCAATCAGCTTCCAAGTGAGCATTCGACTATAGGTTTTATCTCGATCTTTAGATTCCCTCAATTCCTTTGCCTGCAACGGAGAGACCCCCTGGTCTAGCAAGAATTGGTCGAGATTTTCATCTTTCAGATGGTTGAAGTCTGGAATCTCAATACTGAGAATGGCGGCACTGTTCGTTGAAAGCCAAGCTTCGACGAATGCTTCCCACACCATCTTGATGGCCTGAAATTCCATCTCGTTCGATCGCTTGCCGCGATCGCCAAAATGGGAAAGGCGCTCCTTTAGCTCTTCGATCTGCTTGTCGTGAGACTCTCGCTGTCTTAGGAGAGCTCTTTCAAATCTGAACCCGATAAGGCGTTCGCCAAACTTCGTCGACAGAAGGCCAGCAACGGCAAGCGCCGCGAGGCCGGTCTGAATCAACCAAGAAATGATGTGGTCTGTCATCCCAGCCTCCGCCTGACCTCCTCGCGCAGCATGGAGCGAAAGATTTCCTCCGCTGCCTCGATCGCATCGTCATCTTGCGGACGAGGCATGAGACGGCCGCCAGCTGATCCGACGAGCGGTGGAATCGGATGCCTATCACTGGCATAAGATAGAACCGACATAAGCGCTGCCACCGGACCGCTCGGCCCCGCCCCGTCTTCCCACTTGCGCCAGGTCTCAGCGCCATTCGCCGGCGCCAGCCCGACGATCTTTGCCATATCGGCCACCGACAGACGACGGCCGATTGCGTCGCCGAGATCCGTGCGGAGCTGTTTGAGTTCGGCGCCGGTCACCGGACTTTTCCGATTTTAGGATCGAAACCGTGCTCCGGCGTTGGTGTGAAATCCTTCTCGGTATAGGCGTTGTCGATCAGCAAATCCGAAAAAACCTCGAAGCGAGTCTCCGGCAGCATCTCGCCAATTTTATCAATGTGGACGGTCGTCGCCATCCTCGTCGAATAGCGATAGTCGTCAATCGTGACATCATAAACTTTGTATCGGTACACGGTCGTGGTCGGTCGCGTCATGATCATTTGAGGCGCCGATCCTGCGCCCTCCTCGTTTCGTCGGTCCGAACGCTACACTGCTGGGAATCGAAAGTCTCGCCGGTATCCTCGCGAACGCACAGCGCGATCGCCGGCACCGCGGGCCAGAACCCGGGCCTGTTCGGCACGCCCGCGCGCCACGCCATGCGGGATTGATAGAAGCCAATGGCAACGCGAAGACCGCGACCGATGTTGAGCGGGCGGCCCCGGATCGACACCGCCGGCGCCCGGACCACCTCGCCGTCGGCGAAGGTCACGACGATCGTCGGATTCAAAAGGCGGAACGAACTGACACGGTCGACCGGGTAATCTTGCCACGCCGGCGCCAGCAACGCTTTGGTTTTCTGCTCGATTTGTGTGGGACGCTTAATCTGATTGGCCGATAAAGCGGCGCGCAGTGCCAGCGCCGCGGCGTGCCAGTCCGGTGCCGCCGATGCGGCCTCCCGCTCGAACGCTTCAAGGGCTTCGGCATGCAAGGACGCCCCCGTCTCATGCGCCGATCCATCCTTTTCTTGCACCGATGGCGACCATCCTTGCGCCCGCCTCGTTTCCCAGGCCTTGAGCGCCGCCGCAGATCGGCGCGCTGCGAGATCGCTGACGATGATGTTCATGGGGCCTCCAAGAAAAGCGAGAGCTGCGCCGGTTCCTCGGTGGTGCTCGGCACCGGCGTCGGCGGCTCATGTTGCGGCTGACCTGTCAGCCGTTTCGCAAACACGACCGCTGAGAGCGTCGGCGTCGCCAGCCAGGTTTGCAGCGATAGCGTGTTTCCGTGGAAGACGCTGGCAGAGATGCCGCAGAGATTGATCTGGATGTACGCCGCGCAATGCGCCTGATAGTCGATGTCGACCATCGACCAGTGGACTTGCCGAGCAAGATCGAAACCCTTCTCACGAAGCACCTCGCATGCGGCTAAGGTCATCCCGCCGACACCACATGCCGGCTCCTGCAGCAACAGGAATTTGCGCCCGCTCTTCTGGAGCATCTGTCGCGGGTCTTCGATTATCAATTCCGCGATCACCCTCGAAAGATGCCAGGGCGTGAAGAATTGTCCGAGCTGTGAGCTGGCCGCGACCTCACCGAAAATCGGTCCGATGAAATCTACCGGAGCCGCCTCGAGCGCGAGTACGCACGCCCCCAGCATCTTGGCCAGGTCGCCCACCGTCTCCTGCGGATAGCGGCAGCGCTTGACGATGCGCGCGTATTCGGCCTCGTTCTTCGCGAGATCCTCCGGACGGAATTGCAACGTCGCGCTGCGCATGGAACGGAAGGCCGCATCGAGCCAATTGCCGAGAGCCTCGTAAGGTCTCCAGCCCTCACGGCGGCAGGCCTCGTTCAGGTGGTGGATGAATTGGTCGCGCGCCTCCCGATGCGCGACCGTGTTCAACAGGATATCGGAGCGCTTAACGGACATCGCCGCGCTCCGCCTTCGCGATCGCCGCGTCTGCCTGCATTGCGAAGTTATCGAGACCTTCGGTCCAATAGCCGGAAATCGCCTCGATCTCTGCGCGCAGATTTTTCAGGGCGATCAGAAGATCAGGCGATGCAGCGAAAAGCCGAGCGTAGTCGCCGGCGTCGTTCATACCGGGACTGACCGTTGCGACATGATAGCCGTCGGCCGCCACCTTCACCGCGGCGTTGCCGCCTCGCCTCTCGGGGCGAAGCCGCGTGCTAAGGATACGATCGAGCGATGTCACCGCAGCATCTCCAATGCCTTGACTGCATCGGCGCCACCGTCAGGCACGACGATCTTGCGGGCCTCCCCGTTGATCGTGTCGGCGAGCTTCTGGTTTTTCCGAATGATGGCCGCGATCTTTTCGCGCTTGGAATCGCGCGCGTACTTCGCCTTGCGATCGAAGGTGAGCCGATCGACGGTGATGGTGACCAACGTCGGATAATAGAACAGGCGCACCACGCGCGGACCGCAGTCGAGGACCACAAAGCGCCGCGTGCCGCAGCCGACTTTGGCGTCATCGATGTTGATGTCGACCACCGGCTTGTTCTCGCGGTAAGCCACCGCCGGCGTCTCGACCCCGGCGTTCAGCCTCACGATGTCGGCGCGAGCTGCATCGCGCGCCCGGCGCGTGGCCCATGCCTTTTGCGCGGCGTTCATCGGCTTGACGGTATCAGTCAGCATTGCGGCCTCCCGTCAGCTCGTCGAAGCGGGCGGCCGGCATCGCGATCACAAAGCCAGCGAAGTCTTTCAGCGTGAAGCCGTCGGCCTGGCGCTCTGCGCGAAAGGCAAGGTTAAGCGGGTGGTCCGACCAGAAGGAATGGCACGCGGCCGATCGGCGGATGCCCTCCTCTTCGGAGAGAATGCGGTCCTGTGGCGCAATGGATGATCGCTTTCGCATCGTATGATCCTCGATAAGGCGGGGCGATGCCCCAAGGTGAAAGGGAGCGGCGTCGCTGCCGCTCCGGATTGATCAGGCAGCCATTTCCATGATCTTGGTGGCCGCGCAGTCGAGCGCGTGACGGTCGGAGGCGTTCGGCAGATCGCGGGCGATCTCGGTCAGGCCGCCGGCATAACCCCAAGCCGTGTTCGGCGCGCCGTACCAGTCTTCGCGCTGCGCGGCGAGATCGTACGCCTTGCCCGCGACGGTCTTGCCGAGGCCCGACACCTTCAACTTGAAGATGGCATCAAGGACGTCTTCCTTCTTGGCGGCGATGACGTAGCGCCGGCAGCGCTCGACCATCTGCTCGTCGTCCTTCGCCGAGGCCTCGGCATATTTCTTGACCTCGACCGCCATGATGTCGAAAGCCTTCGACGACTGATCGTTGCCGATGTGGATGACCTTGGCTTCGGCGATACCCTGCGCGCCCCAAACCCGATGGTTGCCGCATACGTACTCGTAAAAGAACGTCATGATCTGGAATGAAGCGTCACCGACCTCGGAGTTGGAAACGAAGAAGCCACGGGACAGACCACCGCCGGGACCGGTCTCGAAAATGCGGCGTTCGTTGTCGACAAGGAACGCAAACATATCGCGGTCGCCGAGATAGAGGCCGCGCGAGCCATCGAAGGCCGCCGGCGCCGGTTGCCAAGGGCCGCGGGCTTCCAGCTCGAGCAAGCGCGACGTGATGTCCGCATTCCAAATGCGGCTGTACTTGTCGGAGGTGATAGCCCGTGCGATCGGCGCCACGGCCTTGCCGGCATTGCCAAGCAGCAGCTGCGCGCCCTTCTCGTCGTCTCCGGCTTGCTTGAGCCCGTGGTTGAGACAGTCGGCCGCGAGCGAGGCCGGAAGGTCTTTCAGATATGCCGCCGGCGCGGAGGCGCGGCTTGCGATCTGGCTGAAAGACCAGTTGGTCAGGAGTGCGGGCGCGCCCTTCGGGGTTTCGAGCACCAGGTCATTGCCCTGCGCCGCGATGCGGAGCGCGTTGGTCTTGATCTCTTCGACAATGGCCGAGGTTTTGAAGGCGCGCGCGGCGCGGTCCATAGCCTCGATCGACGAAAACCGTTCATCGGCCGGGCGGCGGGACCATTGGGCGTTGGCTTGCGTGAGGGTGGTAGACATTTTGCACGTTCTCCCTTGTGCGATGGTGGGGCGTTGCCCCGTGGATAGGTGGCGCGACCCGAAGGCCGCGCCGGTCGTTGATCAGTGGAAGCGCTGAAGGACGGCGAGCGCCGCGATACCGGCCGCGATCATACCGCCGAGGCGGATGGTCAGTGCCGAGGTGACGTTTTCGAGTGCCAGCGCGAGGTCAGACTTGGTGACGAGCTCGTTCATGATGAAATTCCGGGCGGCTTCCGCATGCGCATCGGCTTCCTTTGCCGTGACGCCTGCACCCTGCAGGTGCTTCGAGTAACCGAGGGTATCAAAAGCGAAGGCCATTTCACATTCTCCGTTGTGGACGTGGGGCGGTGCCCCGTTGCAGTGAGATCGTTATGCCAAGTAACAGAGTTTCTGTAAAGTCTTTTGACGCGAAATATCTCCTAAAATCAAATGGATAGGCAAAAATACGCCTAATTTGGCTCCTTTTCCCGGTTTCACGTGAAACAGAATAGCTGTTAATCCGGCCTAAATTGCTGATCGGGTAGCTAAATCCCGCTGTGAGTACCCGCGATTCCCTCGTTCAGGCCTACCTCGCCGCGCTCGAAATCCGCGCGCTGATGGTCTTTGCGGTTGACGGCAAGCAGCCCTCGAAAATCTCGACCGATCAGGAAAAAAACGTCGTGCTGGTCGATGCGCTTTGGTTCGCCAAACCGCAGCACGCCGAACTTGTTCTGAGCCATACCCTCACTGATCTGGAAGCGATCGGCGCGACCCGGCCGGAAGGCTGGATCGATATGCCGGGGCGAGAAGTCCGCGACACGCTGGCGAACGTCGCCGGCTATCTCGGCGCCTCGTTTCGATCTGCAAATGAGGTCTCACGGGATGCACAAAATGCCGTCGCCCGGATTACGCGCGATGTCGAAGAGGCGCGGCGCAAGGGCGAGCTGAAACAGGTCAACGCCGAGTACAAACTCTATCGCCAGCGCCAGGCCCAACGCGGTGAGAAGGCAATCCCCTACTCTGCTCACCTCGCGAATTTCACGCGCGGTCTCGTCATCCTCGCCGCGCAGAATGTCAGGCCAGGTTAGAGTTCGATCGGCGTTAGCAGCGATTTGCAGTCGGACCAAAATGGCAATCTGGTAAGTGAGATTCACGGTTCACCGGACGGCAAGCCGCTGGACCGACCAGCTTTCCTCCATCCGGCATGATTATGACGATACAGCCCTTTGGCGCGACGGTGCCTTTGGGGAAAAAGTGCTTCGGTCCCCAGATTTTGTCTGGGGTGAATGTATCGCTGCACGACCATATGAGCGTGCTGCATTGCTGAAGGCACTCTCCCAGCGAAGACACCGGGAACGTCCCGTAGAGATTTGGGTCGCACATACAGGCTTGGCACTGTTCTCTTGCCTCGACCTGCGCGCAGAGAGCGAATGCAATGATCGAACCAGCAACGACTTTTCGCATAACACGCCCCTCTAATTGAAATCGCATCGATCAAAATCGAAGCCGGGCGACATCGGCTCTAGAACAACAAAAGCGATCGATTGGGGCACCGACTCAACGTGTTGACAATCGTTAAGATGGTCGAAAACGTGAGACATTTCGCAAATGTCCCGCAATGTCCCAAATGTCTCAGCAAATTTTTTTCACTCGTAACATCATTGCGTTAGGACCGGTCTCCGGCTCTTTGTCCCATTTGTCCCTTGACATGCCGAAAATTTCGCGGCCTCCATCGCGCGCAGACGTGATGGGCAAACTGCGTCCTGAGGGGCGCGAAGCCGCTGACAAGCGGCAAGAGCGACCCGTCCCTCACTGATCTCTCCTCAACAAAGAACATCCTGATTCGGTGCTGCGATGTGACACGGCAGCGAAACGCTCGCGCGCCTGTCGGCGCTCGCGTCTTGTCCCATTTGTCCCATTCGTCCCGGCCTCAATTCTTTCACCGTCCCTTAACGCGAGAGACTTGGATGTCATCTCATCTCGAACCCGCGATCCCACACAAGGGCGGCTACAACGATCTCTCTCGCTGGAAGCAATTCGGCGGTGGGCTTGAACGTCCTGCGCCGCCGGCTCCGATCGAACGGCGCTCCGAGTTCCAGAAATCCGATTACGTCGCTCCCGACACGGACGCGGCCTGATGTCCGAGCGCTGGGCATACCGCTTCGTCGCGTTCGGCGGGATCCTCGCGCTGATGGTCTTCGGTGGCGAGCTGGTCTCGGTGATCCATTTCGTTCTGAAGTTCTGGTGATAGGTCAGCGGCCGGGGACGCCTGGCTAGACGGCGATCGCGGTGGCGGCAGGTGCCTTCCCGGCCAGTCGCTTCCTGTGGTTGCTCGTGACGCTGACGTAGCAATTACGGCGACGCGTTTTCGGGTTTCTTGAGGTGAGCACTGTATGAAGAAGCTTGCTGCTTTGCCTCTTCGAGATGACCGTCCTTAAGAAGCTTGCCGACGAAAAGCAGATAGTTGAGAAGCAAATTTCCGCCGTCGTTCAGATTCAAAATATCGCGCGGAGGAGTCCAAAGCCCAACTTTGTTGGTCCGCAAAAGCAGCGACATCAACTCCGGCACTAAATCACTTATACAGTTCGGCCATGCTGCAATGGTGTGGGTCGAAGTCCGCGCAACGATCTGTTTGCCGAGACTTTCCATATCTCCGCCAATGATGATGATTTGGTCCCTCCTGTTCGCGTCGATCTTTCGGAAGATCCAATCAAGCCAGAGACCAATCACGAGACCGGCGAAGAAACTGATCAAGGGATAGAAAAACTGCCAATCAGTGACCGATGCGATCGTGCTGACCAGCCAGTGAAGTCCTTTTGTCGGATCGTCGAGATAGCCGTTTCGCTCCGCCCAGCGCTCAATCGCTTTGGAGATCAACGGGCCAAGCCCGACAGCCGTTAGTAGCGATGCCGCTACATTCCGCAGGATAGACCGCATTCCACCCTCCCCAGGAAGGCGAAACTACCGATCGCGAAACGGCGGTACAACCGTCGGAAGTGACTTATGCCCCGCAACTTCGGCGTCCGCCGCAACCTCTTCGGCGAGGAGCTGTTCCGCAGCTATTGGGGAGAGCCCGCCAACGACAACCGGCGGGAGCTGGTGTGGCCGTACATCGCGATCGGCGCCGCAGTGGTCGCCATCGTCGCAGTGGGCGTGTTCGCCTGACAGGAGTGCAGTTCCAGTGCCGCAGTACAATTCAGAATTTGGTTTTGGCGACAAAGTGCAGATCGACGGCGGCGACATCACGGCGACGGTCGTCGGGTTCGCGGTCTATCCGCATGGCCTACAGATCCTCGTTTCCTGGTGGAAGGACGCCGAGCTGAAGGAAACGTGGGTGCACAATTTCCGTTTGAAGAAGGTCGGAACGAGCTGATGGCGAAACAGCCCAAAGCCGCCGGTGAGCCCGTCATCACCGACGAAGTGCGCAAGCTGGCCGACATCAAGCCAGATCCGAAGAATGCGCGCCGGCACTCGGAATCGCAGATTGCGCAGATCGCGCAATCGATCGAACGCTTCGGCTATATCGACAAGCTCGTCATCCGCCCGACTGGAGTCCTGGTCGGCGGCGAAGGCCGACTTGAAGCCCTGAAACGCCTCGGCCGTGTTGAGGCCGAATGCCGCGTCGTCGCCGGCCTCTCGGAAGCCGGCTACAAGGCGCTCGCCATCGCGCTCAACCGGATTCCGGAGAACTCCCGCTGGGATGACGACATCCTGCGCGATGTGATCCTCGAGCTGCAGGATGATGGCGAGAACGCACTGTCTCTCGGCTTCTCGCAGGGCGAGCTCAAGAAGCTCCTGGACGAGCCTGACGATCTCGAAGTCAAAGAGATCGAGACCGGCGCCGTGGAAGACGAGTTCTGGATTTCGATACGGGGTCCGCTCGCGCAGCAGGCCAACGCGCTGCGCGCACTCGAACAGGCCATGAAGCCTTTCGCCGGCGTCACAGTCGAGCAAGGCACGATCAACATCGGTTAATCGGAAACCAGTCCATCTCGTAGCAGCCATCCGTGCACTGTCTGCCACTTGTCGCCGCGATCTTTAAAATTTAGGAGGTGGCTGTTCGTCCGCTGCAGGTCGGCGAAGAACATCAAGCCATCCATGCCGTTGGGTTTTGGCGCGGCTCTGGCGTGGTTCGGTGCCCATGTTCGCCATTCGGCGAGTATCTGTCGGCGCGCATCATCTTTCGTCATCGGTCCAAACTCAGCGAATCGGTTCGCCCGAAGTTTCTCAACTGGGGCTCGTTTCCCGCAATGGCGATATGTCGTTTTTCCACTACTTACACGAGCAAGCGCGCCTGCCTGACACAGACCAAGTCGTCACCGTCTGTGAACCGACGATACCGGACCGGCCGCGAGGCGGTCTGCGAAAGGACTGCGCAAGCACTGCGGCCGGCACCTTCGGGTCCGCCGGCCGCTTTCAGTTCAGGGCCTGACCAAAGCTGCCGATCACCTGCAGCAACGCACCGACTGCGCTGATGACGACACCGCGCATGATCAAACCCATTCGCTCGTGAAGGTTGGCCTCCGCTCTCTTGAGGGCGTCGAGCTGCTTGCCGATGGCGCCACCGATGATCTCGGCGCCACCAGGCTCGCCATCCGATCCATCATAGATAACGAGGCTGTCAAACGCCGACGTCTCGCTAGCTAGATCCACCGCCTCAACGATTGACGTTTGCGTGGTCTGCCAAAGCTCACAGGCCAGCGTGCCGAAGCCAACGAACTCGATCAGCACACCAAAAGCAGAAATCCAGTTCCACATCCCCAATCCCTCCCAAGGATCCAGCAAGTCATGTCAGGCGTGCGTCTCACCGGCAAGGTCAAATTCTTCAACGACGAAAAGGGCTACGGCTTCATTCGCCCCGACGAAGGCGGTGACGAGGTCTTCGTGCACCGAACCGATCTAGCCGGCTCGCTCACGATGCTGATCACCGATCAGAAAGTCAGCTTTCAGATGGGCGAGTCGAGAGGCAAGAACGGCACCAAAGGCAACGGCAAGAAGGCCATCAACGTCGCGTTGGCGTGATGTCGTTCAAGGGCCTGGGCGTCAAGACCGACAACAACCCGCAGGCCTTCCGCGCGAAGGTCGCGATTAGGCGTAGCGTGCTCGATGCCGTCGGTCGCGATAAGGCGGTGTTCGATGCCTTCGCCGGTTTCGGGCAGATGTATTCCGCGGTCTGGAAAGACGCGACCGGGTACACCGGTTGCGATATGAAGCCGCAGCGCGACAGCCGCTTGATGTTCTGCGCCGACAATCGCCGCGTGATGCGCGCGATCGATCTGGCGTCCTTCTCGATCTTCGATCTGGACAGCTACGGCTCGCCCTGGGTTCAGGCGATCATCATCGCCGATCGGCGGCGGGTTGCGCCGGGCGAGTTGCTCGGCCTAGCGCTGACCGAAGGCGCCGGCTTCGCCTACAAGTCCAACATCGTCCCGGAAGCGATTGCGGTGCTGACCGGGCTGCGCACTGGCATTGTCGGGCTATCGAAGAAACAGGACGCCGTCATCGACAAGGCCATTGCTGGCCTTGCGCGACGGATGAGCTGCACGGTTGAGAAGCGCTGGCAGGCCGAAGGCCGCACGGGAGCGTCCATGCGGTACATCGGCCTGGTGCTCAAGGGAAAGGGTTAACCGCGTCGGGCCAAAATCTCTGCGATCTGTGCAGGTGTCTCTTTGACAGTTATTGAGTTAGCGTCCGGAAATTCGACAATGGTGTAGTTCGTTCCAGGCCTACGATAGAATCTCCGAACAAGATCGAAGTTGATCACTTCTTTTTCGTCGATGTTGTCGATCTGAAGCTCTATGAACCGACTTGGCATGACCGCTCCTAATGATGCTGTGGGACGCGGAGCGGATTATAGTACCCAGCCGGCAGAAACTTCTGCAGGTCCTGCTTGATGTAGTGCCTTTTCCCCAGCTTCTGGAGCTTGTCGATCATCCGCAGCGTGTAGTCGCGCCAGTCGGTGGTCTTAGTGATTTCGATGTAGTTGACGCGGCCGACCTTGTAGAGGTCGACGAACGGATGCGTCGCATCGACGATTGCAAGAGAAGCCTCGACATCGATGGTCGGCTCGAGGCTGACCCAAGTGAAGATGCCGCGCTCGTGAAAGGCGCGCAGCGCAGCAAGCCGATCGCCGGGGAGCGCCGCTCCGCTCTCCCACTTCTGTGAGAAGCGATCGTCCAGGCTGGTCAGTGTCGAGGCGAAGGCATCGCGTGACGGCCGGAACAGTTCGATGTCCGCAAGCGCCCGCGTGCCGCCCTTGGTCAGCGTGCAGATGCCCATGCCGTGCGCCTTGATGATCTGCAGGCTGGGCCGCGTCAGTGACGTGTCCGTTGGATTGTAGACGTCAGACGTGAAACTGAGCATGACCTGCTCGGTGACGCCCGCAAGTTCGTATCTGACCGCATCCTTCCGGAGCTGGTCGAGATAGCCGCCGCGTGCGACGGCGCCGGCGTTGAACTCGCCGCGGTCCTGCTTGGTGACACGCGGAACGTAGCAATAGGCGCACTTGTGGCCGCAGCCCCGATACGGATTGGCGGCGAGCGCCGAGTATTCGCCGGCCTGGCCGCGTGGCGCGTAAATGTGGGAACAGCCTTTGACGGAAACGCCGTCATCGTTGAGCTGAATGATCGACATGGAAGGTGCTTTGCTTTCTGGGTGGCGAGTTGAAGTCGCGACTCAGATTTTGCCTCCAACGGTCTGATTTCACAAATCTTTTTCTGAAACCTTGAGGCGAGTGCAGTTCTGCTATGGCGCGAAGTAAACCGGAGCGCGGGCCTGGGCGGCCGAAAGTTGAGATCGACCCGGTTCAACTAGAAAAGCTGGGCGCTCTACATGCGACTTACGATGAGGTCGCTGCTTTTTTCGATTGCGAGAAGCGCACCATCATCAATCGACTGAAGGAACCTGCGCTTCAACTTGCCTACGCGAACGGCAAGCAGAAGGGCAAGCTGAACCTGCGTCGCCTGCAGCTGCGCCACGCGCAAGGCACAGGTTCGAGCGCCGTCAACATGACCATCCACCTTGCGAAGCACTGGCTCAACGAGACGGACAAGGCCGCAGTCGAGCTGACCGGCAAGGGTGGCGGCCCCATCGAAACCAAGAACGTCAGTCCTCGTGAACTCATCGCAAGCCGAATTGCTAGCATCGCTGCCCGAAAGCGAACGGGCGGAGATACTGGCGGGTCTGACTGACGGCCAGCTCGAGGCGCTTCGCTGGGACTGGAAGTTCTGGGCCCGCCCCGACCAGATCGAGCCCGCCGATCCGGCCTGGAAATACTGGCTGCTCATGGCCGGCCGCGGCTTCGGCAAAACACGCACTGGCGCCGAGTGGGTTCGCGACAACGTTTGCGGTTCGACGCCCCTCGGCCGCGGTCGATATCGCCAGCTAGCGCTGATCGCGGAAACTGCTGCCGATGCGCGCGAAGTGATGGTCGGTGACGGCAAAGCCGAAGACGAAGGCTCTGGCCTTCTACAGGTTCACCCGAAAGATTTCCGGCCGGACTACGAGCCGTCCAAACGCCGCCTCACATGGCCCAATGGTGCGATCGCCACGCTGTACAACGCAACTGAGCCGGACCAGCTCCGCGGCCCGCAACATGATGCGGCGTGGTGCGATGAGCTGGCGAAGTGGCGCTATGCGCAAGACACCTGGGACCAACTACAATTCGGCCTGCGGCTTGGATTGCATCCGCGAGCCTGCATCACCACCACGCCGCGCCCCATTCCGCTGATCCGATATCTGATCAAGGATGCGCTCACCCGTATCACCAGCGGGAGCACGCTGGCGAATGCCTCGAACCTGCCGCCGTCGTTCATCCAGTCGATCGTGGATCGGTATGGCGGGACGCGGCTCGGCCGGCAGGAGCTGAACGCCGAGATCCTCGACGACGTGCCAGGCGCGCTCTGGACGCGCCTCATGATCGATGAGGCTCGGAAGCCGGTCACGATTCCGGACCTTCGGCGCATCGTCGTATCAGTGGACCCGTCGGGCACCGGCGGCGACGAGGACGACGGCGACGAGATCGGCATCATCGTTGCCGGCAAGGGTATAGACGGTCGCGGCTACGTCCTGGCGGATCGCAGTTGCAAGCTCTCGCCGGATGGCTGGGGACGGCGAGCGGTTGCCGCCTATCACGAATTCAAGGCTGATCGAATTGTCGCCGAACGTAACTACGGCGGCGCCATGGTCGAGCACGTCATCCGGACGATCGACAGAAGCGTGCCCTATGAGGAAGTCGTCGCATCGCGCGGCAAGGTCGTGAGAGCCGAGCCGATCGCAGCTCTGTACGAGCAGAACAAGATTTCTCATATCGGCGACTTCATTGAGCTCGAGGACCAGATGTGCGCAATGACCCGCGACGGCTATGCGCTCGAAGGTTCGCCCGATCGGATGGATGCGCTCGTGTGGGCTTTGGACTATCTCGCGTTTGTCGCGCGCGCGCCGCTCATCATTTCTGACGAGGTCCTCGCGAAGTCAGCCATCCCGGTCCGACGACGGAAGCCGCTCGCGTGAAGAAGAAGGACGTCAAACAGCTCGCCCGGCAGATGGTGCTGGAGTTCATAGAGCTGCAGAAGCCCGCACGCGCGCGCCGCGCACCGACGCGTAGGGTCGCAAGGAAGATCGCCAAGAAGACGCTGCAGCCGGAGGAGATCAAGGTAGCGGCCGATCGCGCCGAGCGGAAACCGATCGTCGTTTCGGACGACGTTCTCCAACGGTCGAGGCAGAAGGCCGAACGCTACACCCGCGTCAACCCGTTCAAGCTGCCTGACTTCCCGGTCCAGCTTATGGACAACATCCCCGTCGATCGGAGGATGGCGTCTGACGAGGCGATAACGGGTATCTCGGCTTGGGCGGGCGGTGCCTGGAATGCCCTGGGCTCCCACGCCGCTTTCGAGGGTATCGCGTTCCTCGGCTATCAGTACCTCGCCGAGCTCGCGCAGCGTCCAGAATATCGCGTCATGGTCGAGACGATCGCGACCGAGATGACTCGCAAGTGGATCCGCATCCAGGCGAAGGGCGACAAGGACAAAACGAAGAAGATCGCGCAACTCAACGAAGAGTTCGAGCGTCTGAAGGTTCGTGAGACCTTCTGCCAATCTTGCGAGGTCGATGGGTTCTTTGGCCGTGCGCATCTCTATCTCGATACCGGGGACACCGACGATTGGAACGAGCTGAAGATGCCGATCGGCAACGGCAAGAACGGCGTCACGGAACAGAAGTTCGGACGAGGAGACCTGAAGCGGTTAGCCGTCGTCGAACCGATGTGGACGTACCCGACGAGCTACAACTCGAACAATCCGCTTCGGCCGGATTGGTATAATCCGCAGTCGTGGTTCGTGATGGACCGGGAAGTCCACGTATCGAGGCTGCTGAAGTTCGTCGGTCGACCGGTCCCTGACGCGCTCAAACCCGCCTACTCGTTCGGCGGCTTGTCGTTGACGCAGATGGCGAAGCCGTACGTCGAGAACTTCCTGAACATTCGGCAGAGTGTTGCCGACATCGTGCAGGCCTTCTCGGTCTTCGTGCTATCGACCAACATGGGCGAGACGCTGACGCCTGGCGGCGATCAGCTCTTCAAACGCGTAGACCTATTCAACAACACTCGCGACAACCGCGGTGTGATGGTCATCGACGCGGAATCGGAGGAATTCCAGAACGTATCCACGTCGCTCGCGTCGTTGGATATGCTGCAGGCCCAGGCGCAGGAGCATCAAGCATCGGTATCACGTATCCCATTGGTCAAGCTGCTCGGCATCTCGCCACACGGCTTGAACGCGACAGCAGAGCCTGAGCTGCGCGCGTTCTACGACCACATCCATGCGAAACAGGAACAGTTCTTTTCGCCAAACCTCGACCGCGTATTCCGGTTCGCACAAATCAATATCTGGGGGCGCGTCGATCCTGATCTTTTCTACACTTACGAGCCTCTGTGGGAGCTGGACGAAAAGGGGCAGGCAGACGTCCGCAAAGTCAACTCGGAGACGGCGCAGATCCAGATCGACAGCGGTGTCATCTCACCCGAAGAAGAGCGCAAGCGCGTCGCCAACGCGCCGGACACGCTCTATCCGGGCCTCAATACCGAGGACATGCCCGACCTGAAAGAGGAAGAGGACGAAGGTCTCGAGCCTAAGGGCGGCGCGGCGCGCGGAGAGCCGTCGAGCAGCTTAGCCTCCGACGAAGATTTCACCGAAGCTGATCATCCTCGCGATGACTCCGGCCGCTGGGAAGCTGGCGGCGGTGGCGCCGAAAAAGCGGCGAGCAAGGCTCGCGCAGCTAAGTTCGGTGAAGCATCGAAAGGGATATCCGAGGCTCGCGACAATCTGGAATCGGTTCGAGAGCAGATCGGGACTGCCGCTGACGACATCATGGATATCACGCCGGAGGATCGTGCCGAGCTGGAGGATGGTGAAGAGTTCACAGCAGAGTCGGATTTCCGCGATGCGATCGGTGAAGCGCCGGCGGCAGCCGACGCTTTGCGAAAAGCGGCGCAAGACATGCACAATCGAGCGGCCGATCTGCTGGGAGCCGCCCCTATCGAAGCGGGACAGAAATCGCAGACGGTGACGCACATCGGCGCCGCGAAGATGGCGAACCTGGCGGACCACCTCGAAGGACTGGCGTCTGAAGTGGACGATGCGACTGAGAACCTGCGGGATCACCTTGACGATCCGGACGCCGATGAGGACGACGTGCAGGAGGCCCTGGACAGACTGCAGTCCGCGGTGATCGAGTTGAAATCAGGCTCCGAAAGCGCCATCGCTGAGATGGACCAAATCATGGCGCGCGAACACGATGAGGTCGGTGAAGAGGAGCAGGAATTCGCCACGGAAATGAGCCGGTGGGGCAAGATGTCGGCCACCGAGCGCAAGGCCGAACAGGATGCCCAAAGGCGGGCTGAACGTGAAAAGCAGCGGGCTCGATCCAACGAACGCGAGACTGCTTTCGAAAAGGCGCTTGCTGGCGGCTGGAAGCCGAAGTTCAACTCGGCCGGCGAGGTCGTGGTGCCCAACGAGCTGGAAGATGTTCGCATCGCCTCCGCTTCGCCAACCGGAGCAAAGCAGCTCAATGACTTCTTGAAACGCAACGGCGTCAAGCGGCCGGGCGGCGGGGCTTCGGACAAGTCGCTGACGGACAGCGCGTTCGGGCGATTGAAGTGAAGCGGCCGAAAGCAAAGACGCTGCGGCCGGTTCACCCGAACGCCGGTATCGAGTCGGCATACCGTCGGAAGCTCATCGAGCTGATTGAGGAGATGAACGCCTCGTTCGTCTACTGGCTCAAGGCGGCATATCGGCAGAACCCGCCGATCATGGCCCAGGACCGAAATCCGGCCGAAGAGTTGCGGCTAGCGGTTCGCCAACTGGCGCGTCGATGGAAGCGGAATTTCGATCGAGCCGCACCCAAGCTCGCGGAATATTTTGCGACTACAGTTCATGCGCGCAGCGATGCGGCTCTGAAGAAGATCCTTCGCGATGGCGGCTTCACCGTCAAATTCAACATGACGCCGGCGATGCGCGACGTCATCGACGCAACGATCAATGAGCAGGTATCCCTCATCAAGTCGATCCCGCAGCAGTATCTGATCCAGGTCGAGGGCATGGTGATGCGTTCGGTGCAGACCGGGCGCGATCTCGGCCAGCTCACCAAGGCCCTGCAAGAACAGTTCGGAGTGACGAAGCGGCGCGCGACGACTATCGCGCGAGACCAGAACAACAAGGCGACCGCGGTGATGACCCGCGCGCGCCAGGTGCAGGCCGGCATCACAGAGGCTATCTGGGTTCACAGCGGTGGCGGCAAGCATCCGCGACCCACACACGTTGCCGCCGGTCGCAACAAGGAGAAATTCCAGCTTTCCAAAGGCTGGTTCGATCCCGCGGTCGACAAGCACGTTCTGCCCGGCGAGTTGATCAATTGCCGATGTATCGCGCGCCCGGTGATCCCGGGCTTCTTATAGCCGCGGGTCACCCGGTGACGGGCTATTTGGGGAAAACAGTTGCCTGCGTCGAAGAACCATGCGTGCACGAAAACACGACCGATTCTCCTGGTGCGATGTTGCCGGATAGGGAGCAGTTCTCGCCCGAGTGAACTACGCCGGTTACAGGGGTCGACTGCAACTGCCGCACTGCGTCGAACGACTGCCAGGTTATCGCCGGACATTTGGGAGCCGAGCTATCCGAGTCGAGGCTAACCAAATCCATTGTCAGATTGGTTCGAGGTCCTCCAATCGTCTTAAAGCCTTGCTTCCAAAAGTCTGCTTCCTTCTGAGTTTGAAGCTTCATCGAGCACGAGTAATCGATTCCCACCTCTGTAGGTTGGTGAAACCAACAAAGTTGACTGCAATCGGCTCGACCGACTGCTCTTATGGGGTCAGCGAAGACTGCGTCATAGCTTAAGGAAAGAAATGCCGCGGCAACCACGGCTTTCGTCATCAGAGCGAACTTCATCAAAATCTCCCGTGACCAAAGTGTCGGCTGGAACCTAGGCGTCCCTTCCTGTTCACGTCCAGCGTGCGAGATGCTCATCCACAACGTGCACCACACGCCCTGCGCGACCCAAGGCCGCCCTCAACTCAGCCGAGCAGGTTTGTCCACGCTAAAGGAAATCAGAATATGAGAATCTTGCTTGTGGCATTACTTATGTTCGTCGGGGCAGGCAGTGCGATTGCACAGACCCCAACGGATCATCTCAAACTCGACGTGACGCGCGCGGAGCTGCAGATCATCGGCCAGGGCCTGATGGAGCTGCCCTACAAGACGTCCGCGCCCGTGCTGACGATCCTTCAGCAGCAACTCAACGCCATAGACGCCAAAGCGGCGGCCGATAAGGCCGCCGCAGATAAATCGACTCTCGACGAAAAGACCACCACCAAGCCAGCGAAATAGCCGCGAGGATAACTATGTCGGGCGTATCGCCGCACCCCGCATTCGATGCGCGCGAGATCCTCGCCTTCGACCGCGCGTCAGTGCGCAACTATGACGCCGACGGTCGCCTGCATGTTGCGAAGACGCACATCTCGAAGGCAAACGTCTGCGAATATCTCGGCGTCGAGATTCCTGAGTTCGAAAAGCTGGGGCTTGATCCTCGCAAGCTTTATAAGCTCTGGCGGCATCCGGACGAATTGAAGAAAGCGGCAGAGACTTTCAATAACCTGCCGCTGCTCTCCCGCCATGTCCCGGTCGATGCGCGCGACCACAGGCCTGAGCTCGTGATCGGGTCCCTCGGTACCGACTCCGAGTTCGACGCGCCCTACCTCGACAATTCGCTGGTCGTCTGGGCCGGCGAAGGCATCGGCGATATCGAGGATGAGCTGAAAAAGGAATTGTCGAGCGCGTACCGCTATCGCGCTGACATGACGCCGGGCCACACGCCCGACGGCGAGGAATACGACGGCGTCATGCGAGACATTGTCGGCAATCACGTTGCGCTTGTGAAAGAAGGACGAGCCGGACCCGATGTTGTGGTCGGCGACACCATGGAGACCATCAAGATGGCGAAAGTTAAGATGACGCGTACCGGTGCCGCTGTCCGCAGCGTCATCGCCCTCCACCTCGCTCCGCGCCTGGCTCTTGACGCCAAGGTCGATCTTCGAACGATCCTGGCGAAGCTGACGGCCAAGAATTTCGCCACGCAGAAACCGACAATCATTGCCGGCATCAAGACCGCGACCAAGGGCAAGCTTGCGGCTGACGCCTCGATCGAGGACGTCGCCGGCCTGATCGATGCCTTGGAAAAGGCCCCGATCGCGGAAGGTGATGACGAGATCGACGTCGAGGATATGCCGGAAGAGACGATGGACGCCGAGGGCGGCGAGTCCGACATCCACGCTTTCCTCAAGGGCAAGCTCGGCGAGGATGACTACCTGAAGGCCTGCGACATGCTCAAGGCCGGTCCGCGAGGCGCCGCCGATGAGGATGACGAGGAAGACGACGAAGAGAAGAAGCGCAAGGCGAAGGAGGCCGAGGAGAAGATGGCGGGCGATGTCGAGAAGGCTGTTGCCGAGAAGACCAAGGACATGGTCGACAAGAAGGCCATGGACCAGGCGATCAGCGCCGCGGTCAAAGCCGAGCGCGATCGCGTGCAGGCCGCCGTGGACGCCCGCGAGGAAGTCAGGCCGTATGTCGGCACTCTTAAGGGCGCCTTCGATAGCGCGATCAGCGTCTATCAGGCTGCCCTCGGTGTGCTCGGTGTCGAAGATGCCGACAAGATCGACAGCATTCCAGCCGCCAAGGCAGTGTTGCGTTCCCATAAGCAGCCGGGCAACGGCAACCCACCGCCGAGGCCGCCGATCGCGACTGACGCCGCGGTCGCCAAGAGCCTGGCCGCGCGCTTCCCACACGCGGCCAGCATCAAGGTCAGCGCCTAACAGGTTTCCCCATCATCCAAACGTCGAACACCGCCGGCGGCGAACCGCGGCCGGCGACAACCCCGTTTTACCCCTGAAAGGAACACTCAATGGGCGGCTTTCAAACCAGGGTCACCGTTCAGCCGGCGATCGGCGTAGAAGGTGATTTCGCAAGCGCCAACCCGCGCTTTTCTGTGATCGCCGGCGCCGGCGCCTTCGTCTGTGGCGACTTCGGCGTACGAGTTGCGCGGTTTGCTTGGGCAGCCGACCAGCACGAAGACGATGTCGGCGGTCCGGCCGTCGTGAACAACTTCGGCTCCGGGCCCGTGACCGGGTTCGTCCACCGCGAACAGCAGGGCATGCTTACGCAGTATCTGCAAGAATCCAGCATGCTCGTGCCGGCCGGCCAGCCAATCACGCTGATGAACGGCGGCGACTTTGTCGTAAAGAACGCCGGCTCTAACCAGGCGCTGATCGGCATGAAGGCTTACGCCAACTTCCAGGATGGCTCGGTCCGCTTTGGGCCGGCTGGCGCTCCGGATTCCGGCGGTACATCGACCTCCTCCACGATCGCTGCCGAAACCAGCTCCTTCACTGGTTCGATCGAGGGGAACATCCTGACCGCTTCGGCTGTCACCGGTACGCTCTACAACGGTACCGTGGTCGCGGGCTCTGGCGTTCCGACGGGCGCCCACATCGTTAACCAGGTGCTGCCCCTGCAGGATGGCGAAGCGCTGCGCGGTGCCGGCCGCTACGCGCTCAATCTCTCCGAGCAGGATATCGACACGGAAGCTATGACCGGCAGCTATGGTCTCATGACAATCGGCGGCACCGTAGCAGGCACGTTCGCAGTCGGTCAGCCGGCCAACGGCAGCGGGATCAGTGATGGCACCGTGATTACAGACCTCGGCACCGGCACCGGCGCCGCTGGTACCTACATCGTCAACCTGACGCAGTCGATAACGCCCGGTCAGGCGATCAATACCGCGCTCGATGTCGAAACCAAGTGGTCCGCGATGAGCCCCGGCCTGTCCACCGAGCTCGTCAAGATCAGCGATCACCCGCTCGGCTGATCCCGAGCGCCCTTCCCTTCAAACCAAACGTAACTTGAGCCGAGCCTTCCTCGGCCGAAGGAGCATTAGCATGTACAATGGTACTCTTGAGCAGGCGATGCAGGCCTTTGCCTCCGAGAAAGAGTTCTTCGAATCCAAAGGCGTTTCGCTACTGGACACGGTTCGCTGCTATGCGACCGATGCAATCGCGACGAACTATCTCGCGATGGATGCTCAACCCGCTTTGCAGACGGATCCGAACACCGGCATTCCATCCTGGCTCACCACGTTCATCGATCCGGATATTTTCGATATCCTGTTCGCTCCGACTGAAGGAGCGGAAATCGTAGGTGAGGAGCGTAAGGGCAATTGGACCACATCGACGGCGATGTTCCCGACCGTCGAACATACCGTCGAGGTCTCGACGTATGGCGATTTCAATGAGAATGGCCGAGCCTCACTCAATACCAACTGGCCCCAGCGGCAATCGTACAATTTCCAGGTGATGCTCGAATACGGCGACCTCGAAATCGAACGCGCGGGCCTCGGCCGTGTAAACTGGATTAGTGGTCTCGAGGCTGCTGCGGCCGACGGCCTCAATAGGTTCAGCAACCTATCGTACTTCTACGGCGTTGCGGGGCTGGAAAACTTCGGTCTTTTCAATGATCCGAACCTTGGCGCTCCGCTTGCACCGTCTGTGAAGGTGAATGGCGGAACGTCCTGGTTTACCGATAGTGGCGCGCCGAACGCGACAGCGAACGAGGTCTACAACGACGTCGTCGCCGTCTATGAGAATCTGATCCAGAACAACATCGGTCTCGTCAACAAAAGGACGCCGATGGTGCTCGCGATGTCTCCCGGTTCGGAGGTGGCGCTGACGTTCACCAACTCCTTCAACGTCAATGTGGAAGATCTCCTCAAAAAGAATTTCCCAAATCTCCGCATTCAGACCGCGGTTCAATACGGCGCTTTGACACCCGACAACCCGCAGGGCGTCCCTGCAGGAAATTTCATGCAGCTGATTGCGGAGAAGATCCAAGGGCAGAAGACAGCCTATTGCTCCTTCACCGAGAAGTTGAAGGCGTTTCCGATTATCCGCGCGGCCTCGTCCTACAAGCAGAAGAAGATGGCTGGCACCTTTGGCGCCATCATCCGGATGCCAATCGGCTTTTCGTCGATGGTTGGCATCTGACGTTTTTCGGCCGCGGTCAAATCCGCGGCCGAACACAGCTCTCATTTTAACCAGGAGTTCCTGACGATGACCGATGCCCAGCCCTTAGTTCCAGAGGTAGTGACCGTTGCCTGCAAGCTGCCGCACGGCATCAAGATCCGCATGTACGCCAAGCGGGAGGAGCGGGAACAGGTCTTGGGCGGCGGTGTTCGTGACGTGACGATTTGGCGCCCGACAGGAAAGTATATCCGCATCAAGGGACCTAATGTGCCGGCGCAATACCGCGCACTTGTCGAAGTCATCGGCGGCTACGCGCTGACGTCGAACGTTCCGGCCGATGTCTTTGAGCATTTCATGGAGCACAATAAGGACTCCGAGTTTGTCAAAAACAACATGATCTATGGTCACAAGCAACGCGGCCGAGTCATCTCCTGGGCGCGCGAGCACGAAAGGCAGAAGACTGGTGTCGAGCCACTCGATGTGACTATGAAGTCGAAAGAAGGCCGCATGATCATTTCCGACGAACGGCTCGTGACCAACGGAGTCAGCGCGGCAATGGAAAGAGCCAATGCCGACTTCGATACGCAAGGCGCTTGATTGTTCCGTTGCGAGGAGCGCGCTATGGGTGTCGTTGTTCAGCTCAATTATGCCCAATGGATCGCGATCTATCCCGAGTTCACCGCCACGGTGAACCAGGCGCAGGCGCAGCAGTATTTCCAGCTTGCCACGACGATCCACCGCAACGACGGCGGCGGGCCGGTCCATAGTCCTGAACAGCAGCTCGCACTGCTCAACATGCTCACCGCGCATATCGCGGCACTGTTCGCGCCGCCGGCGCCGGGGCAGCAGGCATCGACCATCGTAGGCCGCATCAACAGCGCCAGCGAAGGTTCGGTGTCGGTCCAAGCCGCCTATTCGAACAGCGTCTCAGAGCAGATGGCGTGGTTCATCCAGACCAAATACGGCGCGATGTACTGGATGGCAACCGCGCCGTTCCGAACCATGCGCTACATCCCGAACAAGAACCGCGGCGTCGTCGGCCCTCCGGGCTGGGGCGTATAGCTCGAGGAGAACCAGCCCATGGATTTGGACGCCAAAGTCAATGCCCTCTGGAAATCGAAGGCTATGGTCGAGGAGGCCCTGAAGCGGCTCGACAACGTTCCGCAGTTGTCTGAGTCCGACATCCGACGGCTGATGTCCTTCATTCCTCAGTTCGAGGAAGCGATCGCCGATACGCGTCGGGCAGTACTGAATGTCGAGGCCCTGGCCGGCGATATCGAGATGATCCGCAGAGACCTCGCTCCGGTCATCGAATGGATGCAGGCCAAGAAGAAGGCGGAGTCCGACGCGGCCGACGCCGCAGCCGCAGCGGCGGCTGCCGAGGCCGCAAAGACGAAGGAAGAGCCGAAGGGGCCGCCGCAGCAAGAAGCCCCGAAGGAGCAGCCCAAGAGCCTCGCTGACGCGATCACCTGATGGCGACCATCAAGGGCGGCGACAAGTTCGCGCTGGCGCTCAGTCAGATCGCGGAGCAACTCTCGCGGCCAGGATCGGTCCGCGTCGGCTTCCTCGAGAACGCAACCGGGCCGGACGGTCAGCCCATCGCCGTTCGCGCCGCCGCCAACGAGTTCGGAACCAGCAAAATTCCGCCACGGCCTTTCTTCCGCAACATGATCGCGGAGAAGGAGTCGACGTGGCCGGTCGCGGTCGCCGAGAACCTGAAGGCGACCGATTACGATCAGGACCTCACCCTGCAACGCGTTGGCGAAGGGATCGCGAGCGACCTGCAGATGAGCATCCAGCAAACGAATTCGCCGCCGCTGGCGGAATCGACGGTCAAGCGCAAGGGCTTCGACAAGCCCCTCATCGAGCACGGTGACATGATCCGCGCCGTCTCGTTCGAAGTGAAATCCTGACAACGAGGAGTCCAACCATGCGAACCGTGACAACGAAAGTTGTGATCGTCATTGCCGCCTTGCTCGCGCCTGCGATCGCCGCGCGCGCTGCGAGCACCACCTTCTTCACCAACATCGGCGACCTGGCTTTCCCGATCGCGCCGCCGAAAAGCAATGGTGCGACGCCCGGTACTATCGACGACATGACAATCGGGGGGACCACACCAGCACCCGGCAACTTCACGACGCTGAAGTCTTCCGACGGTCTGGTCTGCACCACCTTCGCGCAAATGGGGACCCTGGCCTCACCGGCCAATGCGGCTTTCTTCGTCGCAACCAGGCCCTACAAGCTCGTCAGCGTCAGTGAGGTGCATTCTACGGCTGCCGGCGCCACCGAGACGATGCAGGTCGAGAAGGACACCGGGACCACTGCGCCGGGCTCAGGCACCGCTCTCCTGACCAACAATACGAACGCCGGCTTCAATCTTAACGCCACCGCCAACACGGTTCAGGCCGGCGCGCTCGTTGGAACAGCAGCGAGCGTGGCCCTTGCCGCTGGCGACCGCCTCGCGCTGAAATTCACCGGCACCGCCACTGCGACGGCGAACCTGGTCGTCACGGCTTGCCTGGCGCCGCGGTAGCCACGATGAACCTTCGGGCGATAGCCAACGGCGTGACGCGTGCGGTTAACCCAAACGTTGCCGCCACGCTGTTCATCAGCACCGGATACACGCTCGTCAACTATGTGCAGGTACCGACCTACGACAAGGCGCCGGTGCAGGCACAGGTTCAGCCCATCACCTCGGGCGATATCCGCCAGCTCGACGCCCTCAATGTTCAGGGAGCCCAGAAGGCCATCTATCTGAACGGCGCCGCACTTGCGATCAGCCGCATCAAGAAGCTGGGCGGCGATCTGGTCGTGTTCCCTGACGGCACCCTTCCAGAGGGCAATACGTGGCTGGTGCTGGCGTCCGTGGAGCAATGGGCGGACTGGTGCAAGGTTGCTGTGGTGCTGCAGGACGACATCCCAGACCCATCGTAAGAGGGATCATACAATGCTTCGAGGATTGACCGCGGCGCTGACGATCGCGCTCGCGATGAGCTGCGCGCGCGCCGATAGCGGTATCCGCCGGGTACCCTGCGGGTACCAGCAGGTTGCGGTCGATACAGCGACACCGCTGACAATCCCGGCTGCATGTGCGGGCACACCGAGCATGGTCGTCATTACGGCAGAGGGCCAGGCCGTTCGCTACCGTGATGACCGTACTGCGCCGACCGCCGCCGTTGGCATGCCGCTGGCTGTCGGTCAGGTGCTGAACTACGAGGGCACGATCTCGGCGCTTCGCTTCATCTCGCAGACCTCGGGCGGCAAGGTGAACGCCCTCTTCTACCGATGAACATTTCGATCACCCAGGACAGCATCAACATTGCGCTTGGCGATCTGCTGAAAGCGATGCTACCGCAGCTCCGGCCGGGCAAGATCGTCGTCGGACAGGTCAATCGGGTGCCCGCCCCAGAAGGTGACTTCATCGTGATGTGGCCGCTGCGCCGCCCACGCCTCGGAACCAATCTCGACACGATGGCCGATGCCGAGTTTGAGGGCTCGATCGACGGCGATCAGATGACAATCACCGACGTCATCCGCGGCGTCATGAACATCGATGCGACGGTCTTCGGCGTCGGCATCGCGATTGGCACAACCGTCTCAGAGCAGATTTCGGGGACGCCTGGCGGTGTCGGCGTCTACGCGGTGACTCCGGCGCAGGATGTCGCCGCGACGATTATCTCGGCCGGACAGGCGATCGTGATGCAGCCGACGGAAGTCGTGGTTCAGATCGACGTGCACGGGCCGGCGTCAGCCGAGAATGCACAGACGATATCGACCCTCTTCCGAGATCCGTTCGCGGTCGAACATCTCGAGGGAACCGGCCTATCACCCCTCTACGCAGACGATCCGCGGCAGATGCCATTCAATACGGCCGCAGTTCAATACGAGGACCGATGGATTGTAGAGGCCCATCTGCAGGTCGATCCGACCGTGGCAGTCTCGCAGGAGTTCGCAAGCTCCTTGACCATCGATCTCTACAACGTCGATTTCCCGCCATCGCCATGAGGAACCAATGAGCACAATCCCGGCCAGGAAACTCGTGGATGTCCCGCCGGGCGTATTGCCCGCCGGCGGCTCAGCCATCGTCACGAATGGTTTGATGCTGTCAAATGCCATCCGGGTGCCGATCGGTACCGTGCAGGAGTTCGACACGCCGGACGCAGTCAGCCAGTATTTTGGGGCGACCTCGATAGAAGCCTCAATGGCAACCACCTATTTCGCCGGTTACGACGGCTCGACCGTGAAGCCCGGCGCGCTCCAGGTGGCGCAGTACAATGAGGAGGATGTCGCCGCCTTCCTGCGCGGCGGGAACATCGCAGCGTCCACGACGCTGACGGAGCTGCAGAGCTTTAGCGGTACGCTCAACGTCACGATCGACGGAACGTTGAAAACCGCAAACGTAAACCTGTCGGGCTCCACTTCGTTCACGAACGCGGCCGAGCTAATCGCGAACCAGCTTGGCATCGAAGGCGTGCAGGTTGCAGCGTTCACCTGTTCGATCGCGACGACCACGCTAACCGTGACCGCCTTCACCGAGGGCGAAGGCAAGCTTGGCGTTGGCGTCGTCCTCAACGGCGCAAGCGTCACGGCCGGCACGTTCATCCAGCAGCAGCTCACGAGCACCGAGACCGACGGCTCAATGGGCGGCAAAGGCACCTATTCGGTCAACGCCTCTCAGACGGTGAACAGCGAGGCGATGACCGGTGATGCGCCGGCGGTGCAATTCGACAGCGTGTCTGGCGCCTTCCTTTTCTTCTCCGGTACCGCGGGCGAGGATTCGACCATCAGCTTCGGTTCTGGTGCTCTCGCAACCGACCTATTGCTGACGCAGGCCCTCGGCGCCGTCGTATCGCCTGGTGCTGTGGCGGCGACGCCAAGCCCGTTCATGGATGCGCTCGTGCGCAACCAGCGCAATTGGGTGACGTTTTTCACGACATTCAATCCGGATGCGCCGGACGAAATCACGGTCCGGCTCGCCTTCGCACAATGGGTATCGCGGCAGAGCAACCGCTTCGTCTACGTGGTCGCGGACAGCGACGTCTCACCGACGGTCTCAGATCCGGCTCCGAACTGTCTCGGTCAACAGATCAAGGCGCTCGGCTACGCATGCTGCTCGGTCAATTGGCAGCCAAGCGAAACCAATCTTGCAGCGTTTGTCTCGGGCGCCGCGGCCTCGATAAATTTCGACCAGCCCGGTGGCCGGATCACCTTCGATGGTCGATCTCAGGCGGGCCTGACCCCCGGCGTCACCGACGAAGTCGTGGCCGACAATCTGTCGGAAAACGGCTACAACTTCTATGGTGCCTACGGCACCGCGAATGCCGAGTTCATCTTCTACGTCGACGGCTCAGTTTCCGGCGCCTTCACCTGGCTGGACAGTCTCATCAATGCCATCTGGCTGACGAACGGCTTCCAGTCCGATTTGATGACGCTGCGGCAGAACACTAACGCGATCCCGTACACCTCGGCCGGCAATACCACTATCGAAGAAGCGCTGTCGGACCGCATCCAGCAGGGCCTGACGTTCGGCATGTACAGCGCCGGTGTTGCAGTTTCGGGCTCACAGGCAGCCGCCGTCAATGCCGCAGCTGGTGGCCTGAATGTGGCCGCAACGCTGTCGGTGCAGGGCTGGTATCTCTTCATAGGCACCGCAACTCCACAGGTGCGTCAGCAGCGCGGTTCGCCGCCCATGAAGTTCTTCTACACCGACGGCGAAGCGGTGCAGACGATCTCGCTGCCCACCGTCGCTCTCCTCTAATCGATCGCGCGATCTGGGAGCCAATCGAAAATGTCAATAACCGCAGCCAATGCGATCATCATGCTGACGATCCCTGGTCTTTTCGACCAGCCGTTTCAGCTCCAACAGTTCGCCGCCGACAATGTCTTTGGCGTCGAACCGATCGAGGCGGCCGAAACCGCAATGGGCGTGGATGGTGTCCTGACCGGCGGTTTCATCAACGTTCCGACCAGGCAGACCTTCTATTTGATGGCAGATTCGCCGGCCAACTTCTTCTTCGATCAATGGTTTCAGCAGCAGAAGGCGCAGCAGGACACTTTGATCGCGAGTGGCACCGAGACGCTGCGCAGCCTTAGGACCAAGTATTCGATGACTCGCGGCTTCCTAACCTCCTATCAGCCGATCTCCGATGCTCAACGCACCTTGAAGGAGCGAAAGCACACCATCACATGGCAAAGCGCCATTCCGAATCCGGTGTGATGCATGCGTAACGAACTTGTGGTCAAGATCACCGACGACAATCGAGACAAGGACAAGACCTTCCTCATCGTCGAGATGTCAGCCTATGACCTGGAATGGTTCGCGGTGCGAACCTTCCAGGCGTTGGGAACCTCAGGCGTGCCGGTCTCTCCGGACGTGGTTCAGGCCGGCGCGCTCGGCCTGGTGCTCCTCGGCTACCAGACCTTCATCGGCTCCGCGCCGCCGGCGGTGAAACCGCTGATGGATGAGATGCTGCAATGCGTCTGGAGCCACCCGCAGTCTGACGTTCGCGTCCCGTGGAATCCGCAGCTCGTTGAGGAGATTTCGACGCTGAAGCTGCTCCGCGAGAAATGGCTGTTTTTGCATACGGGTTTTACTTTGGCCGGGCTCGTACAGACATTGAACGAGGCGATCTCGGCCAAGCTTCAGATGGCACGAACCGCCAGCTCGCAGAATACGTCAACATCCCCCGATCAATTGGCGCAGTCGTAAGCCTTAAGCTCGCCACGCTGCACGAGACGCAGACGATCTATAGCCTGCGAGATGTCTACGATCTGATCGAGGTCGGACAAGTCGATGCCTATAACCGATGGCTGATGCGGCCGAAGAGACCTTGATATGGCTCACGTCATCGACTCGCTTGTCATCGAACTCGGCCTGGATGCGACAAAATTCGACGCCCAACAAAAGAAGGCCGTCGAGGCTGCCAAGAAGACCACAGACGAGGTCCGCCGGCGATCGAGCGAAGTCGAGGATTCGACAGATCGAGTCGGGGAATCGATCGCCATGTTGGGCCGCCGCGCGGTCGGCATGTTCGCCGTGCTCGCCGGCGTCGATAGCCTCAGAGGCTTCGTCACCGACACGATACAGGCCGGCGCTGCCGTCGGCCGGCTGTCACGCGCGATCGGACAGAGCGCAAGCGACATATCAAAATGGCAGGGCCTTGCTCGCGAATTCGGCTCGACGGGTGAGCAGATGGCTGGATCCTTCCAGCAGCTTTCCAACGTCTTCACATCCTGGCAGGTGGGTGGTCCGGAAGCGCCCGGCATCATGCCGATATTCCGCGCCATCAACACCGAGGCGCAGAAACTGGACGCCGCCAACGCCCGCACGATCGACAGCACCAAGTCGCTGCAGGAAAACTACCTCGCGCTGGCGCAGAACCTGAAGATCATCCACGACCTTGCGCAGGACCAGAATCTGGCGTCCTACCTCGCCGGCAAAATCCCGGGCATGGACGCGGGCATGTTTGACATGCTGATCCAGGGTTCGGACAAGCTCATCGAGAAGCTTCAGAAAATCCAGGGCTGGACGGACTCTGAGGCGGAAGCAGCTGGCCGGCTTCAGCGGCGCTGGGATGCACTCAAGGTATCCACGGAGAACTTCGGGCTCAAGCTTCTCTTCGGCGCAATTGACCTGGCGCACTACCTCCTCGTGACGCCGCAGGACGGGGGGAAAGCGACAACGTACACCCGCCCAGCCGTCAACTCGACGCCGGTCGATGCGGCGGCCGGCGGATTCCGCAATCCGTCACAGAAAGAAGCGTTCATCCGGCAGCAGGCGTCGAGCCGGGGCATAAACCCGGACTATGCAATGGCGGTTGCCCGCAGCGAGGGCTTCTCCAGCTTCGTTGGCGACAATGGAACGTCGTTTGGCGCCTACCAGCTTCACATCACCCCCGGACGCCGCGGGCACGCCGTCGGCGACCAGTTCCGCGAACAGACCGGGCTCGATCCATCCGACCCGGCCAACGAAGCGCGCACCATCACCTTCGCGCTCGATTGGGTGCAGAAACATGGCTGGACAGATTTTCATGGTGCGGCCAACGGCGCGCACCTCTCGCAGTGGGCCGGTGTCGATCGCAACGCGCCGGCAGTCTCGAGCCAGCAGACCACGTTCGAGATCAACGGGCCGATCAACCTGCCCGGTGTGCGAGATCCGCAGGACTTCACCAATCGTCTGCGCGAGCTGGGCTTGCGCCGGCAGGCTGAAGCCAATCAGGCATCGGTGGGCGGCGAATGAGCATTCCGGGTTTGCCGAGCCTTCCGAGCGATATCGCCGGCGTCTTCTCGGAGGTGGTGCTGGTCGCCTCAGACCTCCTTGGCTTCGGCGCCGTTTCGTCGCAATGGGGCCTCTTCCTCAACGGCGAGCCGGTCGTGATCGCCGACAGCGTGCTATCGATCGAGTTCACGCAGGATTTCAGCATTACCAATGCACCCGTCGAACAAGGCAGCTTCGCCTCCTACAATAAGGTGCAGCGGCCGTTTGAGACGACGCTGCGCTTCGCGACGGGTGGATCGATCGCCGATCGGCAGAACCTCATCAATTCGATTGCTGCGATCATTGGCGACACCAACCTCTATGATGTGGTGACGCCGGAGGTCACCTATACGAACCTAAACCTGGTTCATCAGAACTATTTACGGTCGGCGGAACGAGGAGCGGGCCTCCTCACCATTGATGTACGAGCGCAGGAGGTCAGGCCTGCGGGCCTCGTGACCTCGAGCGCTGCAGCCACGCAGACCGGCAACACCGGAACGACGACGCCGGTCTCGGGCACCAGCGACACCTCTGTTGGTCCGCTGACCGGACAGGATCGCATCAACAACGGATTCGCGGCGATCAACGCACCGCAGGACCCGGCGGCCTCGCCGGTCCTGAACGGCGGCAATGTGCAGCCGCAAACCCCGACAGCGGCGCAAAACTCGCAATTTACTTCGGCCCTTACCGAGGCCGGCAACCCGTTTAACGACTGATGCTGATCGTTCCGACGCAGCCTGTTCCGAACCAGACCTTCTCGGTTCTGGTCGGCGGCCAATCCTGCCAAATCACGCTGGCGACCAGAAGCGACGGGCTGTTCTATTTCAGTCTCGCGGTGAACAACACGCCGGTGGTCGAGAACGTAACCTGCGAGAACGCCAACCGCCTTGTTCGGTACGCATACCTCGGCTTTATCGGTGATTTCTGGTTTCTCGACCAGCAGGGAACGGATGATCCAGTCTACACCGGCCTCGGCTCTCGCTGGCTGCTCGAATACATTGAAGCCTCGGACATCTCGACGTGACCGCTGGCTTCACCATCAAGCAGCTCCAGGCCAGCATCACCATCAACCCGTCGTCTTCGACGCCAACATTCAACGGTAGCTCTGACAATACCGTCACCTTTGGCGGCGCCGGCTCTAGCGCAGTCCGCATGAAGGCCTCGATCCACAACGCCGGCGGCATCGATGGCAAGCTCGACCTGTCGGTCTGGGGTCTGCCGCTCAGTGTGATGAGCCAGCTATCGACGTATGGACAGCAGATCAATCTCTTGCCCAAGAACCAGATCATCCTGCAGGCGGGCGATTCAGAAAGCGGTCTGTCGCAAGCCTATGTCGGATCGATCATCGCGAGCGTTATCGACTTTCATCAGCCTGACGCGCCGATGCGGATCACAGCGAACGCCGCAGCCGCCTTCGCTGCGGTTGCTGCCACACCATCGAGCTACAACGGCGCCGTCCAGATCGCGACGGCCATGCAGGCGATCGCGCAAGCGATGGGGCTGACGTTCGAGAACAACGGCGTGACCGGCGCGCTATCCAATGTCTATCTCTATGGCTCGCCCCGCGACCAGTACAACGAGCTCGTGCAGCACGCCGATATCAGCGCGACGATCGATCGCGGCGTGCTTGCTATCTGGCCGAAGTTCAAGAACCGCAACGCTGGCGTCATCACCATCTCGCCGCAAGACAATACGATGTTCGACTACCCGGCCTATACCTCTACCGGCGTCATGTTCCAGGCGCCGTACAATCCAGGTTTCGCTATCGGCAAGCAGGTGACGATCAAGGGTTCGCAGCTTCAACCGGCGAATGCGACTTGGAACATCTACAGTGTGAACCACGAGCTCGAATGCCAAACGCCGGGCGGCAAGTGGGAAAGCGTGCTGTTCGGTACAAGCCCCAACTTCGCAACCCCGGTGACGACCAATGGCTGACTCGACCTCCGGCTATAGTCAGCAGGATCCGGACGATAGCGCATCAGACTTCCGCGCACTTCAATTCCAGATCGACCGAACGTTAGCCCGCGTTCGCACCATCGTGCTGGTCAAGGTGATCGCGGTCGGTGGTGGCGCCGGCGCCATCGCCGCGCCGGGCACCGTCAATGTGCTGCCGCTGACCAAGATCGTTGATGGCCAGAACAATGTCTCTTCGCACGGGACGGTCTTCAACGTTCCCGTCTTTCGAGTGATGAGCAAATGGGGCGCTCTAATCGTCGATCCGGTCGTCGGTGATATCGGCTGGATGGCAGTCTCCGATCGTGACATATCGGTGGTGAAGTCGACCAAAGGCAAGGAGTCGCAGCCAGGATCGAGACGCAAATTCAGCATGTCGGATGGCGTCTATATCGGTGGCCTGTTCGGAGACGCGCCGACGCAATACCTGCGGTTCACCGAGCACGGCATCGACGTCAAATCCGGCAACGACGGCATTGCGCTGAATGGTTTGAAGATCAAAGCCGACGGCTCAATCGACGGCGACCTGACGGTAGCCGGAACAGTCTTCGCAGGTACGGATGTGCAGGCGAAGACCGGTGCCGCCAAGGTCACGCTAATCGGCCACGAACACGCTGGTAACAACCAGCCGCCGATCGCGGGGCACTGATGAAGACGCTTCTGCTCAATCCGCAAACCTGGGACCTCACGAAGGATGCTGCTGGCAATATTGCGGTCGCGTCCGATCCGTATTCCCTAGCGCAGGATGCGGCCAGCGCAATCAAGCTCTTCCAGGCCGAGCTTTGGTACGACACGACACAGGGAATCCCCTACTTCCAGCAGATTTTCGGCAAGCCTCCGAATATCTCGCTCATGAAAGCGAAGTTCGGCGCTGCCGCTCTGACAGTGCCGGGCGTCAAGGCTGCGAACGTCTTCATCACCTCGATCGTCAATCGCGAGGTTCACGGGCAGGTCCAGATCCTTGATCAGGCCGGCAACACAGCGGCTGCGAATTTCTGAAATGGCGATCACCACGAACGTTCCGCCGATCACGTTCACGGCGCAGGGATTTGTCGCGCCAACGCAGGATCAGATCCTCGCTGGCGTACAGGCCGATATCAATGCAGCGTTCGGCGGCGGCCTCAATCCGTCCCTCTCAACGCCGCAAGGCCAGCTAGCGTCGTCGATCGCCGCAATCATCGCGGCCGCCTACGACAGCTTCATCACGCTATCGAACCAGATGAACCCCGACTTCGCGTCGGGGCGATATCAGGACGCCATTGGTTCTATCTATTTCCTGCTCCGGAATCCATCCGAGCCGACGACGGTCAGCTGCACCTGCACAGGAGGCGCCGGCGTTCTCATTCCGGTCGGCTCGCTCGCGCGAGACATATCGGGCAACATCTATTCCTGCACCGATGGCGGCACGATCCCTGAGACCGGCAGCATCAGCCTGACGTTCGCAAATCAGACGTTGGGGCCGATAGCCTGCCCGGCCGGCACGCTGACCGAGATATATCGCGCCATCAACGGCTGGGACACCATCACCAACCCAGACGATGGTGTGCTCGGTGCCAATGTCGAGAGCCGGCAACAATTCGAGGCACGGCGGCGCGCGTCGGTCGCGGCCAACTCGTCCAACACTAACGAGGCGGTGATGGGCGTGGTGTTGAGCGTCAAGGATGTGCTCGACGCATATGTCACCGACAATCCAAAGGGCACCAACCAGACTATCGGCGGCGTCTCGTTGCTCCCGCATTCGATCTATATCGCCGCGGTCGGCGCGACCGACTTGGACGTAGCAACCGCCATCTGGAGCAAGAAGCCCCCCGGCTGCGACATGAACGGCAACACCGACGTTACCGTGGTCGGTGATTCAGCTCTCTACGCGCCTCCTCTGCCGACTTGGGACATCACTTTCGAACGGCCGTCTGGCCTGCCGATCCTGTTCGCGGTCACTATCCTCAACAACAGCCAAGTCCCGGCCGACGCCGTCACCCAGATCCAAAACGCGATCATCAGCGCGTTCGCAGGCGGCGACGGTGGCGAGCGCGCGCGGATCGGCTCCACCGTATTCTCGCTGCGCTATGCGCCGTCGATCATCGCGCTGGGCACGTGGGCGCAGATCATCTCCTTGCAGGTCGGCTCATCGAATAATTCGAGCGCGACGTTCACCGGCGCGATCGCCAACACGACGCTGACCGTCAGCGCGACAGCCTCCGGAGCGGTCGCGATCGGCCAGACGGTTTCCGATGTCGATGGCATCGTGCTGCCGGGAACGGTAATCACCGCCGGAAGCGGCACGACCTGGACGGTGAGCGTGTCGCAGACCGTAAGCTCTACCACGATGTTCGGTTCGTTGGCGAACCGCAATGACGTCACGGTCAACATAGACCAGGTGCCGACGATCAACGCGACGAACATCAAGGTGAGCCTAACGTGAGCGGGCCGGATATTAACCGGCCGCGACCGGGATCCAATGCGATCGGCAAGTTTATCATCGGCGTCTCGCCGATCGGACCGATTCCGGATTTCGACTTCTGGAAGACGGTTATCTCACAATACGCAAACAGCCCGATCATCATCGAGCTAATCTACAACGTCTTCCAGTGCGTCGACCAGACATCCAACATCACCGCGTTCTTTGACGATATTTTCAACATTGCAACCGCAGTCGGCTATGGCCTCGACATCTGGGGCGATATCGTCAACGTCTCGCGCACACTCAGCGTCCCAGAGAGCGATATCTATCTCGGCATGGAGGAGGCGCAACCTGGTTCGCAACCGTTCGGCCAAGCGCCGTTCTTCCAAGGCCAGCCGCTGACGAACAACTTCGTGCTCGCGGACAGCTCCTACCGGATCCTGATCTTCGCCAAGGCGCTGTTCAACATCACGGACGGCTCGATCAAGTCCATCAACCAGATCCTGCGCAGCCTCTTTCCGGGACGCGGCAACTGCTACGTCGTCGACAACCGCGATATGACGATGGTCCAAAAATTCGATTTCGCCCTATCGCCGCTCGAACTTGCGATCGTCGAACAGTCCGGCGTGCTGCCGCGGCCGTCCGGCGTGGACGTCGCTGTCATGACACCTCTCTGAAAGATCGCCCATGCTCTCCACGTCGATCCCCAGCAAGTTTCCCGTGCTGTGGGCGCAATTCGCCAGCGCCGCATTCATCCGGCCGATTCCCGTCGACTCGCAAATCGGCATCCAGAACGGTGCGGCCTCGCTGCATGATGGATGGGTGCCGCTCAACTTCGATCCGATCGCTGCCGGCGGCGTCCCGCCATTCGGCTCCGACTTCAACGGCATCTTCCAGCAGATTTCGGCGGCCCTGCAATGGGCTGAAGCTGGGATGGGCTACAGCTATGACGCCGATTTTGCTTCAGCGATTGGCGGATATCCGAAGGGTGCGGTGCTGCGTTCGGGCCTTGTGCTCGGCAAGGAATGGATGTCAACCGTCGACAACAACCTGACGAACCCGGACGATCTAAGCGGAGCGGCAGCAAATTGGGTCACGAAGCCCGGGCAGATCGTTAGCGGAACGCCCGTTCCATCGTTTTCGTCCACCCTGAATCCAAGCGGCTTCGTCACCGCGAACGGCCAGACCGTCGGCAACGCCGCGTCCGGCGCTAACGTTGCAAACGCCTCAACGTTTTTCTTGTTCTGCGCAGTTTGGCTGCAATTCTCCAATTCGCAATGCCCTCTTCTAACCAGCGCCGGAGCACCGGTCGCACGAGGAGCAAATCCATTCGCTGATTTCGCAGCCAACCGACGACTTACGACGCCGGCGCTTCAAGGTACCGGGCTCATTGGCGTAGATACGATGGGCGGCGGGGTAACTGCACTTTTGAATGGCGTCACCGTCGTCTCCGGCAACACCACCACGCCCGGGTCGATCCTTGGCGGAAATCTTGTAACCCTCGCTGCCTCGCAAATCCCCGGCATTAACTCCTCCGGTTCGATGTCGGGTTCGATGTCAGGCTCGATGTCCGGTGGTTGCTCCGGGTCGATTTCTGGTTCGACCAGTGCGGTTATTCTCGGTGCCACGCAGGGTTCGGGCGGTGTCGGCGGCGGGGGCAACTTCGGCTTAGGAGGTAATGCGAGCGTTAGCGGCACCTTTTCGGGGACCGCGAACGTCTCCGGTACCGTCAGCGGCTCTGTCTCTGGATCGGTATCATCCACGAATACAGGAAATGGCTCACACAACAATGTCGAGCGATCTGTGGGTGCGTTTTGGAACCTTGCGCTATGAAGCATAAGATCAAGCTCTCGGAAATCGTTGGCATTGAAGACTTCGCTGGCAAGGCCGCGTCTCACGCAGTTGAGTTGAAGGCATGGCGCACGCACATGAGCCGCGTAAAGCAGGATGAGGCGAACTCCGAGTTAGCCCCGTTCCAGCGTCACATTGCTTATCCGCGGCCACGCGCCCACATCGCGATCGAGAAGTCTATCGACGAAAATGACGAAGCAAATTTTGAGATCGTCGACGATAGTCCATCGATCGATCCACCAGACCCGCAGCAGGCACTTGCGGCCGCCAAGCTCAATTTATTGAGCCTGCTTTACCATGCCGAGCAGATTGCGATTTCGAAGATTTTGCCAGCCGGAAAGCGGCGCCTGTTCGGCATGCGCGAGAACGACCTCGCAAAAGTGGAAAATGATGCCTATCAGGCTGCCATGAACAAGCTTGGATGGTTCAGCAAGGCAACCACCAAGCCCGATCAGGTGATGGCGGCCATTCGTCAGAATCGCTCTCCATCTGACCAGCATTTCCTCGACGATCAACAGCAGCGGCGCCAGCAGATCGACGCCATCGAGCGGGCGGCCGCGCAGGCGTCCCACGACATCGAGGACTTAACCGCCGATACCATCGGTTCCTGGAAGACGCCTTCCTTCTAACGGATCATCAGAAATGAAGACGTTATTGAAGTCGGTCGCGCTCGCGTCCGGACTAGCGATGGCTGCTGGCTTGCCAGCGATCGCGGGGTCCTCGCCAAACCTGCAGAACGGTCAGGTGCCGACCGCGGCGCAGTGGAATAGCTATTTCGCGTCCAAGCAGGATGATTTGGGTTACGTCCCGCTGAACACCGCCGGCGGGATCATGACCGGGCGGCTTGTCACGGCACCGCCCGGCGCGCAGACGGCCGGTTTCAATCTAACCCCAGGCACGACGCCCGCGCAGCCCGCAGATGGCGATCTGTGGATGACTTCTTCCGGCGTCTTTGCGCAGGTGAACGGCACGACAATCGACCTGCTGACCGCGACTGCGGCGTCTATGACGGTCGGCATCACTGACGTCATCGGAGGCACGAGCGCGCGTGTGCTCTTCGATAACGCTGGTGTTCTCGACGAATACACGATCTCCGGCACTGGCAGCGTCGCGATGACTGCCGGCCCGACATTCACGGGAACGATCGGCGGCGTAAATGCGGTGCTCTCCGGATCGCTCTCGCTTGGCGGCGCGACGATCGGCGGCAACGTGCTCGCGGTGAAGGGACCGACAGCCATCCAGTCGAACTCGTCGACCGCGCTCGCGGTCGGCGCCAATGGCGCGACCAATCCCGTGCTCACTGTTGACGGCTCCAGAACCAATCAGGCCACAGGCCTACAAATCGTCGGCAACGCTGCTGGAAGCGGCACGGGCCTCAACACGACATCGACGGCCACTAATGAAAATCTTTCGCTCAATGCCAAGGGCAGCGGCATCATTCTTATCGGCAATGGAGGTTCGACCGGGACGGTTGATGTCGGCGCTGGCGGCGGCGGCCTCACAGTTCACAGCTCGTTCAGCGCAGCCGGCCTTGTAACCTTCGCTGATATGGCGACCGCTGCGGTGGCAACCGGATCGCAGTATCAGAGTGGCGCGTCGAGTGTGCTCGTGCCGGCGAGCGTGATCTACTCGGCCGAAGCCACCATCACCTTTGGTTCGACCATCAGCATCGACACCACGACGTTCATCAACGCGGCTGTCACGCTGACCGGCAACATCACCACGATGAACTTCACGCCTATGGTCGGGAAATCATTCCAGATCAGGTTTATTCAAGATTCCACGGGTGGGCGCTCGACCGTCTGGAACAGTCTGTTGAAATTTCCCGGAGGCGTTACCCCGACGCTGTCGACCATAGCTGGTGCGGTCGACGTACTCGAAGGATCCTGCATCACGGTCAACTTTTGCGCAGCCTCTCTCCTTCAGAATGTGAAGTGATACATGACGTTCCGTAGAGCTGTTCTCGCGTTCGTTGTCGCGCCCTGGCTGGCGCTCCTGTCCGCCGCGCAGGCCAATATGCCCGGCACATTTCAACCCATGCTGATGGCGCAACTCAGCAGCAGCACACAAAATATCTCATGCACGGGCGGCACTATCTCCGCCTTCGGCGCGACCCGCATTCATGTCTTCAATTCGAGCGCTACGTTGACATGCACCGGCTCGGGCAACGTCAACTATATTGTTGTCGGCGGTGGTGGTGGTGGCGGTGCCGGGGCGACAAACATCGGTGCTGGTGGTGGTGGTGGTGCTGGACAGGTTAACCCCGGATCGACAAATCTTATTGCCGGCTCTTACAGCGTCACTATTGGTGGTGGTGGCGCGGGTGGTTCTTCCAGCAGCGTGGCGGGATCGAACGGTTCATCATCATCTATTGCCGGGGTCGCGTCCGCGATCGGCGGCGGTGGTGGAGGATCATTCGGTAATGGCCTTGGCGGCGCGAGCGGTGGCGGTGCTGCCGGCTGGGTGAGTGGCGGCCCTCTCAGTGGTGGCGCTGGTTCTGCTGGCCACAAAGGTGGCGATCAAGGCGCGGCCACCGATACAGGCGGGTCCGGAGGTGGCGGCTGCAACGCAGTTGGCAGCAATGGTGGTACCGGGTCTTCAACCAGCAATGGGGGCAACGGCGGTAATGGATGCGCATCATCCATTACGGGGACGTCGCTCACCTACGGCGGTGGTGGTGGCGGCGGACAAAACGGTGTCAATGCGGGAAGCACGAACGGTGCGGGCGGTACAGGTGGTGGAGGTGCAGGCGGCATCTCGATCAGCGGCACGGCTCAGCCCGGATCGCCTGGAACGGCAAACACCGGCGGCGGCGGAGGTGGTGGCTCTCAACAAGTCGTAGGAGCAGCAGGTGGCAACGGTGGCTCCGGTGTCGTCATCGTTGCCTATACGGCGCAAGTCAGCGTTCTTCTGACTTCGTCGGGCAGTTGGACTGTCCCGCTCAACTTTAACAACAGCGACAATTCGATTGAGTGCATTGGTGGTGGCGGTGGTGGCGGTGGTGGCGGCACCAATAGCGCGGCGTCGGGCGGCGGCGGTGGTGGTGGTGAATACCGCAAGTCGGCTAATGTCAGTCTGACACCAAGCACGAGCGTTGCTTTCACCATCGGCACGGGCGGCAGCGGTGGTGCGATAGCTACGAACGGGACGGCGGGTACAAGCACTTCATTCACGGGCGCATGCACAGCGAACGGTGGTGGCGCTGGTATCGCTGGTGCGTCGAATGGCGGCGGCGGCGGTGGCGCGGGTGCGGGCGGCACGGGCGGCACGGGTGCTGCCGCAAATTTCAACGGCGGCATTGGCGGCACAGGTGGCCTTACCACTGCAGGCGGTGGCGGCGGCGGAGGCGCTGGTGGTCCTTTGGGGGTTGGTGCCGCTGGCGGCAATACAGTTGGCACCAATGGCGGCAGCGGTGGCGGCGGCAATGGAGGCGGCTCTACTGGGCAAACGCAAGTCAGTGGCACCGCGATCGGGGGCAGCGGTGGCAACAATCAGGCCGGCACCGGTGGTGGCGCTGGTGGCAACAATTCGAATGGATCGGATGGCAGCAACGGCGGCGGCGGCGGTGGTGGATTTGCTGGCTTCGGCGCAAGCGGCGGTCTTGGTGCCGGCACCAACGGCGGCGCCGGGTCGATGGGTAGCGATCTTGCAACAGGAATTGGCACCGGCGGCGGTGGAGGCGGTGGTGGCGGTGGAGCCGGATCTTTTCCCGGTGCAGCTGGCGGCGCGTCACTTGGATATGGTGGCGGCGGTGGCGGTGGTGGACGCGGCGGTTCTGGCAACAATGGAGGCCCCGGCGGCGATGCCAAGCAAGGCGTCATCAGGATCACTTGGACTCCGCTGACGAGCCCGACGATCTATGTCTTCAATTCGAGCGGAACGTTCTATCAGCAAGTCGGCGCAAGCCTGATCAACTATCTGATCGTGGCGGGCGGCGCTGGCGCGGGTGGTGGTGGCGGTGGCGCTGGCGGCGTGCTGCCCGGCTCGGCAGTTCTCACATCAGGGGCATATCCCGTCGTCGTCGGCGCTGGTGGCGCGGGCGCAAGCGGATCCGTTGGCCTTAACGGTTCAAACTCGTCATTCAATGGCTTTACTGCGATCGGAGGCGGTGGAGGTTGCGGTGCTGGAATTGGTCCAAACGTTGGTGGGTCTGGTGGCGGATCTTGCGGCGGCTTTACTGGACCGGGCGCGAGTGGCACTGCCGGGCAAGGCAATAAGGGCGGCGACAACCTCTTGGGCTTTGTTCAAGGCGGTGGTGGTGGTGGCGCTGGCGGCGCAGGTCAAGCTGCTCCCAGCACAACAACGGCGGGTAGCGGCGGCGCCGGCTTGATGTCCAGTATTTCCGGCGCGTCGGTTTGCTACGCGGGTGGCGGCGGTGCAGGTACGAGCGCGGGTTCGACCCCCGGCGGAGCGACATGCGGCGGTGGCGCTGCGCAGGCGAATCCAAATCCGGGAGTATCCGGCACCGCGAATACAGGCGGCGGTGGCGGCGGTGGTCAACCGGGCGGCAATGGCGGCTCCGGAGTCGTGATCGTTTCTGTACCATAGGAGAGTTGAGAATGAAGGTCTTCACGTTGCCTGACGGCACGACGGTTCAACCGCAAGATCAATTCCAGATCGGCGATCAGAAGTATCCGCCGTTCTGGCTTTCCTCTGCGAGCGATGCCGAGATCGCCGCGGCTGGTGTCACGGTGAAGGAGGTTGAAGATCCTCCTCCGCCCCCTCCTCCACCTCTCGCGCTTGCGGCGCTCGATTTTCGTCGTCTGTTCACTGATGCGGAGACCGTCGCGATCACGCAGGCGAGCCAGACGAATCCGCAGCTTCGGATTTTCATGGACGATGAAAGCTCGGCCGGCATCGTCCACATGGACGATCCAGAAGTGACGGGCGGGGTCGCTTCGCTCATCTCCGCCGGACTACTCACCCAAGAACGCGCCAACGCCGTACTTGCTGGCGCACCACCACCCACTGCCTAGAACCATCAATCTGCAAACCAAGCCGCCTTCGGGCGGCTTTTTTATTGGAGGAGTTATGAAGATCGTTCCCCGCGTCGTCGATATCTATCACGGCGACGTTCTGACGAGCGACACCATCGCCAATCGCGATCCGGTGTCTGATTTCAAGGCGATGGCAGAAGTCGGCATCTGGGGCCTGATCCACAAGGCAACACAGGGCCTCAGGATGACCGATACCGCTTACGCACCGCGTGTGAAGGCCGCGCGCAATGCCGGTCTCTTGACGGGCGCCTACCACTTCAACACGGGCGACAGCATCGCCGGTCAGGTGAACCACTTCTTCGACGCTGCAGAGCCAGACGCCAATACGCTGATGGCCCTCGACTTCGAAGACAATCGCGCAAGCCAGATGTCGCTTTCACAGGCCGCCCAATTCCTTCAGCTCGCAGACGAGAAGCTCGGCCGGCCGTTATGGCTGTACGGCGGCAACCGGCCGAAGGAACTGCTCGCGAATGCCTCAGCGGAAATCCGCGCGCTCTTCAGCAAGAGGCATTGGTGGCTATGTCAGTATTCGTCGGCGCCGAGTGTGCTCGACTACAACCATAAGCCGATGCCCTGGTCGGACTTTACGATCTGGCAATTCACGGGCGACGGAGTCGGCCCGACTCCTCACATTCTGCCCGGCATCAAGACCAAGGGCATCGACATCAACCACTTTGCCGGCACGCGTGACGAGCTCGCCGCGGCATGGGTGAACTGACATGCGAACACTGATCGCTCTCGCGCTCGTCGCAGCGTTCGTATCGCCGGCCTCAGCAAAGAAGTTCACCCAGGCCGATCTCGCCCGCGCGCTGCTCGGCGCGGATATCTATGGCAGCCACCGCACGCCGTTGGCGGCGCCGCGGCCGCATCCGGAGCGTCGTCACGGCAAGGTGCATCGTTGACGCCACCTGACGCGCTGATCGCCTCCTATTGCGGGCTCATTTATAGCCCAATGGCGATCGTCGAAGGCTTCGACCACTATGATGCCGGTCTCGATGACGGCATCTGCTGGGCATTGAAGCGCCTCGACGGCGTCGACCTCGTGGTCTTCCGCGGCTCAACCACGATCCAGGACTGGCTGCGGGACTTCCGCGCGCTCGCCCTGCCCTCGCGCATCGGCCACGTCCATACCGGATTCTACGCCGGCATGGAGCACGCATGGTTCGAGATCCGACCGATGGTATCGCAACCGGTTGTCGTCACCGGACATTCACTCGGCGCCGCGCGCGCCGATGTTCTCACCGCATTGATGGTCGCCGACGGTACGCCGCCGGCGGCCCGCGTCGTGCTCGGCGAACCGAAGCCGGGCCTTCTCGACTTCGCCAAGGTGATCAAGGACGTGCCGGCGCGCAGCTATCGCAATGGCGACGAGCTGCATCATGACCTGGTCACTGACGTCCCCTTCTCATTTCCGCCGGAGCAATACGTGCACCCGACCCCCATCGTGCCGGTGTGCTGCAAACCCCATGACGATGAGTTCGTGCAGAACGGAATCTTCGCCTGGCATCACATTGATCTTTACGAGACCGCGCTGTCGGTCGTCGCAACACAGGAGAAAGTAGCGTGACCCCCAAACCGTTCTGGCTTCCCGATACCCAGGGCTTCCTTGCGATGGCGATAATCCTGTTGATCGCTGTCGTCGTGCTGATCTTGATCCTGCACCCGCCCGTCATCGATGAGCGGACAAGCGGCGTGCTGATGACGATCGTAGGCGTTCTGATCGCATGCCTCAAAGACGTCTATTCCTTCTTCTTCGGATCCTCCAAGGGTTCGGAGAAGAAGGACGATGCGCTGATTTCCGGGACTATTACCCCGACGACACCCGCGCCTTCCCCCTCCTCGAGCACGGCCAAGGCCGTGGCGGTCGTCGCCGCGATCGTAATGGGGGCGTTTGTGCTCGTCGCCAGCGCCGGCGATGCGTATGCCGAGGCGCAGATCAAGAAGCCGGCAGTGACCGGCAACATCGTCAAGGATATTCGCACCGACCTCGGCATCTCGGACAAAGCCGGCGTCACCAAGAATGAGGATGGATCAATCCAGTGCGACTTCAACATCTTCCTGCTGCTGAACCCGAAGAATCTTAAGCAGGTCATCAAGGCTTGCGTCACAGACGCGAATTCGACGCTCGCTGCTGATACCGAGACTGCGCTGGCATCGGCGCAGGCCTTCGACGGCGGCGGCGATCAGACGGCGATCCAATGTCTCAAGCCGGGCTTGGCGATCATCCAGGCCGGAATTGCCAAGCCGGCCATCGTGGCAGTACCGGAGCAGCCTGCGACCGCAACCACGTCGGCGATTTCTGCTGTCGCAGCCGTCCCTGCCTACAATCCCGGGCTCGTTACACTGTTTCAGAAGTTTCGGGAGTTCGTCCTGGCTGGTGGTCCGACTGCCTGCCAGAACTGGATCCAAGGCACCGTTAACGGCGCCGTGCAGCCGGCCGTTGCGGGCGTAGCAGGAGCCGCTGGTCTAGCGGGCGCTGCGGCCATTCTCGCTCCGATTAAATAGGTTCGGGCTACTGATCACGGCTGAGAGACGCTGGCGATGACCCTCGACAAGCTGATCCACATCACGCTGCGTCACTTCGAGAACCGACTTTTCGAACTGGCGACCAGCGGCATGATGATCGCGCTTAGCATCCACATCACGATATGGCCCGAGTCGATCAGAGCATCGATCTTCCGGTTCTTGCTCCAGATGACCGGGCCCGTCTGGTTGGTGCCGCTGTTTGCGATCGGCGGAATCCTGCGGTTCGCAGCGCTGGTCGCGAACGGTACATGGCCGATCTATGGCCCAAAGCTCCGCGCGTGCGGTGCAATTGTCGGCGCTTCATTGTGGGCGCAGATGTGCACCTCACTCGTGCTCTATCACTGCAACACCGGAAATCCACCTTCGCCCGGCATTTGGGTTTATCTCGTTCTCACGATCGTCGAGTTGATCGCGATGTGCCGCGCGCTGGTGGACTATGGGCGACTTGATAAAGCAGGCCTTTGAGGTTCTTCACGAGTGGCCGCTGGTTCAGGGGGCGGTCGCGATCCTGGTGCTGGTGATCGCGGCGGTGCTCGCCGGCGCCGCGATCCGGCGTCAGACGCCGCGGCCGCCGGAATCGCCAGTGACTCAACCGGCGCCGGTCCCGGTCCCGGTTCAGATTGAGAGCCCGTGGCTGGTCCAGCACCTGGTTGAGATGCACCTCGATATTGAAAACATCAAAACGGCGATCGCTGCGGTGAACTCCAAACTGGACACGACCTCTGCGACGCTTGCCAGTATAACCGCGCTGTTAAGACGGCGCGCCAATCGAAAGAGTTCAAAGACCGATATTTGATCTCGAGCTCCATGACCGCTCAAGGCCCCCGGTTGCCCCTTTCAGGGCGCCGGGGGCTTTTTTGTCGTTTCTGACACCAGACGAATATCCCGGACGCCGAACAGCGCTTGTGCCTTGCTCTTGGCGAACTCCCACGCATCTAGTTTCGCGCCTTGCTCGCTTGTGTATCGAGCGTTCAAGGGACGATCGCCGACGTGGATCACGAAGAAAAAACTGTCGTTCGACCTGACCGAGATCATGGATGGTTTAAGCAGCCACTCGCCATCCTGCTGCACCCAATGAAAATCCAAAGTATAGCTCCGATCTTGCGCCTTCGAGCGGCGCTTCCTCTTTTAGGGTCTCGCACGAACCACCGCGTGCGACAAAGATGTGTCCAACGTGACGGCATCGACGGGCCTGTTGTGGAGAACGGTGATGTGTCGTGCACGAAGAAGATCGTCGACATCGGATTGTCCCATCGTCCGTGTTGCCACCAACTCGTCGAGCAGGAAATCATCGACCACGAAGGGTTTTCCAGCTGCGCGGCAAACCACTTTGTAAAAGCACCAGACGTCCCCCTCGATCGCAGCGATTTGCTGCGCCTCGTTACGGACCGACTGTTCGCCTTGGTGAAAGAGAGAACGGAAATTCTGATCGAACATCACCAGTAGCGGTTCCTGACGATCGGTGGCCAATAGTCTGACGACAAGCATTGCGACGACAGCGACCTTAGCCGCCGCCATTCCCGTGTAGCGAGTGAGGGAGCAGCTCTCGATCTCCGCGCACGTTACGCCTACGGCGATCGCCAGAGCGATGATCAGATCGAACTCGGCGTTGCCAAACACCTTGTCGCCAAGCCATTGCATCAGGCACGACGCCAGAGCGATCGGAACATGCAGTGACGTGAACTTCGCTCCGATGCTTCTGCTCGTCATCAGCCATGACAGCCAAATCAGCCCGGCAAGCGCGCACCATTGCAGGTGGCCGATGTTGCCGAGGATGTGGTCGACCGAATAATTGCGCGCAACAAAGAGATTGCGGAAGAAGTCCATTCCGAAAATGAACCCGCAGGCCGCCAGGCCGACGGCCGCAGCGGCTGCGCTTGCGGCGATCGCCGGCACCGCTGCGCGCCCCCTTCGTGCCGACAGCCAGATCACAGCCGTTAGCGGGATTGCGATCATGTTGTGTTTCCAGAATCCGCCGACCACCATGATGAGCAAGGGGCCGAACGCAGATCGCCCCGTTCTGTTTCTGGCCAACATCCAAGCGAGACCGCCAGTCATGATGGCCTCGCCGGTAAGCTGGGGATCGTTCGCGCCCACATAGGACGTGAAGTTGTGGGACATGATCGCGACAAACCAAAGCGATCCGAGAGCAGCATCCACTCGGCTGCAGGTCAGCGTGCGGATGCAGGAAAAAATCCCTAGGGCCGTGCCGATGAGAGAGGCCAGAGATATCGCCCGCCCCAAAAACAGATTGTCAATGCCGGCCGCCTTGCCGAGCAGGCCAACTGCATAGAACGAAAGCGGTGGATAGTTATTGATGATCAGGTCGTTGGGTGAAGGATAGATCCTACCGCCAGCCGCTGCCATGTCCTGGAAATAGGCGTTCCACCCTTCGGTGAACCAAATTTCAATCAGGAATTGCGAGCGCCAAACCGGATAGATGAGGAAATAGGCCGCGACGAGTCCCAGCGTCACGAGCAAAGCCGCGTCGAAGCGGCTCTGTACGTCATGTTTCGCGACTGCGAACTGAACGGCCCCCGCCGCCCCCGCCGAAGTATCGGCCCCCTTGAAATTCACAGCGCGAAGGGTTGCCTCAACCTAGAGGCGAGAGCAACTACAATTTTACCTAATGACTCGATATTTTTTTGTGCTCTTGCGACGCGGCTCCGGATCCGGCGGCGGCTTGCCGTGATTGAGCGCGGTCCGCATCGCAATCTCGGCAACCATCACGAAGAACGGGTGTTTGGCCGCTTCGATCAGGTACTTCGTGGCGTTCTGCCAGTGCGGCAGTTCGGCGGTCGCCTTCGGGAGCTTCGTGACGTAGTGGCCTGCATCGCGCAGAGTGCGGAGCGACTTGCCGCCGGCGTCAATTGGCGCGGCGAACTTCTTCTGCCAGCCGCTCGTCTCGCGCGCCATCAAGACCCGAATTTTACCCCTGTTCTTTCTTTACTTCGAGAAAATCGCGAATGGCACAGGCCTTTGTAACCAGATCGCGAATTGTCTGCGCAAAATGATGATCATGGTCATCTTTCGCAATCTTCTTCGCGGCGCGCATGTAATTGCCCATAGCCTGCGGATCGAAGTCGGGATCTTCAACGACTTGCGCAAGGCAGCGATAAAAACATCGTTCATCCCCGGGATGATCGGTGTGCCACGTATCCACCCGCAGGAATGGACCAAAAACGTCGTATGTCATCTTCGTCCTTTTTGCCTCACTGATGCCGTCGAATGCGAACTGAATCGGCGCGATTGACTCCGGCAAGACACTCAACCCATCTCAAACTTGCCAAGCCGATATTTCTTGACCGCCAAAGATGCTCCGGTCTCGGACGTTTCCTCGATAAGGTAGTCGCCATGGCTTTCACGCGCGGCCCAAACGGCCTCGTCGAGCTCCCTGAAGAGGGACTTCCTAAATTCGTAGGGCGGCCGGGAGCGCTGAATCAATCTAAACATGGTAATTTTTCCTATGGCCCCCAGGCCCAAATAGGCACGGGGATAGGCAATTACGAATCGCACTTTAATGGCGGGTTCCGCCGTCCTCGCCGTCGACAAAGCCGGCCGGCGGCCGCGGCGGGTTCAACGCGTCGCACGGATTGCAGCGAGCGCACGGAATGCCGGCGCCGCTACAGTCGCAAGCGCCCGGATGGTCTCCCCAAGGCATGTACGGATGGTTCTCGCAGACCCAGCCCACATCCGCGCAAAAATGACACTTCATGCGAATAGCTCGGCGCCGGCGGGCGTGAACTTCACAAAGGTTCCGCTCTCGTGCATCCAGAGCCAGCCGCGCGCGATCGCCAGCTTCATGCCAGCGCCATACTCCGCCGGCGCCCCCTTGTGTTTAAACAGAAAAGGCTCGTTGATCTTCTCGACGTGGATCCGGCCATCCTGCACGGGTTCAACCGAGTTTGCGATTTCCATTATGAGGCGAGCCGCGGCCTCGGGATCCGCATAGCGGCTGTGTTCGACGAATTTCATGCTGCGGCCCTGTCTTCCTTGTCCGCACCGCGCATCACGATCTTCAGCGCATCGTCCGGCAATGGTCGCTGTAACGATTTGGCTTCGTCCCATGGCGCGCGCATCCAGACGTTGCGCTCCTCTTCGGTGGTCAGGATTACCGGCATGGCCTTGGGATGGATCGGGGCGACCACGGCATTCGGCTCGGTGGTAAGGAAACCGTAGACCAGATGCGGTCCCGCGATCGGCTTGGATTTCGTTCCTCGATCGCCTTTGAACTCGGTCCATATCCCGGCGAAGGTGAAAAGCGGGCGATCATCGTTAAGCGCGAACCACACGACATCCTTTTTCTTCGTCGCGGGATTCGGCTCGGGTGCGTATTCGGCGAAGCTGTTTGCCGGGACCAGGCAACGGTTCTCCCGCTTAAGCCATGCGCGCCAATGCGGCGAGGCGGTGTTGCGAATGTTGGTGACGGGGAAGCCGCCGGCGCGCGGCGGTGGCGGCATGCCCCAACGCATCATCTCCATCTCTTCGGCGTCACCGCCGGCATTGCGGATGACCGGCGCTGGATAGTCTGGAAACACCCCCGGCATCGGCGCGAGATTGCCGGCATACCGGTTCAAGCGGCGGAAGAGCGCCGCGATCGCCGCCTGATTCGTGGTAATCGAATAGAGATTACACATCGTTCAGCCCTTTTGAGCGCGTGCCGCCTTGGCCGGCCCGGCCGGATCATTCGCGGGCTGCTCGATCAGGGCGACCAGATCCGGCCGCTGCTTGGGCCGGCCGTTCCTCGAGCAGGGTTGGCAGGCCAGCACTTTGGCTAGCGTGTGGACCGGCCGCTCTCGCGGCAGCACCAAGTCGGCGAGCGCAATGTAGTCGCCGTGATTGCAGCGCCGACAGCGCACCTCGAGGAGGTCCCGGCCAGCATTGAGGGCCTGAGCGATCGAGGGCGACGGCTCGGCCGGGCCGCCGATAAACTGGCGAATACTCCATTCCTCGCATTCCAGCCGATCGGCGACAGCGCGCGCCTCCGCAGCCTGGCGCACGACGACCGGATGCTGCTGCACGGCCATGCGCAGCTCGCGGATGTAATGCTTGCGGTCACGGCCTGAGAGCGGGAGGGTGATAATCCGGGGCGACATCCCACCATCAAAGCGCACGCCCACGACCGGCGCAAATGCCCCTACCCCTTGGGATCGGAACAGGGATGGCTCGCTGCTGGTTGCGTTTGCTTTAAAGCGGCTGGGAATCGGCCAGAACGGCCCCGTGGGCGCTATTTCGATCCGGGCCGTGGTTCGGGGAGCCGTCGGGTCGATAGGCACCTGGAAAGCCCGTTTTGGGCTCCGGGGAGCGCGGAACGAAACCGGGTAGAAAGTCCAAGGTAGCCGGCCAACCTTGGACAAGCGGTTTTAGGGAGGGGTGCTAAGCCATTGAAATGATGGCGCGAGAGACGGGGCTCGAACCCGCGACCTCCGGCGTGACAGGCCGGCTAGTTCCCCAACAATATCAACGATTGTTTACCACAATGGATACCCTGAATTGGTGGCAAAACAGGGTGAAGTTGAAACCAGTTTTGGGCGTGGGGGCCACGCTGATTTACAGCCAAATATTTGGTGTCGCAATGGCTAGATGTCGGCGATCAATAACCATCTGTAACAATTCGTGATATACGCAACTCTTGCGTATTACGCAAAAATTGCGTATGTTGTTTTCATCGAAGACGGAAACAACGGAGAAAGCAAATGACCAAGACCGAAGCAAACCGCCAAGCCCGCGCCCTCAAGGCCTACAACAAAATGGTGAAGTTCGCGATTGCAAACGGCTTCGTTGCTTCGGTCGAAGCTTTCGAGACCAGCAAGCACAAGGAAATCCTGATCGGTCAGGTCGGTCGCGCGATGTCCCGCCGACTCGGCCAAGGCTGGTCGCGTTAAGAACATTCACAGGAGCCAAAACCAAAATGCACAAGACCAAGATACTAGCCAACGCCATGTCGACGCCACCCCAGCCGATCCGATATGCTGGACTGGTAAACCCGTTTTCCAATATCAAGGTCGCGGCGCCGACCAAGACGACGCGCAATAAGCCCGCCAAGAAAACCCGCCGTTGACCCCCAAGCAGTACAACACAATCATAAAGTCCCTCGGCCTCTCCCAAGAGGCCGCTGGCGTTTGGCTCGGTGTCTCAAAGCGCACCGGCCAGAACTACGCAGCTAAGGGACCGCCAGAGTCGGTGGCGATGCTGCTGCGGCTGATGGTCAAATATCAATGTAAGCCTGAGGACGTTGAATGAACGATATTGAGAAGTGTCAGTTGTATAGACAGTTCGCAAAGGATGGTTCACTGCTCTATGTTGGCATATCGAACAACGCGCTTTACCGCAACGGAAGGCATTCATCGAGGCCGTGGGCTAAACTCGTTAGCAAGATTGAAATAACGGACTATCCCTCTCGTGATGCTGCGCTTGAGGCAGAGACGCTCGCGATTCAAACAGAAAACCCCCGATGCAATAATTTGGGCTTTACAACGCCGCCACCAATGGCCCCAGCACAATTCCGCAAAGCAATTTCGGAGTTGCGGTTATCCCAAGAAGAGTCCGGAGAATTTTTTGGCTACTCTCCCCGCACAGGACAAAGGTGGGCCAATGATGAAACTCCAGTTCCAGTTTCGGTCGCCATCGCAATTAAGTTGATGCTTGAGTATGGCATCAAGCCTGACGACATCAACGATATGTTTTCTTCGTAATGCCGCCTACAGAAACGCCTCCTATTGCTTTCGCAGTAGGAGGCGTTGTTGCATGTGGATTGCTGTGCCGCTACGCGGCGACAGCAATTGGAACGCGCCGAACCGCCGCAAGCCGAAGCATCTTCAGTCCAGCAAATACCTTGTGCTTGACTCGATCGATGCTGGCCCTCTCCTCAGCAATCGTGACCTCATGCTTGCATCCGGTTTCTTTCCGGTTCTCAAAGGCGTCAACCCCCGGCCCGGTTATCGCGATATATCTTAAATCAAGATGATAGTCGCTCACGCCGCCGCCATCCCCTCTTTAACTTCCCTCATCCAAGCCACCGCCCCGGACAGATAGTTGATCGCGCCCAAGCACTCGGCCTCAGCCGCATCTAGTTCCGCGCGCTCGATCATGCCCGCAGCCTCGCCCGCCTTCTTGATGGCCTGCCCCAAAGGAAAGCCTGGCCCGACCAGCCTTGTGGTCTGCATCATGGGCTGCTCATCAAATGGCAGGCCGCGCGCGTGACGCTCCTTGCCCTTGCCGACTGCGGCGTGGTTGAAGGCAGCGTCCAGGATGGTGCGGAGGGTGGTGTAGTTGTCGTTGGCTGGTACACAAACGAACTCCACGCCATGAACGTGTCCAATTGACTCCACACTATTGGCCGCCTCCGGCTGGCCAATAGTCGGGTGCCACTCTGACGTCGGCAAATCCTCTGCAATCTTATCAACCAAAAATCTGCCCTCCTCGTAAAATTCCGTAACGCTATAGCGCGCGCCGTTAATCCTGATCTCCGCGCCGCCCCACCGCGCGTCACGCACCTTGTCCGCCATCCCACCGACCGGAACAGTCAGTGTGTTGCCATCAAGCGTCGGATACGGCGGCGTGTAATACTCGGTGTCTGTGTCGGCCGTGGATAGGCTGCGCACCTCTATTGGCTTGCTGCGCTTCGCGGCAGCAATCTGCCCCTCAATATGCCTCATGGGGTCTGCCACCCTAAACCGCCTCCATCTCTTTCTTGCGCAACCCACCAACCACCGGCCTGAACCGCCACGACGCGAACGGCTTTTCAAAATCAATAATCTCAGCGCCAACTCGGTAAGGCAGGCGATCATTGCGGATCTCGTTCAACAGCAATCCTTCCGTGCCGAAGTGGTCAATAACGACGTCCCGCACCGTGTAGGTTTGGTTCAGTTGTGGATACAGTTCGTCTCCGTAGCCGAGCGTGCCGAGGTTGGTGTCGTCGATGAAAGTGACGGGTTGGCCGGGGCGGAAGGTCATGAGCGCACCGCTTCGCACAATTCGTCAACCGATCCAGCCCAAATCACCAACCCATTTTGAGCAATGGCTGTGTGGTAATTATCTGTTGGCTTGATTTTCTCCATGAAAATGCGCTGACCTCTCGGCACCTCATCACCAACCTGTTTGTATCGCATCTCTTCCAACGCGATACATTCTTTAGATATCGTTTCCTCTACCCTTCTCCATGGCAGCCACATCACGCAGCCTCCGCAACTTGCGTAGCGAGGTTCCTGCGCCCGGCAAGAAACCAAGACGTGCTACGGAAAGCATCAATGCCAATCTTTTCAATCGCTTCCTTGAACGCTGCACGCAGTGCAGCCTTTAGTTCATCGTCGCTCATTGCAACTCCTTCATCCAATACAAGCTATGCTTGAACGCCCATGGCTCAGGGCTGAACAACCGATACCCAGACGCAATCAAATTATTCGCGCTCGGCACATTGTCCGTCGTATCCGTAATCACTGATGACCAACCCAATTTCCTAGCGCGCGCCTCGCGTACCTTCAGCAAGCGCCGCTGTAGGCCATGCCCACGGTGCGCCGGCAGAACGCCAGCGCGCTTCAAATAGCCAACGCCAGGACCGATCGTGCTTGGCGTGATGCCAGCAAATCCGGCCGGTTCTTTGCATGCGTATGCAATCCACCAATGGCCGTAGTCGTACTTAACGCGCAGCGCTGCATCCAGGAAGCAAAGGTCGTGGAGCGCGTCTAGCGTTTCGGCGATGTCTTCGTCTTCGCCGTCGACTTCTCGGATGGTGTAGGTCATGGCCGTCGCGCCGCCACAGCTATTGCAGGCTGGCCGCCGGCAATAGCAACCTCGACCGCGCCGCCATCGTTCAGGATTTGCAATTCCGCGTAGGATGGCCGCCAGCGGCTGATTGCGAAGTCATCCGTGCGCTGCACAGGCAGGTCTACGCACGGGCCATGCTCGGCTTCGTTCCAGTCTGGTGGGGCTTTGTAGATCGTGTTTACAGAGTCAAAGTGGATTGGAGTCAATCTAACGTCCTCCGCTTGACTATGCCGCAGTGTTCGCACTGCTGTATGAAGACAGACCCTACTGGACGATCGTCGTGGCCACGCTCGAACAACCTAGATTCTCGGATCGTCTTCCACTTGTGGATGTGACCGCACACCAGCCATTGCAGTAGCCTGATCATGCGGCCTCAACTTGCGTAGAGGCGGCGTAATACAAATTGATCTGAGCCACTATGTCCAACTCTTGAACCTCGTCAGTCTGCTCAGCACGCCACTTATCAAACGCTTGCCACGCCTCTTCAATAATCTGCCAGCCCTCCATCACGCCGCCCTCCGCACAGGCTCGTTGTCGTTGGCTGCAACGTATGAACCAGCAACCATCTCGGGACGAAGCGTCGACCTGAACACCTCTCCTCCATGCCTCGAATAAGTGATGACCTTGGCTGACCTACCGGACAGCCAGCCGCCGCCAGCATTGAAGGCATCGGGCGCGGCCAAGGTCTCGTGCCGCTCCACGTACATGAGATTGGTTTTCTTGCCTTCGTCGCTGTGCTTGTGGCCAACGTGCGCATAGCAAATCCTGCACGCGCCGAATATTTCTCGGAACAATCCGGCCAGCGTGGCGTCAACCGTATTGATGTCGCGCTTGTGCCCGTGGTGATAGAAGAGGCCGGTGTAGCCCCACCGATAGGCGTAATAAAGCGACGGACTATTATCGACGCTGACGCGCGGCTCGTTCTCGTACATGGCCGCAAGCATCTCACGCAGCCACGCAGACGATGCCGGGTCATGATTGCCAGAAGCCATCACGCAATGGACATGCTCATGTTTGTGCAGGAGCATGTCGATAGCGCGGCGGATTGTCTTGATGACAATGCGAATGACCTTTTGCAGCCGCGAATCTGCATCAAGCACATGGCGATGGGCGGGCGTGACGCTCTCAAGAGCGTCATGGTGCATCAGGTCGCCTAGCTGCGCGAAGAGTGCGGTGTGTGCATCAGGTGAATTGGCAATTGCGGCCGAAAACCAATCAAGCAGCAATTCCTCTGCAATTCGCAAATCATAATCGGAACCAGTTTCCTCGCGCCACGAAAGCATACCGAAGTGGCTATCAGTTACGGTGAACTGGTTTAAAAGCGACTCGTTAGGAGCGCGTGACTGAGGATATATGGCAAGTGGCCATGACGGTCGAGTTATTGGTGCGGCCCTCGGAATCTCATCCTTAAACCCGGCAACCGCGGCGCGCATGATCTCAAGCTGCGCCTTGGCGTCCTTGCGCTCCATGGTGACTTGCTGAGTGATTCGTCCCTCAGCATTGGTCCATGTCGTCTTGCCGTTTATGGCCAAGCCATCAGTAGGCTTGAATTCTGGCCCGGCCTCTTTAACCTGCTTAGTCCAGCTGCCATCCGGCGCTTTGGATGCTATGCTCTTCAGAACATAGCCAGGCTTCGTTTCCTCAGGCCCCAGCAGCCCCCTTTCAGCCGCCAACACCATGTGCCGACGAACGGTCTTTTCGTCTACTCCAAGCTCCCTTCCCGCATCCACATTGGTGGCATGGCGCTTTCGGACTTCGACTGTCCGCGCAATATCCTCGCTTGAAACGGGTGGCGTTGGCATTTGTCCTCTGGGTTGGAAATATCAGGAGATAGGTCCGCTCATCGCGAACGGTAAAGCTGACCAAGAAAATAAAAGCCCGGACATGCCGGGCCTTTTGTTGTCATCCAGACCCAACTAGGGTTTCGGAATGAAGTGGATGAATAAATTATCGAGGCGATCACCCAGCCGGTTGATCGCCGCGGTAATCTCAGCCATGGCATCCTTGGAAAGGTACTCGGCAGCCACGTGCTCCTTGTGCGACGACAACTCCTGCTCAAGAATCGTCGCCTTGGCCGTGGCGTTAGACGCTGCAGTGGCCGCAGCGGTAATCCGGCCGTCCTGTGAGGCTAGCCTGCCTGAAAGCCGCCAGATCCAGCCCACAACAGCCACCAGAAAGGCGACAGCCGCCCCAGCAGGTACTTCCCAGCCCATCAGTGCCACCTCTTCTGCAGGTCCGCATACCAGGCCAGAAACCGCTTGCCGCAGCGCTGCTCGACCACAACCCGAACCCTGTCCTGCTTCCACAGGGACTCGACCTCGGCGACAGACAGTGCCGTCTGCGGCACCTTGGTTGGCCCAGCCCTAAAGCAGGCCTGAATATCGGCGGGGACGGTTGGCAGCGAGCCGGAGACGGATGGCTGGCCAGACTGGCCGCAGCCTGCCAAGGCCAGTGCCAGCGCCACTACAATGTACTTCACCGGATATCCCCCACCCGTTTGGCCGCATCGCCATCGAGGCAGGCGGCATCGTTTGCAGGCGTTTGCGCGGCCTGCTGGCGCAGCGCATCAATGGTGACGGCATCTGTGGCCGCCCGCTTGGCGTCGGCCTGGTTGGCCGCCTGAAGGGCATCCAGCCGCCCTTGCAGGACGCGCACCTGCTGGGCTGCCTCCTCGGCAACGCGGCGCTGGTAGGCGTTCTTATCGATCTGCTGGTAGGCGAAGCCTGCGGCCAAAACGCAACCAGCAGCCACTGCGACCTTCCAGTTCTTGGCGAACCAGGCCACTGCACCCAGCGCGATTACCGCCAATACCACGACAATGATCAGCGCAAAGTTGGCACTGAGGTAGGATAGAATCCACGCGGCACTAATCATTGCGCAGGCACCACGGCTGCTCGCCCCACATGGAGTCCGTGCGCCGGTAGGCCAATCCCGGTAGCCGCTTGCCGTTGGCGTAGACGTACTTCACCATGGCATTGCACGCCTGCTTGACACGGCCTGCGCGTAGGTCGCGGCCGATCGACGTTCCGCACACCCGACCGGGTCCGAGGTTTACGGCGAACGACGCGATAGCGGCCTGCCTGTGTGGCGGCATGGTCGATATATCGGGTAGACACTGCTGCGCCACCTTCACCGCATAGCGGTTCGCTGCATCAGCAAGCGCTTGGCGGCACGTCTCCACCGTGAATTTCATGCCAGGCTTGAGCCAGGGCCAATCGGCATTGGTAATCCCGCCGCAAACCGTTATGACTCCCGGAGGATCGAACTTCTCATGCACGGCTACAGTGCTCATGCCCTCCCAATGGCCAACCAGTAGCGCAGCCAGCGTGGCGCCGGCAGCGCTTAATCCAGCGACTTTGCCGGCCTTCGGTTTGGCTATTACTGCTGCGGTCATACGTCTGCTCCTGGTTGTTTAAGAAGGCGAGCCCCGACAAGGATGGTCCAGCCGAGAATGTTAAGGATCAGAAACCAGATCGGGTCGATGGTGTTGACGAAGGCCGCAAGGCCAAGCATCGCGCCATTAAGTGCGCCGAAAAACAGCCCGACGCGGATGCTCCAGAGGCGCTTGGCTTCAGCGCGCCAATTGTCGATCAGACGCACCTGTGGCGCGCTAGGCATTGGATTTCCTTTTGGTTTTTGGGGTGGCTGCGGCTAGCTAACGGGGCTTGCTCGCTTGGGTGGCGTGGGCTAGGTTGCGGCGCTTTTGGAAGGAGTAGTTATGGGTATCGGTCACCACGTCGTCGAAGCGCTAATCCGAGAACGTCAGCATCGCCCGATTACGGGTGACGTCGTTCTGATCGGGCGGCAGACGGTCTATTTCACGCCAGAAAGCATTCTTGCTCTGCTCAAAGAGCATCGCATTGACACGAAAGGCCGGAAACCGTCTGATCTTGAGACTGGAGGCGGATCGACGAACAATCTGCCAGCCTTCAGTGGGCAAAAACTGATTACCGATTCCGAGCTATTCCGATTGCTCGATGTCACCAAAATCCTCGCACTCGATCATAGCGACTATGAAGGCGCCGAGATCGTTCACGATCTGACAAAACCGATCCCAGAAAACCTACGCGCCAGCGCCGATTTCATTCTTGATGGCAGCACGCTAGATAACGTTTTCGATCCGGCGATGGTGATTAGCAATTTCGCCGAAATGCTCCGTCCTGGAGGTCGCCTGATCACGACAAATATGTTCAGCAATCACTACGAACCGTATGTGATTATTCCACCGCTTTGGTATCTCGATTATTTCACCGTGAACGGTTTCTCAGACTGCAAGGTCTACATATTGGCTTATGGCGCCAGCGAGATCGACGGATCGGCTGCCGATGTTTTTACGATTGATCTGGATGCGCTCCTGGCTCACCCCGATCGTGTCGTTAGCTCTTTCACCTCGCCGCATATGATGGCCACGATCGTCGTGGCGGAAAAGGGCGCCGGTTCTACATCGGACAAAAGGCCATCGCAGCAGCACTATCGATCAGAGGCAGATTGGGCTGCCTATAAAGAGAAACTTGTCCGCATCAAGAATAGTCCACGACCTCATTCTGTCAGAAGCCTTAAGCCGATAAGTTTCGACGACGTGAAGGGCGGCCATCTGTTCGTGGCCAGCGATTTCACTGCGCGTGACTGCATGACCGAAATAGTCGCCCGCAGGAATCAACAAAAGTGATGACCGTCTATTGTCCAAAATGCGGATCCGCCAAAATGCCGGTTGGCATCGGCGACCGACGCCGATTTGAATGCGATAGATGCGACCCGAGAGACGAGGAATTGAACACGATATTTATTCCGATCATCTCGGAAGACTCGGTGACGATTTCGACAGAGACCGGAACTTAGTTGAACCAACCCATAGGCGCGGCAACTGTTAGCTCCCACATCAATGCGCCTCAAGGATAGCAGCAGTCCCATTGGCAACGGCAATGACCGCAGTCGATTTTAGATGTGTGCCGTCGTAGCGCTCGCTCACATCAATATTCGTGTCAAGATCATAACCCTGAAACGTATTTACCCCGTCGACCATACCGAATTGTCCGGCTCGCACATCGCTATCAGTGGTCGGGCTAAAACCGGCATTGAAGGTAGCTAACTGCACGAAGGCTTTTGCTGCAGAGAATCCATTGTTTCGAATGGTCGCAATCGCGCTATTCCCCTGTGTGGTATAAGTTGCTGACGATATGCTTTGAGTAATGCAGTCGTGCGACTCGCCCTGATGATGGATGATAAATGTTCGGAATAGATTAGACTGCGTAATCCCCACTGCAGCCAGCCTTTTGCATGCCACGACAAGGCGAGGATTGAGGGTGCCGCCAGATGCCCATTCCGACGTTAGGGACGTTCCGATAGCCACGTTGACGGTAATCACACGGGCGCAATATCCGTCTGCTATCAGTTTGTCGCCAAGCCTCGTCAAATAGCTCGCAAAATTTGGCGATCCAACGAGCCAACTCGCTCCAGGATTTGGGTTGGCTGCGACATAGATACCCCCATTCTCGACCGAGAACTGCTGGTTGAGTGACGACACAGAAGAATAGCTATCGTTGTCGTGGTTCGCTATCAAGCTTTGGCCGTAGCCAAATATCAATACGGTATCTTGCCCACTGACAAGGCTCGGAGAAACCTGCGTGCGTCCCGCAGTATCGCGCCAGGTTGGATCGAACTGGTTTAGAGAATTACCGAGCGATTGTGTCGGCACGAGAGAATATGGGTCAGGCTGCGATGCAGCCACAATATTCATTGATATGTTCTTCCGGTAATTCCGCACTGAATAATGGTGGTGCCGCCGTTTCCGAACCAGGTTATGGTGTCGGTAGCATCGCGATTTTCCAGCCACCAAAATTGATTGTATCCGACGACCGGAACGTAATCGTTGTAGTCTGCTGAGCAATGTGAGGCGATATTGATGCTCGCCACAGCAGATGAAATGGTGCCGTTGGTGTGCGCTACATCTGTCGCGCCGTTTAGGCCAATTCCCACAGCGATGTTTCGGAACGTGGAAGTGGCGCTAAAGGCAAAGCCCTTTACGGAAATGATCGTGCTGCGTCCGGCCGCTCCGTTAAATATCTCGACCATGTTTGCAGAATTGCCATTGGCTTGGCGAAAACCTGGAGACGTGCCTGCAGCATAATCCCAGGTCGATGACGTTTCGAAACGCCGTAACTCGCGCCAAGTCGCATTGTATTCGTTCCAAACAAGCCGACGAAGGAAACTATCCTCAGTCGTTCCTGCAACGGAAGGAACGCGAAATCCTCCAATCAGGTTGGCTTGATTGGCCGGGATCGTGTACGTGGTCGAGCCGTTAGTAAGCGTGATTGAATTTGCGTTGGTGCGACGACCATTGAATACGTGAACCTCGGTGGTTCCTGATCCGGTGCCGCGCCCTGACGCGCCAGCCCCGCTACTTGACCATGCTGGACCTGTGCCGACAACGTAGGCACCGCCTGACCACGCTTCGAACACGTCATAATACTTCACAGCAAGATGATTTCCCGACGTCAAGGAAAGCGTGGTTTGCGCCGGCAGTGCTCGCGGAACGTCACTAGTCCCGTCGTAGATAGGTGTTGTTGATTGCCCAACGGCAATGACATAAACGGACGTCGCGCCAGTTACATCAGCGCTCGTAATAGAAACGCCAGACGTAAGCGATAGTCTCACGCTTGGTTGAGATGCGGCAATTCCAGGATCACCCTTATCCCCCTTGTCGCCCTTATCCCCCTTCTCCGCACTCACCATCCAAAATGCATTTGGAGGAGAGTCACCAAAAGACGGCTCCTCGTTCGTGCTCGGCGCAATTGCCAGATACGAACTTCCATCGCGCGATACGACATCGCCTGTCTCGAACGTGTCAACCCCATTCCACTCGCCGCGCGGCTGAATGCCTTTGTAGATGCCCTGGAATACCCACGCGCCGCCAGTCTTGAGCCAAAGCTTGCCTGTGCCAGGCTGGAACGCAAACTGTCCTTCCTCGCCAAGCGACGGATCTGGAACGGTCGCGCCAGCTGCGACGAAGACGAAGTAGCCGGAGGTATCGAGCGCGTTGACAAGCGTGCGAACGTTCTTGGCGTTCGCGACAGGATCGAAGCGATCTATCGAGTCTTGATAAATTCTATATGCACTCGCCGTGACCGCCGTGAATGCCCACGCCTCGATGATCAGATGAGTGTCGTCAACGACGTCAGCGACCGTGATTTCGTATCCATCAACCGCAAGAGAATCGCCGGGGACCACATTAGCCAGCCACGCTGTGCCTGAGCCAACAACCGACGTAGCTGCAGCGCCAATCGATATGGTACCAGTGTTGTAGGATTCAAAACTCATTAGTTGGAATTCCCCGCAATCTTAAATATCTTCTTCAAATCATCGTGCGACATGGTGTCGACGGCCGCGAGGCTACGCATTCGATCAGCCTCGCGCGCGCCAATATGATCCGGCTTGGCCAGCACAAGGGACGCTAGCGCCTGCACTGTTACTCCGCGCAATCCAGCCTCTTCGGCAAAATCATCCGCAGCAGGATTGCCAGCGAGCACGTCTGTCGCAATCTGTCGCTTGCGAGGATAGGCGGCATCAAAGTGCGCCTCGGCGTGTGCGCGCTCCTGAAATCGCCGGTTGATCATTTCCTTAGCGCGCGCGCGAAGCGCCGGGACGGCATCGACAATCAGCACCATTATTGAACGGCCTCGATATCAATTTCGAAACGACGAAATGGCCACAGATCGAATGCGACCCGATAGAGGCCCGGAACGGTGGTGGCGAAGTCGCGGTCGGCCGTGTCGACTTTCTCACCGTGAATCGGAATGTTCATCACAGTAACCGCCATCACCGCGCCTTTTGGGATATTCTTGAACACCACCGAGTCATTGCCGCCGGCTTTGATCGTGGTCTTTGAAACAGTGACCGGCATCAACGGCCGCTCGACAAGTTGCGACGCGTCGACGTCGACCATGAAATGCATTGGCGAAACCGGGCCGTGGATCGGTGACGTCACATATTTATGCCCGTGGTCCTTCAGGACGCCGTGATATGCGTCCGGTTCGTGATAGACCTTGTTGGATTGGTGAATGCTGCCGCGCGGACCAGTGTCACCATCGTCTTCATTGTAGAGCGCGAAAAGCATCTATCGTCCTTAAGTGAAGTTCCGAAAAATTGCATAGTTGATGTAAACGAAATTGAATCTGTTCAAGCTGATGCTGTTATCGAACGCATTTGGTGTCGCCGTGAAGCCTATGAAGGTATTGCTGCAGATCGCGCCGCCAGCACCTTTATAGCCGGCGGAACCGGCACCGATCCCATCAAGGCCTCCGATCGTCGAGTAGTTCATCGCAGGCGTTCTAACCTCGCCCGGGAATCCCATCGGTGTCGGTGTTGCACCCACGGCCACGACATAGGGGCATCGATTGGCTGTCAAAAATATCGCGGTAGAGCCAGACGGCGCGGCAGGCGACACTGTAATAGCGCCGCCCTCGACAAGGTTGACGCCGCTTTGATAGCTCCCATCAGGAATGCAATTCAGCATGAACACGCCGTTCTGCGCCAAGCGCAGGGGCGGCTGATTGATATCGAAAAGAAGATTGTCAAATTCAGCAGTCGTGGCATCGTTACCGGGAGCGCCCACCCGGAACGTTCCGTTGATATCGATTTTCAGGCGCTCAACTGTCATCAGTATGTCGCAGAATAAACAATGTAATAAACCGATGTTGACGCGGTGATGCTCATGGATGCCCCGCTGCTATTGATCAGAGCGGACGCGCTGCTGCCGCCACTAACTGGAGGCGAGGGCCTCATAGGCCCTGGACCAGCAGTATGTCCGATAACGCCGCTGAAACTGTATTGACTGGTCAGGAAGATGAAGGGGCGACTATGCAGACCCAACGGCACCAACGCAGAACTGCTGACATGACCAAGCAAGATCAGATTTGAGATTTTGGTGGAGATGCCCATGACCAGCTGCGAGTCGCTAGCAGTCGTCGCATCAACACCAGTTGGCGATATGAATACGCCAATGTCACCGTTGGCCCTATCACCGATGCGAATGCGGGGTACTGTCATCCAGATTGCACAGGGATGTTTAGGATCGTGTAGATATACGCAACGCCTAGTGTTCGATTTGGAATCGTGATCGTGCTCGTACCGATAACGGCCCCGACGCCGAACACTGCAGATGTGCCGGAACCGAAAACACCATCGTCAAAGACAGTGTCGCCCTGCACCATTCGCACTTCACAGAATGGGACATATCCCGGGCTCGTAAAATTAACGGTTATCGTGAAGCCAGACGATGGAGCCGATACGATTCCCACCTGCAGCGCTGACGCAATGTCCGTCCAAGTGCTGTCAAACGACATGCCGCCGCTGTCGGGACTCTCGGTCAAAGCATTGAACCCCTGCAGAGACGAGCGCATGCCGATCGTCACGCCGTCGTTGTATTTACCGAGAATAACGCGAGGAACTGTCATGGCCCGAAAATCGTGATGCGACCATTGGAAAAATCGATCTCGAATACGCCGTTCGAGGCCGTGATATCGCCATCGACGGTCGCACTGCCGAAATGAGCGCTGATTGCCGTCAGGTTGGCCACGTCAAGCGCGTTCACGGTAATGGTGCCGTCCGCGTACATATCGCCACGCAGCGAGGTTTTCGGCGTGCCGTTGACGTTCGCTACAGTGAAGATGGGTGTCACCGCACCACCAGCGACACCAGGCGCAGCCACCTGAAATTTATCGACAGTCACAGTGAACGCAGAAACGCTGTCGCTGCCGTCGACTAATTCAAGGCCACTGACGTTGCCGTCAACGTCGATCGTTACGCCCCACGATGCCGCGGCATAACCGTCAAGCGTCGCAACGGCGCTCGTCACGGTGGACACTGATGAAAATGCCGGTCCGAACGTCGCGCTAACTTCGGTCTGGAATTCAGCGAACGCGGTTTGATTGTCGACAACAACCGTCTGCAGTTCCGCAATCGACGCCTTGGCATTGCCGGCAACGGCATCAAGCTCAGAGCGCTGTTGCTTCTTGTCCAGCCAGTTGAGCGCATCGATGTCCTGCGCAAGCTGCGCGAGCGTATCGATGGCCTTCTGTATGTTGCCCGCGTCGAAGTTCTCGACCGCATTCAACTGCGCTGCAAGCTCGTCAGCGAAGTCCGCAATAGTGAACCGGATATCTGGCGTGGTAACGTCGAGCCAATCCGACCAAAGCATGTCGCGCGGCGCTGAGGGTAGATACTGGCCGCGGGCTTGGTAAGGCGTATTGGGCAGCAGGCTCTGCGAAATGCGGAGCGTGCCAGCCGCGAGCTGGTCGGTGCGCCCGCGCGTGACATCCGACGCGTCAGAGGTAAGGCGGACCTCGTACTGGACACCCACGACGCCCGGCATATCGCCGTCCCAAGACAGCGCAATGGCCGGCCTTCGCGGAATGCCACTGGCGTCATTGATGATCGCGCCTTCAGCGAACCAGTCGACAATGCCTTGCGGCGACGGTCGCGGGAATGTCGTGCCACCAATGGTGGGTGGTTTGTAGTCGGTGTCGTGGTCCCAGTCGTAATCTGTAGGATCGATCTCCTGCAGGCTTACGCTTATATCGCAGTTGCCCTGATCAGAAATGGCAGTGACAATGAAATCCTTGTCGACATAGCCATTGCGGACAGAGTTCCAGCGGACGACGTCACCAGGCTCAAGCGGCCAGAACGGCGGCGGCAGGACAACGACGTGGCTGCGTTCGCGGCGGGCAGCTAGCAACGCAGAACGCATTAGGCGCTGCACCTGCTCCTCATACGGAGCGACGTCAAATGACGTGCTCGCAAGCAGACGGCGCGAGCCGTCCTGTGCCTCAAACGTGCTATTGTATAGCGGCGGGGCCGTCGTGCTTTGCCAAGCCTGCGCCGGGTCCGGATAAGTACCAGTGATGCCGTTGACGCTATCAGCCAGCGTCAGGAACGGCGTGAATGTCTGATCTTCGGTCGACAGAATATCGTCGTCGGTGAACGACGAACTGAATGCGTCAGGCGTTCCGAGGTGAACTTTATAGGTGCCGCCAACCTCGGAGATTTTGCCCTGACACGCCGTCATGATGGCGTCGAGCATGTCGGCCGGCTGCGTGCTTACCGAAACCTGTCCGCCTGACCGATACATGGGCTCGTCGCCAGACGCGCCAGCGATGGTCGCGCGGCATTTGCCGATCTGCGCATTCCAGTTGATGGTTGGCAGATTGGCCTGCACGGTCTTTTGCAGACCGTAGATCCAGTCGCCGCTATACCGGATGCCGCGCAAAACATTGTATGCCTGCACCGCCGGCAGATCATCGCCGTCACCGCCCCACGTGGATGGGTCGGAGTAGACCTGTGAGCCCGTGCCGCCGTTGGTGCTGTCCTTGGTAGGGTCGTAAAGCGGAATGCCGCCAAGCTCAAAGAGGAGGGTCGGCGGGCCTGTAAACAGCGTGTCGTTGGTCAGCGTAGTGACAATGGCATAAGCCACGCCAGTGCCAACGCGCGTCGACTCGTATGGCCTGTCAGTCGACGACACTGAACTGGTTAAAAACGAGTCCGCTTCGGTCTGCGTGCCGTCGTAATACCGTATGAACAGGTACGGCTGCCCATCCTTGACGTATTCATCGATCATCTCGCCAGCAGGCTGAGAAGGATCGGTCGTGCCAGGATAGGTAATCTTGGTCCCGTTAACCCAGACGCCGTTGAGCGTTGCGCCCGGCAAATCCGAGAGCGCGATAACCTGCGTCAGGTAGGCATTTGGCGTGTCTTGTCCGCCGGGAGACGACAGGCCCCACGTATTGGCATAAACCAGTGAGCCTGCGGTGGCGCACGCACCGAGCGGGAACGAGCGCGGCACATCGCCAGCGGCCTGCAGTGTGACCTGCATGCCAGAATTTGCGAGTGCAGTTGGATTAGCTGGCGGCTTACCGGCGAGCGCCTGCGCGGCAAGACTGATGCCGACGCTGGCCGCAAGCGTGACGCCGAAATCTATGGCGCCTGAGACGCTAATACCGAAGAGCGTAGCACTGCCCGCTAATGCCGCGCCGATACCGAGAAATGCCATTTAAATTCCTAGAGAACTTTCACGAAGTGCGACTCGACGTACTCGTAGCCGTCGCGCTCGATGGCCTTCGCAAATCGCTCATCGCTCTTGCTGCTGAGCGACGTAATCTTGCAGCCGCGTTCCTTCGCCCACGCCTCAAATTGACGCTTCATCTGGAGCCAAGCGCGACCGCGGTACTCGCGATCGACCCAAGAGACGACCTCAACGCCAATACGAATTGGAGCGCTCGGATAGTCGGAAGCCATGCCAACGAAAATACCACGCGCCTCGCCGTCAACGTCGTGCACGAGGCAAAGAGAAGACGATGATGATAGGTGAAAGTGGAATTGATCCCTCACCATCACGGGTGAGCAATCGACATATGACGCAAGAGGCGAGATTAGATGTGCCGCAGCAACCATCTCCACGACGCGAGGTGTATCGCCAACGTTTGCCGGCCTGATCATCTGGCGTGGGACGGATGTGTTGATGGGTCGAAATTGCTTCCAGTCGTTGCCAAGCTGCCGTTATAGAGACCCCAGAAAAACTTCCAGCCGCCGACAACTGCGGTGTCTTGATAGAAGTTATCATTGGCGGCGCGCAGACGCTGGCTGGCATCCGAGCGCGTATCGGAATTTGCGCGCGTCAATTCCTGCGTATTTGACGTCGCCGTAATCGTGATCGCGCCGCTGGTGTTTTCCTTTGGCGTCGTGATTGGCGCATCGTCGATGTAACCGACAAATCGGGGGACGGCAGGCGCAACAAGGAGTCTGGTGCCAGGATCGAGAAAGCCACGGAAGATTTGGATTTCGGCTTGCTTCAGGTCATTGGTGCGAACGTAATCATTGAACGCCGCATTGACGCCAGACATCGTGATGGTAAGCGTCTGCACCGTGATGCCTTGCACCAGCGGAATATTGCCCACCGAAACCAACGCACCAGAACCGAAAAACGCGCGGTCCTGACTGCCGCCTGTATGCGGGTCGATCACCGCAGCAGTGAAATTCCCCTGCCCCGACCAGACACCTTCGGCTACAGGGGCGCCGCTAGAGCGGTCACGCGCAATCAGCCAAATGAAATCGCGCGGCACAATGCGCCGCTGTTGAATCGCGGCGAAATTAGCGTCGGAAAGTGAGCGGGTCATAAACCGTAAAAATTATTGATGTTGAATTAGATGTTGACACATAGGTGATAATCACCTATGTTACGTACACCAGCACCGAGCTGGTGCAGGCGCCTCCCGGCAATGAGGGGGTGGAGTCGGAAAGATGACCACCAAGGCAGAATTTGAAGCTTTCATTGTTGCAAACTGCCCCATGCATGTGAGGCAGGAACCTCGCATTGAGCGAGACGGAGACTATCGTTACGAATGTTTCGATGATGCTGAAGGAAACGAAGTTGCATTCATCAGTCGCGTATTGAGCGCCGAGGATCGCGAGACCGATATTGATTACGTGATCAAGACTGGAGATGCGTAAATGGAAGAGCGAGCCAGCGACTGGCGAAAAGAAGCCATTCTTTGGAGAAACAACCACGCGCAGATAGTCGCGATTAAGCGCGGAACAGATGCGCGGCTAAAAACAGCCTTGACGGCCCTGCAGCGGATATACGACATGTCCAGGTGCGAGCCGAAGCTAGCTGCGGTGGGAAAACTCGCCAGCGATGCCTTCGAACGCGCCACCACTGATATCCACGACTTTACCCAGCATGATTGACCGCACATCCCCCATCCGTGCGGACGAAGTTAGGGCCGCGCGATCTGCTCTAAGGCTTTCCGCAACAGAAGCCGCCGCCCTCGTCGGTATTAACGATGGCGCCCAGTGGCGCCGCTGGGAGCGGGATGGAGTCAAGGGACCAGCCGCAGTTCTGCTGCGAGCCATCATTGAGAGTCGAGCGGTGCGCCGATATTTCGGCCTATCTATTGAACTATGACGTCGGCCGCGACTCTGTCGCCGTGAACGAAATCACACCGCGGCCTGTGGCAGGATCGGCCGGCGACGTAATCGAGCCAGGATCAATCGTCATCAGGCAGGATGGCTTCTTGACTGACACAACTGGCGCAGGGCTGTCGGACGCCGACACGTCAGGCCAGATGCGAGGACGGACCTCAAAGGCAGTTGTCGTGCCCGCTGCCGCCGTGGCTGGCTCCATCACCTGATGGAGATCAGTACCGATCGCCAGATAGTCGCCTATCGAGAATTTATACCCCGCCGGCAAGCCCGCAACCTGAATGGCGGTGCGAGCGTCATTGATTGCCGACAGGTGAGCCGATACACCGTCAAACGAAGCGCCAGTCGGCCAACTGCCGCGCGGGTAAAGGATCGGCCAGGTCCGCGACATCGAATACCCAACGAACGTCTGCAGGCCGTTCTCAAGGGCTGCCAGCCTCGCACGCCAGAAGTCCAGTTCATTGATGGACAACGAGCGCGACTGAGCCGACAGGCACCACAGTGGATCATCGTAGTCCTTGACGTAAGTCACGCCGCCCTGCGTGCGAGATTGCTCTTGGCGGTAGAGGGGCTCGAAGGAGGTAGTGTACCCCGGAAAAGTTGACAGGATGTCGAGCGGGTATGTGATGGTCATTAGACTCCCGGCGTCCTTCTACTCTTCGCCAGCGTCACAGCCTGCACCACCCTCGCCGGCAACTCAGCTTTCAATTGATTCAACTGCACCTGCAAATTCGCCAGCCCCGCAGCATCTGCGTTACGCGCATCAATGCTGATGCTGACAGGAGCGCTGACATTGCTGCCATTACCTCCACGCAATACATCATTAGGAATGACCTGGCTGCCGCGGGGAATGTTGAGTATCTCGGGGCCGTGCTCGCCGACAAGCGACAAGCCACCGGGAGCATAGTCTGTGCCGTTCGCGAAACCAGGCCCGAAAAACTCGCCTCCAGTATTGTTCGCAAGCGTGCTAGCCGACTTGGCCTGAGCAGCAGCGCCAGCAGAGCCGCCAAAGATGTTGCTAAAGAAGCTACCAGCGCCACCAGACGACCCACCAAACGCCGCTGACCACAGATTGTCTGCGGCCATCTGCGCTAGTTTGTCCGCAATCTTTCCGAGCGCGTTCACACCCGCGGTCTCTAGCGCCTGCATAGCGCTCGCGCCATTGCGAATCTGGGTTTCGAAGTCAACCAGAAAGCCCGAGTTTACCTGCTGGCCGAGCTGGCCGAGTTGTTTGATGGCGTCGTTAAAGCGCAGCGCCGCAGCCTCGCTTGATGCCATTGCCCTCGGGATGTCGTCGCCGTAAATACCCTTAAGCTGGTTGGCTATCGCAAGGTCTTCTGGCGTGAACAACGCAGTCTGCTGGCCGCGGGAGATGTCGCTATTGACCTTAGCCTTGGCCAGTGCGTCTGCGGCTGCAACAGCCTGATCTCTAAGGTCTCCAAAGGCGTCTGCCTGAGCGTCGGTTTCCTTGCCGCCGTTCTTTAAAACGGCAGCCGTCTCTGCTGCGTCAACCCGAAGACCAGCTAGCGCTCCCGCGCCTTTGCCTACAGCGTCTGCATCGGCCTGCGTTGCCAGCGTATGCTTCTGCAGAGAATCAATAGCGTCCTTTATTGGGTCTGGTCCAGCACCACCACGATGCGGAAGTCTCCCATCACCAGTTGGAGTATTGGCTGCAGCGGGCCTTGCAGCCGGCAACGGCACGCCGCTAGGAAATGCTGCCTGCGACTGCTGCTCGTTGACCTGTTGAATCATCTGAGCTGCAAGCTGAGCTTTAGCGCGGATAAGCTCCAAACCAGCGACGATTTCAGGGTCGCCCTTACCGGACGCCTGCAGTCTATCAATAACGCGTGTTAGTTGCTCGACATCCTGTGCCGCCCCGCTAGCATCCTTGGCGACGATCGCCAGCGCATCAGCATACGCATCGAATTTTGTCTGACCACTTCCAGACGCAGTGCCATTGGCCTTGTTCAACGAATCAATAAATCCGTTGGCCTTATCAATCAGCCCGTCGAGATAAACAGCCACGTCAGCGGCGACCGCTTTAAATTCAGCAGACAACTGCGCGCTTGACGCCTTCCACGCACGATCGAATGCAGCCGCCTTTGCGATAGTCTGCGAGTCAATGATGACGCCAGCATCGTTGGCGCTCTGGGCAACATCCTCGAATGACTTGCTGCCGTTGCGGAGTGCCTCAACCCATCCCTGAGATAGGCCGAGCATCTGCGCAGCCTTCGTCTTGTCGGGGATAGAGTCGAATTTGCCGAGCAGACCACCAGCAATCGTCAAAAGCTGATTGAGATTGATAATCTGGCCGTTTCTGTCCTTGTACTTGATGTTGTTTTCATCAAGCAGCTTGGTCAGTGAGTTCTCGTTATACTTCGCATCAGCAAGCAACTTGGATACATTGGCCAGGTCGGCCGTGGACTGCGAATTACTGACACCGCCCTGCCCCGCAGCAAACTGTATTTGCTGGAATCTGTCCGTCGAGATACCGGAGAATGCAGCGTTCTTCTGAATATCCGCCAGTTCACTATTGACGCTAGCAAGAGCGGTCAGAAGCGCTCCAACAGATCCAGTAGCTCCAGCAATAGACAAGCCGAGCGCACCAAACCCTCCCGCCGTGGGGTTGAGGCTGGCAAACGACTGCTCAATCTTGCTGACAGCGCTATCTGCGATGTCGCCAGCTTGATTCATGTCGCTCTGGAATTGATCCAGCCTGGCGCCGAGCTGGACAACGAGGTCGTTTGCCAATTATCTATTCCACATTGTGCGCAATAAGCATGCGCTCAAATTCTTCGTCTGTCGGCGGCTCAAGTTTGTCTTCCGACCCATTGGCTTTGTTGTAGCCCTCAACGCAGGCGCGCATCTGCCAGAATGAGCAGGCGTCAACCTGCGCCGGGGTAAAGCCTATTGCAGCGCCATTTCCATAGATGGCTGATAATCGGATTGGCTCGTCTCGCTCGGAGAGTCCGCGGCTGGTTCTTCCGTCTCCGCTATCTTTTTTTTTGAGACTTCATCGTCTGGAACGCCAACCAAGGCCGCCAGCAGAAGCAGGAACGCAGTCTTGGTGTGCGCCAACAGCGGCTTGTTGTCAAAGTGCCTCACCAGCAAGCGCTGCGCTTTGTCGAATGCCAAGCCACCCCCGATCAGGCCGGCCTTCAAAACATCGCGTACGTCATCGGGCCACGCGTTGTTTGTTCGCAGTGCCGCCAATATGGTAGACGGGCCAATCGGCTCAGCACCGATCGCAACTCTCCTGGTGTTGACGCTTTCCTGAAGGTCACGAAACTCGCCGATCGCAATTCTGAATTTGCGAGTCTCGTCAGCCCAGACCAATTCAACAGAGCCATCAGCGCTCATGAGGATGGCCTTTTGCCTTTTTGGATAACGATGGCGCCACCAGCATCCGCGCCTGTCCGCCTGAAATCAGAGGTGGAGTAATTATAATCGCCTCTGTTTTTGCGCATGTTGTTGTTTTCTTCTATCGTGGCTGCAAGGGTCTCTTGCCAGTCGGGCGGGGCTAGAGAGCGATATCGTCGAGCCGTGCTGTAGAAGAATGGTCTCGGTGCTTCGTTTCGCGTGCCAAATTCTTCTGCAACTGCGTAATCGAAAGCTACGCCAGCTTTTGTCCGCCTTGTTGTTTTCGGGCCACCGGCAATGACAAGAACAGATGGGCGTTCGATATCGCCAAAATGCTCGGTCACGTCTTTTTTTCTGAGCGACGCTTTCAAATTTCCACTGACGCTATGTTCAATAGCGTCAGACATATCTTGCATAAGCTCATCAGCCTGGAGCAGCAGCGTCTCATGGAAGTTTTTGGCCATCTGAGCGGCCAAGTCGTGCATGTCTTCCCTGAACCGATCGACGCTGGGATTGCGGCTCATCGCTTGCAGCCGTTAGGTCGCGTCAACCCACGTAATGATGTCAGCGTTGTCCATCGTGATATCAACGGTTACCTTTTGCCCGCGCTGACCAGTGAGTTTGAAACTCGAAAGCACCCACGGGCCTTCATAGTGGCCAAGAGATGCGTCATCGAGTTTGACCTGAGCGTTCTTTGCTTCACCGCTCAAAGCCCAATCGTTCCAGATGTTGAACGATTCGACGGCCATGACACCGGATCCGGTGACCTGCGCAGACAGCGAGGTGACTTCCTTCGAGTCCCAGGCTGCGGCTTCGGGGTCATCACAAAAGGGGATGACGGTCGAGCCGGTCGCGGAGGTGAGCGAAAATCCATTGTTGGTGAGCCCGCAAGGTTGGGCAAATGTTTCCGGGCTCGCTCCATCGCCGACAAGAATCAGGAGTTTGGTACCCGCAATAACGGTCGGCTTAATGGTGCCAGCCATAGACGTAACCTCTTAAAATGTAGTGCTTTGGGAAAATGGCCGCCTGCTTGGCTGGGCCTAATGTGCTGCTCTGTGTGCAGCGCCGTGCGCGTATTGGGGTTACGTCGCAGGATTGGTTGTGCCGATGTGCGGCTAGGACGGCTGAACTAGCGCCCGGAAAGTTAGGTTTACGCGCCTTGTGATACCGTCGCTGTCTCGCATCGGTCGGTAATCGCTAATTTCAAAAATCACGACGCTGAAACCCGCCACACTCAGATTTTCAGGCTGGTCATCAAGTTTTGCCAAGATAGCCGCAGCAATAGTCTTGGCTTCAGCGTACCCTTTGTACGTCGACCACACGTCGATGATCGGATAGCACTCGGAGCCGTCGATGCAGCCAGCCTTGTCAGGGAGGACTTGACAGTCGCCTAGTGACAAATACGGCGTTTGAGCGTTCTGCGGTGGCTCGTCGTATAGTCGACCGCCAACAACGGCGGGCAACACTCCAGGTGCCGAGAGGGCCGCAAAAATCGCGGTCTGGAGCGGCAGGGATGGGTCAAGCACGATCGTCAGTCTCGTACGACGACACGATGGAGCCAGCCTCAGCCGCCAAAATAGCTCTTACCGCAGCCTCTGGCACCCGCCGATAGGTATAGCCGGCGAGATATTTGATATTGACATTGCGTTTCGCGCGATATGTATAATCACGATGCATTTCAAGGGTTTTCAAAGATGCGCCTGATTATTAGCATTGCTGCATTGGTATTGATTGCGTCGCCGGCAATGGCTTCGTCAGAGTCTGATATTCTGACGTGTGCCAGCGTAAAGGACAGTAGCGAGCGGCTTGCCTGTTTCGACGCGATTGCTAAGCTTATTCTTGCTCGTGAAACAACGATGCCGGAGAACTACATTCTTCAACGGTTCAAAAAGACCGCCGATAAATAATTTATACCGGCACCGTCCCATCAGTCTCAACGATGAATTCCAGCATATCGTTGCGCTGATCTGGGTTGCTGTTGCTACGCACGTCGTACGTCACGCCATCCACGGCAACGCGATACGTATCATTGATCAGGCGCGTCACGCTGCTTGACCTAATCCGCAACACACCAGCCTGATTGTCTGCAATTCGTCCTTGCTGGATTTTCTCTCGCGCGCGCTCAGGCGATAGTTGGGCCCACACAGTGGTGTAATTCGTCCACGACTGCGTGCTGCCACCAGCGCCGTCTGGTGTGGTGACGAGCGCCTGGAACGTTGCGCGCTTGTTGAGTGGACCGGCCTTCATATCCACGTTCCAGAATGGATCGTGCCCGTGTTGCCGTTACCGGATTTATCGGCGGTCGTGGTGCCCGTGCCCTCGCGGAAGTCATAGTAGCCCAGCGTGTCGGCATCCGCTGCGGGACGTCGGCCGGCGGCGATAGCGTCAGTTGTGTAGGAATGTGGGCGCTTGGTGCTGGACATGATCATGGTGTCCATCCGCACATTGGAAAAGCCGCCGAACTGACCCGCGATCTCAAATTCGCCCAAGGTGGTGTCGATGGGACCTGTGATGTTGTCGGCGGCGACCGTCAGGGTCTCTGGAACGCCATCAACCAGGATTTCAATGCCGGCGGCAAGGTTGCTGTCATCCCTCGCCACTGTGATGGTGTGACCCTGATCGTCGTAAACTTTGGTACTGCCCTCGACACGGATGAGGTTGGTCAGGCTGCTGCCGTCCCAACCCGACATGATCTGGACACGGATGATGCCGCTATCGTGCACATAGACTTCGGTCCCATACCACGGAGGTGTTGCCCCTTCGTGCACGTTCGTGAACAGCACGCAAAGCTGCCCGGACGACGAAGACGACAGCACGCCATTGTAGAACATCGTCCACGCGGCGCCGGTCTTGAAGTACGACGCGAGAGTGCTGCCACAGCCAACCCACCCGCCGCTGATCGCGAGTGCTGCCACGCCATCATACGGCCGCGAAAATTTCGACGGCCAAGACATCTGCGCGAGATAGCCATCACTGACCACCACCGGATAGACCGCGATCGAGCGGATATGACCGCCCCAGGCAAAGCCACCGTTCCACGAGCCTAGCACCGCGCCCGTAATCGGGTTGGTGAAGTTTTGCGAGTTCGTCGCGACGTTCGCCAGTGTCGCAGACTTGATGATGCCTGTATTGTTCCACGCAGCGGCGTAGGGGTAGCGCTTGGACACATCGACCGCGACCGGGCCGGCCATGTTGGTGCCGTTCCAGCAATTCATGGTGGCGGTGGTGCCGCTGCCATTGGCGATAAACGGACTGTCCGGGTTACCGCTGGTAAAGCCCATCAAGCCTGTCGCGGTACTGTTGTCGCCGCCGTCAGCCTCGACCACGATCGTTGCGCCGCCAGCCGTTTTGATGCCATCGAGGAGCGCGCTAAGCGTTGCGAAGTTCGTGCCGTCGCAAACCATACCGACGCCAGGCGTCACGGTTGGACTGTTTGCAACGAGCGTCGAGAGCACTGTGCTGTTCGTGGTGCCATCAAAGTAGCGACCGTTGGCGAATTCTAGCACGGCAGACGGCTTGTCACCCGTGCCCAGCGTCCATGCAGCCGCCCAGTCTGGATCCGCAGAGTGTGCGCCACCGCGCTCGCTATATTGCACGATAGGCCTTGAGCACGGTCGCAGCAGTGGCCGCGCAATGCTACGCACTAAAAACCCCGCATGCCGAGCCAGCCAGGCGCGTAAATCGATAGGTGCCAGGCGCGTCGATCACTGCGCCTGTCTTGCCATTAGCGCCAGCAAGTTCGCCGACCTCGAAATAGCTGCCGTTGTCTGCCTTTAGTTCGATCTTGACCACGCCGCCGTTAACACGTGGAGGCGTCGCATCCTTGAGCGCAACAGTCAGCGTGTCTCCGCTAGCAACGGTAACATCCGAGCTGCTTGCAGCGGTCGACCCAATTGCGAGGATCTCAGTAGCCATGGTTATCCCCCCACATACTCAAATGCCAGCCAAGTCCCCGAAACATGCCTGACATCAGCGCCGTTATCGTGGATATCGTCAAGCACGCGACTAACATCAACGGTACGAAGGCCATTATCGTCATGATAAACAATAAGACCGCCAGCGCGCACAACCCGCAAAGCAAGGTCGCGATCATTTCGAACAGCAGCCTCGTCATGTCCGCCATCAATAAAAATCAAATCGCACTGAGGAAAGTCTTTGGCGGATAGATCGAACGTGCCTCGGTCGCGCAACACCAATTCAAACCGCCCGTCAGCTAGCGCCAACTCGCCCGGTCGCTGAGGCACCTCTCGGCGCTGTACTTTACACGGCGTGACGTATCCCAGAGGTACATCTACGCCGATGTACCGCTCAATCGTTAGCACGTTTCGCAATACAGCTGCAGCGGTGCGACCATTGTTGCAGCCAAACTCTGCAACCACACGTGCATCCAAAGATCGGACGAGATGAATAAGAACATCTAATTCGCCCTCATGCACATAGCGCGTTGGCAGCCCGCTCAAGTCCGCCTTCGGCGCGTCTATTGTGACGCTCGATCGCCTCGGCGGCGAATATGGCGATGCGGGCTTTGGCGGCTTCAACGTCAATGGTTTTGTCTTTCGTATTGCTATGGTTGAAATCGTCGCACGGCCTGATGGGGTCGATTCCCAAGTACGGGCACCAACGCGCGCCACCGCTAAAACTATAACTGGCCTCGTAAGAGCCGAAGACGGCCACGACCGGCGTCTCTACAGCTTGCGCCAGGATCACCGCGAATCCAGGCGATGCAAATACCATCGCCGCAATAGAAAACAGCCCAGCAAGAGTCTCGAAAGGCAATTCACCGGCATGGAATTTCTGGTCAACTTCAACCTCATGACCAACCATCCACTCTTTTCCCGGCACCAGATCCGCTATCGAGACAACATGGAAGCGATCTCTCACTGAAGCATACAGCTCGGCATACGCATTATGGTCTGGGTTACGCGCGGCGCATCCATTCCATTCAGTGCGCTCGACCAGAGGGCGATAGACCAGGATTGGCTTATCAAGCACCGCCCTGCCCGTACATAAGCGGCCCAGACTCTTCCGCCCGCTCAACGTCCGCATCGTCATGGTGCGTTGAAAACTCCGCGATCACCGCACCGTCGACCGAACCAAAGCGATGCCACGAGCCGGGCGCAACGCGAATGCTGTCGTCCTTATGCATTACGATTGGATTGTTGCGTGCTTCGTCAGGAGTCGGCCCCAATTCGACGTTAAGTACGCCACTGACCACGTAAAACGTCTCATCCTTAATGCGGTGCCTGTGAAGGCTGCACTGCATACCGGCTGCGACACGAAGAAACTTGCCGCAGTAGCCCGGCGTATTGACGATAACTTTCTCAGATCCCCAAACCTTTGGCACTATCATCAATTTATTACAGCCCTCGCAGCGGCGACCCATTCAGGTTTCACGGGTAGGCGAAAATCCGCCTTGTCATAAGACACATCGCAGTTGCGGCACATCGCAGATAATACGCCGCGATTGTCCCGCACTTCCTGCGGCGAATACCAGACCTTGCGAGTGTGGGCACCGACCGGGCGCGATTTGGAGAACAGGCTGGCCTCACGTTTTGCGTTTTTGGCTTGGGTTCTTAGCGAAGTGGGCTTGTTAACAACGCGCAGGCCCTGTGCAATCAGATCGTGAAACGGCGCAACCCAGCAAGTTTCTAATGTGACGTCGTAACGCTGCATGAGTTGGCGGACAATCGCCCGGATATGAAGGTTATCACCCAGCCCGAACATTCCATGCAGTAGCAGCGGCGGCTTAGCCAAGTTTGGCTCGGACAAAGCAGTCCTTAGCCTCAAGCAGTTTTCGCAGCCCCGCAGATTTCTCTGCACCATCAGGAAGAGACCCGTCCATCAAGTCCGCAACAACTCCAAGCGGTGCGCTCACGGCCTGAAGCTGTTCAGGCAAATGCTCGTATGCAAAATATTTAAGGATAGGTGCAGACATCTATTTCTCTTTCCTTTTGGCTTTTCGATCACGCTACAGCGTCTTGCCAGCCACTACCGTACGCTCTGCTGGCGGCACTGCGGGCTGCACGGTAGCGTCTGGCGCAACCTCCGCACCATTCGGCGAGTCGTCCAAAGGGTCGCCTCCGTTCGCGCCTTCCAGGGCCGTCACGAAGCTCTCAACCTCAGCGACCTGACTACCGATGCCATCCAGTTTGCTGTGGCTCTTCGCCATCGCAGCCTTGCCGCGCGAACCCACATCCTCGATCCTGGCAATGAGTTTGCCGGCGCCGTGCTCCATGTCGTGCTCTAGCATCGACAGCGCCTTTGCAAGTCCCTGCAGTTTCGGCGTAGCCATTTCAATGTCCTTCAGATACGACGGATTACGTTTTAGTTTGTATAGCAGTATCTCTAACCGCAGTTTTAGATGATGTATCGCGACGAATGCGGTCCAGCGGTCCACATTATTAGAAGCAATCACGGTGGTGATAGCCTTCGCTCACTGTGCGCCATACGCGATATGGAGCCAACAGCGCGCGAACTGGACGAGGCAAGACGGCCGGAAATCCAACAACGGGCCTTCTCTGGAAATCGGTGTCTTCAGTTTCCCGAGAAAGGTACATATCGCCGATCAACAGCAGTATGGCCGCAACCATTGGAGGCTGCAATTCAATCGCATATGGATCGGTCGGCACCGGAGAATCGCCAACTGCATACACATCTCGGTCGAGATACTGTGCAACGATACTTTCGGCGGCTGCCTGGTACGCTGCAATCAGCGTATCCGATTCGGTATCGTCCACCCTTAAATGACTTTTGATGAGATCAAGATCAAGCAGCGACATTCATTCCACCGTATATCGCCGCTTCCAGTGTCATTTTGGGATAAGCTTCAAGCGCGCTAACAGCGGAGGCGTTTAACACTTCGACGCCCATCTCTTTCAATAACCCAGCCTGAGCGTCTAGAACTTGACGCCAGCGCTTCACGTTCACAGCCGCCGGATTATTCATCCCTTTCGGGTGGTCACCGTGCCAGTGCGTCCCGTGGTCGACGCGCATATCATATCCAACCAATACAATACGTCGCGCGCCAAACTGAATGGCCAGATTTAACGCGTGAAAGCCACCGTTGCCGCCCCAGCCAATCTCGCCAAACCTGTTAAACAGTAGCCTGTCGCAGTTTCTGACCAACGTAACGGCGCGCAATTCCCACTCTGGCCTTGGCTTATATCCGTCCTGCGTAATTCTTAGCGCTGCAAACGAGGGCGCCCCCTCTTCCGCTTTCCACCAGTCGAAGTCGCAGGCGTAGAGAGCGTCTGCCCATGGGCATAGCTTGTATCCGTTATTGATGGCGAGGAAGCGAACTCCGGGTCTGTGCTTAACCGCGGCAAGACCGGCGCAGCCTGCACTAGGTCCTCCAGCAACAATGACCGCAGTGGATCCGCGCCAGTCTGGGAACCAGTCTGGGCGAAAGGGCTGTTGTCATTCGCAGCCTCCTGCTGGGCAAGAGGCAATTCCTTGATCGCATAACCCTGTGCGATCAACTCGCGCGCCGTGTAATCGTCAACTTCGGCGACGGCGCCTTGATGCAACGAGCCGTAGTTGTTGTCAAACGTCGTTCGTAGCGCGCGGACTATCATGAAAAACTCCAAGGGAACGGTGTGGGGCCGAACCCCACACCATTTATTGTTTAGGACGAGGCCGAAACATCGCCGGTCACGAACGCCTCGGGGCGATAAACAGCGAGTGTCAGGCGCTCCTCGACACGTACAGTGAGCATGTTCTTCTCGAAGTCATCCGAGTTCTCGCTCGAAAGCAGCACTTCAACGCCCATGCGGTCGAAGATCTGCGCACCGAGGTTGAACGCGCCAGTCAGGAACGTACCTGCCGTCATCGACAGCGATTCCACAACAGGAAGTCCCCACAAGGCCGGGCTGTTCGGGGAAAGCGCATTGCCGACGATATAGCGGCCCTGGTTGTCCTTGGTCAGGTCGATGGCAGCCCAATCAGTCGGATTGAGCACGAAGCCAGACGATGGGAAGTTGGCCAAAATAACCTGCAACAGCGCAAGACGCAGGCGGTCAATTGCCTGCTCGCTGTCAGGAGTGAAGGCGGGAGAGAATGCGGACGCCTGCGGCAGGATGCCATGCAGGTTCTGTCCGGTGTTGTTACCGGTCAGAAGCTGACCCTCTTCCTTCAACTTAAGACCGTAGGTGCCGCGAGCGTTGATGTAGCTCGCAAGTCCCGGAGCATCATCCATGATTTGGCGCGAGGCCTTGAAGATATGGGCCAGCGTGCGAACCGGGGCGGACACGAGGTTAAACGTGATGTCCGACTTCGGCTTGGTGGTTGTTTCCGTAACCGGGCGCGCGTTGTTGGTAAAACCAACTTCCTTGACGAACTCCACATTGCTGGAGATGGTCTGGCCAGGCGCGATCAGGTCGCGAATGTTCAATTTCTGCTGCGGAGGCGTGACAATGCCTGGAACGCGGGCACCAGGAACCAGCGACGTTCCGGCAGACCGACCGGCACCGACAGTGGTGTCGGCCGAGGTGATGTCAGCGCGCTCGACGCCTACTCGAATCGAACCGCGCCAGCCGCCAGAAACGTCAGTATTTTTGAATTGCTCCGACGCAATCAAATGATCACCAAGGCCCATCACCTTACCAGAATGGACGTCGTCCTTGGCGCGCGCAGCACGCTTTTCAAGCTCACCTACGCGAGTCACGACTTCACCGAGCGAGGCAAGCGCCTTGTCGGTCTTTTCGGTCATTGCGGCCGAGACTTCGCCAGTAGCGGCAAGCTTCGCGGTGAAATCAGCTCCAAGATTCTGCACCTGCTCCTTGATGGAAGCCAGCGAGGTGCCGAGTTCGCCAATCTTGTCGGCAAGAATAGTTTCGGTAGACATAAATAATATATCCTATGACAGGGGAAACGTCTTGGCCTCAGCCAACACGCGGTCAATCGCGGCTAAAGCCGCCACATTACCGGCGTCATCAGGATCCCCCTGACCGTCTTTGAGGTAGAGCCGCGCGGCGCGCTCTGCCTCTGCATTCGAACAGCCAACAAGTCCCTTGATGCCGTTCTCAAATTCTCTTTTGGTAATCGGTTCGCCAGCGCGAATTTTGGTTGCCAGCGTGGCGGCAGCGTCTTTGCGCGCCATGTTTGCAACGCTGATGTGGGCAGTCGGAGCCGAGACGTCTGCGCCTAACGCAGCAAGGGTCTCATTCAGCGTGGCAACACGATTCGCCATGCCGCGCTTGACTAATTGCTTCGCACCAAAAACACGGCCCTGGCCAAAATTGTCTTCCACGTATTCTGAGGTGACGCCGCGGCCAGCAGCGACACCATCTACGAACGCAGCATAAGAAGCATCAACGTTGGCTTGAATGAATTTCTTGGTGTCCGCACTGAGCGGTTCCGTTTCGTTACCCTCAACCTTGTATTTTCCGGCGCTGATGTAGGTCAGCTTTACGCCTTCCTTGGCCAGCATCTCCGAAATATCTTCGTGAACCGTGTAAACACCGATCGATCCGGCACGACCGGAAGGAGTCACATTGATTTCGTCAGCCGAAGCCGCAATCCAATAGGCCGCAGAAGCCGCTAGCGAGTTCACCTGCGCGATAATCTTCTTATCGCCACCACGCAGTGCCAAAATTTCAGAAGCCAACTCCTGAGCGCCGGGGACGCCACCGCCGGGGCTATCAATATCCAGGACCACGCTGCTGACTTCGTCATCCGTGAGCGCGGCGTTCAACTGCGCGCTCAACATTTGGTATGAAGTGCCGCCCGATAATTCTGACATCAGGTTCATGCGCTGCGCAAGTACGCCATAAACCGGGATAATTGCGACAGAACCGGCATTCTTCTGCGATTCAACACTCTTTTTCGTATAACCACGAGCAGCCAATTCCTCTGCGGAATAAACGCCGCCATTGGCCTTAAACTCGACAAACCGGCACAATGTGTCCAGTTTTTCGGGCTGCATGGCCCACGGTTCAGCGATAAATGCCGAAAGGATGTGCTTGTAATTCATTTAGGTTCCTATGCAGCGCGTCCGCTGCATTTGTTGCGGCCTACTATGCGGCCTTCGCGGGTGGTTTGTTGTCGTTTGTGACGGGTGGTGCGGGTGCTGCAGGCTGCTCGCCCAACTTGTCCAGCGGCGTCATCGTGCCGTTAGCAATAATCTTGTCGCCACCTTCGACATCTGGCTTATTTTCGTACTCACGCGCCTCGTTGACGGTGTAAATGCTACCGGCAACCATTTTGGTGAGGAAATTAGCGCGCGCGGTGCTGTCGCCTTCGAGATACGCAGTAAAATTAAACCGCACTTTGCGATTTTTACGCTGCTGGGGCGTCAACAGATCTCGACAAATCGTCGCTTCGATGCGGCCAACCAGAGGCAATAAGCAAGATTTGTAGAATTGCAGGATCAGTTGCTCAATCCCGCTACCCCAAGTCGTCGTGCCGTTGGCTGCGTGGCCAATCATCACGGGCGGGACACCAAAAATTCGACAAATCTGCTCAACGCTATACTGCCGAGACTCCAGCATTTGCGCGTCAATCGGATTAATCGTGATGGGCTGGGCCTTCATGCCCGCCTCCATCACAGTTACGCCGCCGGCCTTTTCGGCCCCAGCAAACTTTGTGAGGCTATCCTCAATCTGTTTTCGCTGCTCGGGCTTGAGAACCTGGTCAGCAAACAGGAAAGTGGTCGCAATCAAGCCGCTCTTGAACATCTTGCCGGCAGCTTTTTCGCCTGCAATGGCGTTCCCGATCGAATTATGCGCGAAATAAATCGGAGAAAGACCGCGGTCGCACTCAGGAATCATCTGGCCGCGGACGTGAAACATATCCACTTCTTCAATGCGGCGCACGCCTGTCGGCGCCTGCATATAAAAACGCTGATTGTACTCGTAATAACGGGCATATCCGCGTTCAGGATCTCGCCTAACCTGAACCGCAAGCGGATGCATCGGGTTTAAAGCAACAATCCTGCCACCAACGCGCTTGATCTCGGCAAAGAAGTTGCCGTCAAGCAGGAGACAAAGCACCACCATATTCCAAAATTCTGGTGCCGTGTCGTCTACGTTTGGCAAGTCGTGCAAGAGGTCGTAAAGCGGGTCATCTGTTGCAGGCGTAACGCCGTCTTCACCATAAACAATGCACGGAAGCGTTCCGATTGCATTGCTGATCAGATTGACACACGCCCACACCGCATCGAGCTGCATGGCCCTATCAAATGTGACTTCCTCGCCAGAAGTTGACCTCGCGCCAAAGAAACCGCTCCAAAACGGTTGGCTCGCCGCGTTAAGGTCAATGGTTTTGTTAAACCATCTGTCGAGGAAGGACATATTGGGCTAGGTTACCAGGTCACGGAAATTATGTTTGACGTGAATTGCGACATGTCAGTCGCGTCACCCGCACCATCAACAGCAGCGCCAACCGCCATACAGAGAGCGATGGCAGCATCAATGCGCCTATGTGACTTGTCTTTGACAAGATACTTGTTGCCGACCGGATCAGGATCACTAAATGTCGCCGCCATAAGCGCGGTCATAACAACCGGATTGCTCTTGAGACGGATGCGGCCATCCATGATCAGAGATTCCAGTTCTCTGATAGACCCCGGCATCCACAACCCGCCAGGCTCAGGCAATCCTTCGGCTTTCGCCTTCTCAACCAATTCTTCGCTTGGCTTCTTGCGCCTGTTGCCACCCTGAGGATGGTCTCGGTACGTAAGTTCTAACCCAAGCTTGCCGCACTCTTCCTTGAATTCGGTGAATGCGTAATCGTCATAGGCGACAGCCTCGATGTCGAATTTCTTATCAGCCTGTTGGACGTCATACGCAACATAATCATATCGTATGCGCTCGCCAGGAATCGCCTGAAGGTAACCATCCTTCACCCACAGAAGGTACGGAGCCTTATCTTCTTCGGCACGCTGCTTGAGAGTGTCCTTCGGAGTGAACGATTCCACCCATGCATCAAACGTCGGCGCCAGAAACTTACTGCCGTCAGGTCGCTTGATTTCCTTGTGGCCAGTTGGCGCAACATACGCCACGCAGGTCATGTCCTTGTGCGACGAAAGGTCGACCCCGAGAAATACCGGCTTGCCATCGTGTTGGCCGATATCGAAGTCCGTCATGACCTTTTCGACGGTCTTGCGCGGCATCCAGGCCGAATGCGCGTCGGTCCATACGCAAAAGTACAAACGCAAAACGCCCGGCGCATCACTCGGGAAATTCTTAGCGAACGCAACCTGCGACGCGATGTATTCCTCGGTGACTGTGACACCCAAAAGAGGGTTGGTCTTAATCCAGCAGGACGGATCCTCTAGCGGGTCGTCGTCCTTGTCGAGCGCACAAACATACGAAAAATATTCGTCCGAGCCCGCCCACGTCTCACCAACATACTCGTAAACCTCATCCGGCGTCTGAGTGCCAGCGGCAACTGCGCAGGCCATCTCATGCTCTTTCCAACATACCGACAGCCGATCGCTGCCAGAGTTGGTAATCATCACCAGAAGCGGCTGCCTGCGGAACTTAAAGCCCGCCTCCAGCATACGCATAATCTCTGGACCGGGATGCTCGTGCACCTCGTCGCAGAGCGCAAAGTGGGGCCGCAAGCCTGAACCGGTCTTGCCGGCCTCCCGCGACATCGGCCGGAAGAACGACTGCGACTTGTGATGCGCGATGTTGTACTCACGCGCAAACCCGCCGCTGAACTTCAGGCGCCTGGCAAGATCGGGCGACTGACGCACCATCTTGCAGGCGTCGCGGAACAGAATGCCTGCCTGATCCTTGGTGGCAGCAGCCGCGTAAATCTGGGCGCCGGCCTCACCATCTGCCGCGAGGCCATAGAGACCTATTCCACCAACCAGCGGCGACTTGCCGCAACCCTTGCCGGCCTCGATATACGCGCGCCTGAACCGCCTTGTGCCGTCCGCCCGCTTCCACCCGAAGACAGAACCCAGAATGAACTCCTGCATCGGCTGCAGGACAAACGCCTGGTTATCGAACTGGCCTTCGCTTAGTTTCAGTTTCTCTTCGAAGAACCGAAATACGCGAATGGCAGCAGCATCATCCCAAAATATTCCACGCTCGGCACAGCTGGCCAAATCGTCGAAATGACGACGGCAGGCATTTCGTACATGAGGGCCAGCAACAATACTTCCATCTAAAATGGCCTTCGCGTATGCAGAGACTCTATCAAGAGCGGGCGTCGCCTCAGTCGAGGATGTCGTCACTGCCCTCGTCATCGTCTGGCAACGTTACCTTGCTTGCATCTGACGGCGTTGCGCCCATCGAGCCAAGGCATTGCCTGAGAAGATTAAGGGCCTGGACTCCGCATTCTTCGCCGGCCATTAGCCTGGCTCTGATAATCGTGGCGATCTCAACCACGCCGCGATGGCTGTGATTGAGCCACGGAATTTCTCGCTGGAACGTTCGCCACGCTAATCGCTGCTCGCCACCCATCCACTCAGGCGGATCGCCGAGCGCGTCAGAAACATTGGGCTCTTTGCGGTTTGTGAAGCGCTGCGGGTTCTTTTTGTCGCGCGCTTCAAGCTTGGCTTTGGCTTTCGGAATTCGCGGCCTAGCCACGATTTTTAGACCCATATTCTGATTTGTGGTTTTGTGCGTTTTTGTTGGACGCCGGTCTTTTCTGCTTAAGGTGTGAGACTTTTGCCACACCCCCGTTCCTAACTAGGCCAACCATCAGAACCGAATGAAATGATTGTCTGCCCTAAGTCCTCGCGCTGGCCCTCGCTATCGTGGTGCGGCTTACACAATGACTCGAATGGACCTGACCAAAACTTGTCTTCGTTGCCCCTGTGTCCACCATCTGCGTGGTGAACAACTGTAGCAACCTCAACCATATCCATTGCTATGCAGCGTTGGCAAAGCGGCTGTATTGCCAACTGTGTTTGTCTTATTGATCGCCATCTAGTGGTGGAATACCAACGTCGCCATTGTTTGGCCTGGTCTGACCGCTGGTCCAATGTTATCCAACAAGCGCCGCTTGTGATTGATTATCATTGGCGACTAATGTTGGCTTCCTTCGCCTTGCGTTGCGTCGCTCATTCCACTCAGCTCCATTTCTCTCGTAGTAGATACGGAAATTCTCGCGATTGCGTTCACGAGTTGAATGATATTTCTTTGTGGGCCTTGATGCCGCAGAAACATTACAACTGAGGTGGGAAAAGGCAATGTTGTCTATATCCATGAACGTTTCGAGCGGAGTATCAGACGATTGCCAGTCTATTTTATGATCGATTGATAACTGTGAGACTGTTTCAATTTCCTGATCGCAACGATGACAACGCGTCAGACATAGCTTCTTTGCAAGACTGAATAGAACTTCCTTACGTAATCTTCCCCACGCAGTGCCAGTCGGCATCCCAAGGAGAGCGTCCTTTTTTGACCTGCTACTCAATATATTTTCATCCAAACCGATAGACTTGGCCACACGCAGAAAACCAGGTCCGCTAGGCCGCGGGCGGTGCAGGATCCACAGCCACTGGCGCAGGTGCTACAACTGCAGCAGCCTTGGCCCGACGGCGCTCGTGCACGAAAATGCCTATAGCGACCGCAATGGCAGCAAGTGCGATAAAGTCGATAATCATTGCAATACCTTACTTCTTGGCTGCGGGATGCTGCATGTGCGGCTGCAACAGCGGTGGCTTGGCTGCAGGCTTGGCACCCAGCGCAGCCACAGAGGCAACAGCCGGTGCGGGAGTCACAGCCGGGGCCGGGGACGGCGCCACAACAGCAGCAGCCTGTACAGCTGGCGCAACAACCGGCGTCACAGTGACGGTGGGCGCAGTCGTGCTAACCTTCTGCGTAACAGCGCCAGGACCGATCACGGCAACAGTGCCGCGAGCGGCAATATGCTCAGCAGCCTTGACAGCATCAGCCTCGCTATCGAACGGACCCCAGCAAGAAGCCGCCAACGCGTTGCCTTTTGCGCCGTCCTTGGAAACAAACCACATTAGTCGAGAACTCCAACACTTTCTGTATCTGGCACAAACACCAAGCGCCAACCCTCCCGCTCCAAGACATCAATGATGTCTTCCGCGGTCTCGCCCGGGAACGGCACGTCCCACAGCTCCTCGGCGATAACCTCAACTGGCTTGCGAGCGTGGACCATGGCACCGGGCAATGAAAGCCGCACAGGCCGTAACCTAGTGCGGAGCTGTCCCTCACGGGATAGGCGGGGAAATTAACCCCGGTGGCCAGGCCAGCGCGGGGGCCGCACATCGAAAGGCGGCAAGGTAAGTAGTGGGGGTAAAAATATCCCCCTACTATTATGGGAATGGGAGAGCCTCGAACCGCAAACTCAGGCCGCAATTTCTGAAAATAATTTAGCCGCCGCGCTAACCGCTCTCTTACCAGCCCTCTCTCGGGTATCTACAGAGCCTACGGCACAAACATATTCGCCAATCTCTCGGTAAGTGCGCCCATCGCAAGCCATATCCAATACAGTGGCGTTTTCGCCGAGCGCGCCGCGCACACCATACCGGTCTACGTACCTGGCCGTATCCCCTTCAGCGTCCTCGAATTCATCAATTGGCGGTGCTGTGGATGGCCCGCGCGGCCTGCGGAACCGTTCCTCGTGCATGCCTATGTGGTAGGTGCCAGCGTGATAGGCTGCAATCAGCGCCTCCGCACTCATTGATTCCATATAGCTGTCAATCTGATAGCCTTCTGGGAGCCCATTATCGTTAGCCGCTGTTGTGGGCTCCGCGTCGTATCGCATCCACCTACGAATGCTGTTCAGCGTGGTGAAGTCCTTGGCGCGTTTGAGCGCAGTGAACACCGGAGGCGTAACGCGAGGTTCGTTGTCGTTGGCTGGGGTCATTTCGTCGGCGCCAATCCGTGAACGTGTGCCAATTGCGCAACAATAAGCCGCCCGGTGCTGTCAGCCTTGCCAGCGATCAGGCTGTGCGCGTCGGAGCGAATAAGCCGCTCCACTTCGCTGCATATCCGCATGAACGCGGGTGATGCGTTGCTGTATCCGTCGTCGCGTGTGGTCCAGCCTTTGGCCATCAAGAATGTCTCAGCTAAAATGAGTAAACAGAACCAGCGAGAACTCGCTTGGTGCGAAAGTCCGACCAAATGCCTCAGATACAACGGTGGCCAGCGCATCGCGATCTACGTCAAGTTTGCTCGGATCAATCTTAGTTGCCTCAAACCCTTCGTACGGGTCGCTTACGGCTATGATTTTTCCGGCAATGCAATATTCGCCGCTCATGCCGTCATAGACGATATCAAACCGCGCGCCCGGCTCTCCGCAAATCTCAGCCTCGTGCTTATCGTAATCAAAACCCTCGGCTCCAACGTCAACGCCCCACATCAGGTAATCCGTACGGTCAACACCCATCACTTCCCCTCCCCATTATCGTTCGCCGCCAGCCAGCCCATAACCAGGCCAACAGCCTTATCGGCTGCCTCGCTCTCATTGGCCGCAACAATCACCTCAACCGTATGCCCTAGACGGCGCAGCGCCTCGTGACGGTCGACCTGGGCCGGATCAAGCCCGTTGCTGCGCTTCTTTTTCTTGGCTGCGGCCTCGGTCTTGTTCTCGATGAAGGCGCACCGGCCACCGGGTAGGAAAATCGTCAGGTCCGGGTGCCCCGCTGTAAGGCCCGTAGCCTTGGCTACGGTGGCCGTCTGGGGTCCTCTCTTGCCTGCCTCCATCCCACCCACCAGTAGGAACGAACGCCCATAGGCGGGCAGCGCTCGCAATCGTCGGCATTGTTCAGATTGGAGCCGCCATTCCGGCACGGTAGTTGTGCTGCGCACAATCCGAGTGCCGTTCTTGAGTTTTGTGGTTTTGATGCCCATGACCAAGATAGGTCGTGGCGGGGCAAGCGGTAAAGTTTTTGTATGGAAAATGTTTTGGGGCGGACAGGCTGATTGAACGGCGTACAGCGTCCGGCCTCAACCGGCCTTTCAGGTTGTATTTTAATAGGTCCGATCTGATACCTACCGCAACTTCTAGAACTTGCATTTTTTACCGCAACAACATTGCAAGTTTACCTATAGGTATAAACTTGCAAGTTGTATGTATGTTGAGAAGTTGCGCTCAAAAGAAGTTGCGCGCAAACTTCTAGTTGAGTGACGAGAAAACAGGTTGTATGGAACCGCAAGAAAAAACCCGCTGGTGAGGCGGGTTTTGTGTTGGTTTGGTGTGGCTACCGAGCCAGCTTCTCGGCCTCGTCAAGGCCGGTTCCATGGGCCACCATAAGCCGCAAGGCCAGTGCCACTGCGGGCGGCACAGTGGCCTCTCCTAGTGCCCAGCGGCGGCTAGTGCGTGGGTCCACCCCCAATAAGCGAGCGGCCCCGACCTGTGAAAGGCCGAGGCCGTCTAGGGCGGCTTGGTATTGGGTGGAGGTCATTTTCGTTTCTTTTGCGGGCGCAAAGACTCAGTCTGCTTTTGCCAGTATGCAGCTCGCCGCCGCAACTCCCAAATCTCACGTCCTGCCCAATAGGTGCCACGTTCCTTAATTTCGGAGCGGCACGCGTCCTGTTCGTCAAATTCGCGCTGCATCATCCGATTGAGTGCGCGGATGATGGGATCTGGATGGTTCAGTTCATCTGGGGTCATTAGCGAGTTGCCCCTTCTTAATCTCGTCAATCGCCAAGGCGACCGTGTTTGCCCTGACATACATGCCCTCGTCCTCTAGCTTGCGCCAGAGGATTTCTAGCCGTTCCAGCACCTCGTCTGTGGTATGAACTTTTGCGGCTTGCGGTGTCATGCCGCCCTCCTTTCTGCGATAAGTTCCGCAATTTCCTGAGTTGCAGCCGCTTCGGCCTCAGCGTCGGTCCATACTTCACACACGCCACCCTCGAAACTGTCGAATGCCAGCGTCTCTGCAGTGGGAGCCGAGCGGAAAGAACGAGTCGCCTTGCGGCTCACTATGCTGCAGGCCATTTCCATCGCGGCGCCGCGCATCTGGCGAACACCCTTGGCTGCGTCCCAACCAGCCAACGCCTCGCGAACGCAATAGGCTTCGACGTTGCGACCAACCAGAGCCACGTATTCGGCGCGCAGCGTGGTGTTGAAGCCGGTCCAATCGAACTTGGCGGGAAGCGCCTTGATCATTTCGTAAGTAGTGGCCATCTTCGTGCTCCGTTGTTGATGTCCCCTTTATAGGGCGTAATGCCCTAGGTCGTCAAGCCCTATTTTCATCTTTTTGCATTTTATTTTCACGCCGCCACCACGAACTTCAGGTTCGTTCTACTGCGCTCGTCCCTCCGCTCCTCCACCTTAAGCACCCCTTCACTGAGGAGCGCCTTCAGAATGGAACCGGCCGCCCCCGCTGACGCCTTGTCGTCTGGGTCCATATCCATAGCCGCCATCACGGCGATACCAGCCCAAGCCTCTTTGGCCTGGCGTGCCGCCTTGTACGACTGGCCCGCCAACAGCGAGACGATGCGCTCGCGCTGCTCTGGCGTTACGCGCGACGCCACTTCCTCGGCACTAGGCCACTTCCATTCGGTCACCACAGGCGCGAAGTCCTGCGGCTTGGTCATCCCCTGCCCATTCCCCAAAGGCACGCCATCCAGACGGCGCCAGTCCAGTTTGTTGGACAGCGGCGTAAGGTTGGCCTTGCCGTGGTTGATGTTGAAGTACCCATAGCGTTCGGTCTCGCCTATTCCAGCTTCCTTGGCCTGTTCTGATGACATCCGGTTGAGCACCCGCACAGAGCGCGCTGCACCGATCAGCGCCACTGCACCTCGCGCATCCTCTACCGTGGCTTCCCTGTCTGCCAGTTTGCGCAGATGGTGGACGATATCTATGGCGCAGTTAGTACGGTCGGCAATCTGCGCCCAGAGCTTGGCCACCTTATCGATCGCGCCGTTATCGTTTTCGTTTACCTGATGGGTGGACACGAACGGATCGACGATTTTGACGTCAATCTGGTTGGCCTCGATTTGATTGACGATGGCCTCGACAACGGGCTCAACGATGCGAACGCCCTTTTTGTCGTCCTTTGCAATTACAAGCTCCTGCTCGCGGCCGGTATCGAGGAATAGCCGTCCGTTGATGTCCTCGGCCGAGATTTTGTACTTGATGCACGCCGCCATGATGCGGCGCTCCAACTCGTCGCGCGGATCCTCACTGTTAAACAGCCAGACCCGAAGCGGGTATGGCGGCTTCGTGCCGGCCAATGGTCGTCCTGTCACCATGGCCAACGCCTCCACGATGCTGTTAGCCGTCTTGCCCAGCCCGCCAGGCGCAACCGTCACAGAGACGTACTTGCGGATGTAGTGAGTGCCGAACGCGAACTCGCGACGGGGTAAGGTGCGTGGGTCTTTGTAGATGAATGGGGTGGCGGTTATGGTCGGCGCGGCAGCCGCAGCCTGTGGTGCGTCCTTGATATCGTTTTCTATATCAATATTGCTCTCTGATATATTATTATGTATCGGAGTGTCGGCACGGCTAGCCTTGGCTGCGGCCTTGCGCAGCCCGTTCTCAATCATGCGGCTGATGTCCACCAACCGGGTGTTGTCTTGCTCTGGCTTGGGTATGTCGCGCGGGCTGCGCCGCCCGGCTGCCAACCCGTTCTCGATCGTCTTCTGGCAACGCGCCCAGTCCCTGCCCCAGCCACGCGCCACGTCCTGTAGCAAGGCGCGGGCCTCGGACTCGGCTAGCGCTCCTGCACCAACGAACGTGCCAAGGCAGAAGGCGCTGTCGTTGAGGCTGTTGTTTCTCGATCCCATTGGCGCGCTGGCAAGGCCGGCTAGCTCGCGGTCGACCGCGGCGTTGACGTATGCGCTGTTGGTGTGGGCGGTGCCGCTAGGTTGGTGGGTGGACGGTTGCTCGCGGCGGATTACGAGCGACAACAGCCAATCAGGCGCATCAGCAATGGGCGGGATCTTGTCCGCGTCTGGTTGATCAACCCAACGGTAGGCGCGCCCATCCGACATGACGCTGCCGGCCGCAACCACATAGCCGCCCTGGCCTCTCAGGTCCGCGCCCGCGCCGAGGTTGCCACGGTTCCTGGCACCGTCGATATATTTGAAGAAGTAGTGCATGCCGCCGTTAGGCGACGAGACGCGGGCGGTTTCTGGCAATGGGCCGTGTTCGGCCTCCATCTCCGCCAACCACTCAAACCCGTTCGCGCCACCGGGCTTGTTATCGATGTCGAGAACGAAAAACCCAGCCTCTTTGCCGGTGGGCAGCCCAACAGCCGCATCCGGCCAATCGGCAAACCATCTTTTTACGATGTGTGCGAAGCGAGTCGCTCCACGAAAACCATTCGAAGTTAATGGCGTTTTCTCGCCTAGCGTTGTGACCTCGCCAGTGTACTGGTCAATAGTTTCCTCCGCGCGCGAACGGCAAGGGAAAACCTTTAGCCCTTGCGACACGTAGGAATTGGCAAGTTCAAGCGGCGTCACAGGCGGACTCCTCGCTGTTGTCATTGGCGGCTATCGGCATGCAATCCATAAATGCGCCTACGAACTCTGCTGCGAGTTGCGGGACAATCGCGTTGCCGTAGCCCTTGGTCGCGCATCGTTCCACGCTAACGGGTACCCCATCGTCAGACCGTAAACCGCTGAAATCACCGTCCAGTGCGCCCCAGCCTCTAACAAGCGCGTCACCATCGACGGCGAGTGACGTTCGCGAGCCGCCAGGTGTGCGTTTGTCCTGCTGATATCCCTTCCATCCCTGGCGCACGGAGTTGGCCACCCAATAAATCCGCTTTCTTTCATGTCTCGCGCCGACAGCAAATGCTGGCATAACAGCCGCCCCGCAGGCGTAGCCAACCGCCTCAATCGCTGTGAACGCTTCGTCAAGCCAACCCCACTTAATCGCGTTTGCAACCTGCTCTCCAAAGACGACTGGAGGAGCACACTCTGCAATGAGTTTGGTAAAAGTCGGCAGAAGGTGCCGCTCGTCCTCTTGACCCTTTCCGCCGCCACCTTGGACCGCGCCAACGGAGAATGGTTGACAGGGGCAACTTCCTGTCCAAACAGGTCTGTCATCTGGCCACCCTGCAAGCCTAACTGCAAAGCTCCACCCTCCGATGCCGGCAAAGAAATGACACTGGGTGTATCCTGCGAGGTCGCTTGAAATAACATCTTCAATACTTCGTTCATCGACATCTCCAGCCGCGATAAGGCCGGCGGCAATCAGGTTGCGCAACCATTGTGCTGCATATGGGTCAATCTCGTTGTAGTAGGCGCGCGCCGCTACGCCAGTTGCAGGCGCATTATCATTTGCTGCCAACATCAATACGGTACTTCCCTGCTCACAATCTCCCGCATGCTGTCGGCATACCCAACCAGTACCCTCCCAAGGAACGTGCCCCACTCATCCTCATCCAGGCTGGCCAAGTCTGTCTTCCCGATCTCATCCAAATACTCACCACCCGCGTTCCCGCCGTCCTCGAGGGCTTGTTTCTCGTATTGATCCAGTTGCTTGCGTGGCATGTGATAGAGCCTCGGTAGTTTGGAGCGGATTCCGTTATGCGTGCCGTCAAGACACTCCCAGCACACCCACTTGATTGGCGCGCGGTCGTGTGGGCTATACCCGATGCAGTCGTGCCGGCGTTTGCAGATGAAGCAGGTGCCGATGAGGTCGGTGATCACGCTGCACCAGCTTTCGCAGGTGCGTTGTCGTTGGCGAACATGTCTGCCGTCCGCGGCTCTTTGCGGCGCTCGGTGAACATGTCGCCTTGCGCGTAGGCTTTCGTAATGCGTTCGCACGCAATGTCGAAATACTTGCGGTCAAGCTCGATGCCTATAAAGCGACGCCCCATCTTCGCGCACGCGACTCCGGTCGTGCCGCTGCCCATGAACGGGTCAAGGATGGTTTGGCCTGGAGACGTCGAGTTGCCAATGTAAATTGACATCAATTCAACGGGCTTTTCAGTCGGGTGTTCAGATTCGTCTCTCTGGAACAAGCTGACAAGGTTCTTTGAGGATGGCGTTCTAATGGTGAACGCCTTTCCCTTCTTCATGAACAGCGTGAACTCGGTGACGTTTTGGTAATACTTGTTTGGAAGCGCGGCACGCTTATCCCAAACGAGTATTGTGTGCAGGTCAAACCCAGCCGCCTCAGCAGCAGCTTGAGCGCGACTCAAATTCTTGCCGTTCGTCATAAAATACGCTTGTCGATCGTCCTTCAGTGTGGCGAAGGCTGGCGCCATCCAATCGGACCAATCGATATCACACTGAACGATATCGCCGCCATTCCCATACTCTTTCATCCAACCGCCGAAGCCGCCCTCAAGTTGGAGGTTGGACGCAAAACCTCCGCTCGAAACCTTGTAAGGCGCATCGGTGACGATGCAGTCTACTTGCTCAAACCCAGCCATCACCTCTAGGCAATTCCCATGATACAGCATGCAGTCGCCGATAATGACAGGTTCAATCACGCCGCCACCTCGCGCTCGATGTATCTGATCTCGACCGGCACGGCATGTTGCGCAGCGCGCAACTGGCCTTGCGCCATACCCTTTGAATAGCCCCGATCCATATAAACAACGCACTTATCCGCCACGCGATACCACGCAAGGCCAGCCTCGATGCCTAGCGTGCGCTCGCCTGGAATGTCGTCATTTAAGATGCCTGTTTGGGTGAACAATAAATGCGACGCTATTGGCGCCTCGCCGCGATGAACGCTATCAGCCACGCACTTGCGCGCGTAGGCGATGTTGGATTCGCGTTCTTCCTCGTTCGAGCCAGCAAACGGACTTTCAATAATAACCAGTGGTTTGTTCAAGATGTGCCCCTAATCAGGGTTGCACGCTTTACCTCGGCCTGTGGCCGCTCAAAACGGGATGTCTTCGTCCCAATTATCGCCCGCCGCCATAAGCGGCTTCCAGTTGTCGTTGTCGGCAACGGGTGACACGCTATCGCTCGCCACCTCTGTGCCGGCCCTCCAGTCAATAATGTCAAAATATTTCCCGTTAGGCTTTAGCCTGATCTCAGCCGTCACCCTCAATTCTCCAGCACGATCTAGCCACTCGTCTGCAGACTTGGGGAACGGTAAGGCGCCGCCGTGCATTTTCCAATATCGATCGGCCTTCGCCTTTGGGTAACCTCCGTGGCCAGGGCAGTGCCACTCGTTTTGCGTTGTCAGCCCGAGACGATATGTGCACTTAACTGAGGCGGGTTTGCCCGGCTTTGGCGGGTGCTCTCTGTAGGTGCGCCCCGTAACGTTACGCCAGTCCTCGTCCGTAGAAATGATTGGAGCGTCCGACGCCCGCGCTGTGAACTTCGGCTTTTCTTCAAATTCAAACTCAAAACCGCAGCACGAACAGACCCTCACACTTGCGTGGTTTATTTCATCGCACGTCGGGCAGATTTTAATTGGCGCTTCGCCGGATCCGCTGCCAGGCTTTTTCGGTTGGACCATATCAACCGGACCATGTTCATTGATGTTGCCAGCGAAGTCCATATAACGACCGTTTGGCTTCAGCCACGATGCTATTGCAGCGCGACGGGCCTCAGCGGCAACGGCCTCAGGATCAAACCCGGGCGGGTAGATGACCCGCGTCATTCTGCCGACACGTTGGACGTAACGTCCTGCGGACATGGTTCGATACAAATCAACGATCAGATCAACGCCAACGATGTTTGTCCCGGTCGATAGAACATTATCGTTGACGAGACCCCAAAGCTCGCCAGACTTCAGGCGTTCGATCAGACCGCGACGCTCTCCAGTTGGAGTGCCACCATGCACGAGCTCAACTGCCCTGCCCGCCACCTTGAACGCATCTCGAATGCGCGCGGCGTGCTCGATACCGCGGCAAAATATAAGCGCCTTCTTGCGGTGGCCCTCGACATCGAGAACCTCTTCAACGACGCGCTTATTAAGTTCGTCGGTGTCAACGGCCTCGCGATAGTCTCCGGCTTTGTAGTCCCCCATCGACCGACCCACGCCGGTCATGTCGTATTTAGTGGCGAGGGGTTTGCTGGTGATTGGAGTCAGGTAGCCGTCATCAATGCCGCGACGAATCCCGTAATCATAGACAACTTTGTCAAATAACTTGCCATCTCCTTCGGTTAGTCTACCCCCGTCCAGACGATAGTCTGTCGCCGTGAACCCGTTAATTTTCATGTCGGGATTGATGGCCATCAGGTCATCAATCAGCCTGCGATATTGAGTGGCCTGCTTGAACGGCACAAGGTGAGCTTCATCAATTTGCAGTACGTCAACATGACCAATTCTCTTGGCCTTATTGTGCACTGTTTGCAATTGCGAGAACAGCACCTGCGCTCTGGCATCACTTTGTCCAAGTGATGATGCATAGATTCCTGCGGGGACAAACGGCCGAAGGCCAATAAGTTCTTTGTAATTGCCTTCGACCAGTTCAACCACGTGGGTCGTATTCATCACGCGTAGGTCTGACCAACCATCGATAAGGTCGCACGTCAACGAGGCCTGCATAATCGACTTGCCGGTGCCGGTAGCGGCTACAACTAGTGGATTGCCGGGGGTTTCTGACCAATAATCGAATACTGCCGTTTTTGCTTCATGCTGGTAGTACCGCAGCGGCATCAGGCGGCTTTCCTTGCCAGCACATTATCATTCGCCGCCAATCGTTCACGCCCGCGCTCGACTACTTGCCACACACGCTGGCGCGACACGCCCATCACACGGCCGGCCTCGTCACCCGTGTGGCCAGTGGCTATAAGCGATACGGCGTCGCGTTCGGCTTGACTAAGCGCACCAAGCGCTTGTGTGGCGCCAGCAGCGTGCTCCTGCGATGGTTCAGTATGGCTTGGCGGCGTATACGGTAGCCACTTCTCTGCCCTTGCTATCTTGCGCGCGCGCTGACTGATGACCTCACGCACAAGATACGATACCCAAGACACGAAGTTACCGTCCTGGCGATAGCGATACCAGCGTTCAATCGCCAAGAGTCTGATGTCCTGGTAGAGGTCTTCATCACCGCAGCACTTGGAGCGGATAAATGGGTCGTACTTGGCGAGTAGCGCATCGAAGGATGCGGGGCGGTTGTCATTGGCTGGGGTGGGGGTCATGCTGCCTCCATGCTGCGGAACGGCAGCATTGCAGGCCGGTCCATGCCGGTAGTGAACTCAGATTCGCCGCCCTTGAAGTAATTCTCTTGCGCATCAAACCAACAATCCCAGTGCCATGCGTGATTTTGATGATGGCCGTCATAGATCGATTTTTCGCGCAAATAGACCTCCGTTATGACGATACGCTGATAGCACCAGATACAGATGTGAGGTTTGCGGGCAGCCTGCCATTTCTTTTCAAATAGGTGGTAGCTCACGCTGCAGCCCCAAGATTAGAGTTATCGTTGGCCGCGCCACGTTTGCACAGCCGGTCGTACAAAACGACGTTCACCGTCGCCGCCAAGTTCATGCAGGTGCGCGTTGGCACCATCACGCGATGACTGCACCACTTAAGAATGGATTGCCCTAGTGTGCCGTCTTCAGGGCCAAACACGTAGAAGGCGCGCTCTGGGTGCTGAAACTCCGGCAGTGGAATCGCGTCGTCAACCAAGTCGACAGCCACAGGCACCGAGCCATACGGCACGAGCGCAGACAGATCGTCACCACGCAACACTGGCATGTGTCGCCATGCACTCGGAGTATCCTGCGCTGACTTAATCGGAGTCCTGTCACCTTGAATCGCGACCATTGCAGCGCCGTAACAGTGGGCTGCGCGAAGCACAGCACCGACGTTCTTGACGTCCTTTGGACGCACCAAACCGATCGCGCTGTATCCCCTCACGCCGCATTCTCCATCTTGTCTTGGCCGTCAATCCACGTGGTACCGTTCGCTAGGCGATAAGTCACAGTCTCGTCCTCTTCCGACGCGTCCAACTGTTCTCCTGGCACCACGCTCGGTATATAAAGGTGCGCCGGACAGGCCGCCTTCTGCTCTTCGACGCCCAATGGCTTGGCCCAGCGCGAACAAGACCAGTGTGCATCGCCGCTCATTTCTGGTGTGGAGTGAAGGCAAGATCGGCAGGTAACTCGCGCCCATGCTCCGCTATGGCAGACGTCGTGGTGCTTGCAGAACATGCATCCAAAAAACCCTGGATCCTCAGACAGGCGCGACGGCGGCGCAGTCGCTTTAATGATACGCTCGGCGCGCGCAAGTTGCCTGATGCACCACTCTGCGTCATACTCGATGCGCTCGACGTATTTGGAGTCGTCATTCTTGTTTGTGACTTCATACCAGCACCTCGTTAGCCCGAAGGCGTGCATCCCAATCTGACACTGTCCGTAATGAAGCGGCTTGGCCTTCTTGCACTTGTGCTTTCGCAGCTCCTTGAAGCCCTTGTCATTGCTGGACTTGAACTCGCACAGGTGTTCAGTCTTCGGTGCCTCAAGGATTCCCAATGCCCGGCCGTCGCACTTACCGCGGACGTGTCCCGACAAAAGGCGTATGCGATCTTGCTGACCCCAAACCTCAACGCCAGCAGCCCGCAACTCTTCCACCATCACCTCTTCCCAACGGTCACCCGTTCGGAATATCGAAAGCTTGCGGCCATCGATTTCCTCCGGCTTGCTGGTCCAGCGAAAGGTGTACCAAAGTGCCCTATCGCATTCGGTGGCTATCTCGCCGACGCTGATGCCCAGCGAGTCGTAATGCTCGTTGGCTTGTTCGTAGGAGCGATAGATGGCCGCGACGGTGGGTGATACGACGCGCGGGAGGGGTGCCATTATCGGTTCATCTGGCGCAGTATGTCTTTGATATCGTCGACGGTCTGGGCGCGATCGATCTGCGCCATCAAGTCAACTTTCTCGACCATGCGCTTGGCCTCAAGCATACCGATGCTAAAGTTTTCCATGGCCTCTTTGATTCGCTCTTTCTTGGTTTTCATGCATGCTCCACAGTATGCCCAAGGTGCTGCAGGATGCGCTCGTAAACATCCTCCTGCGGATAATGCTCGCCGCCGAAGCAGTGCGCGCTTGGCGCAAGGTCAAGCGCCATCACGCCGTCAACGAACACGCGGGCGCCCTCGGCATACGATGAGCCGCATGTTTCGCAGTTGTCGTAGTAGTCGGTTAGCCATTCGATTTTGATATTCACCACAAATCCTCCGAGAACAACTGCGTTGGCTGGAACTTCGGCCTAAGTATCTGGCCTGCCGCAACGGCCAGCAACACAGCCTCCTCGCGCCCAACGAACCGACCAGCGCTAGTAACGAAGCCCTGGTCGGTTGACTTCACCATTGGTCCACGTTTGCCGTATGCGTTATGCAAGGCGTGCAACAAAGTGTGGTGCCTAGCCGGTGGTGGTGCGCTTACAATGAAGTTTTCAACCTTGAGGGCTGCGGCCACGATGGATTCGCTCATTCCCCCGCCTCCCCCGCTCGCATCATCTTCACAACCGGATTGTCCTTTGGCCAGTAGCCGCCGTAAGGATCGCAATACCCGCCATCCTCTTGCCAGCCACCGCCCTTCTCAGCGTCGTACTCTTCGTCTTCGGACCAGCCGCACGGGCAGCCGTAAGGCCCGTGAATGACACCCACGCCAACGTCCACTGACTCGCGATACAGCTCATATTCACCACAGCGCGGACACGGGTCCGAGCCGCTCATGAAGTGCGGCCCGTGGTCTTCGCCGGTAATCTGGGACAGCTTTTCGCCATCGGCTATAAGCGCGTCCTGCATCTCCTTGTTGAACATCACCCCACCCTCGCAAAGCTGGCCAACTCCTTGGCGCGGGCCAGGATGTCGGAGTGCGACACAAGCGGGTCGCCCCAGAACGAGTCCGAAGGCACGCCAAGCGCCCGCGCAACCTCGGAATATTCATCGCGCAACTGCATCCAAGACAATTCACTGGATTGCGCTTCGTCGCGCAGGCTGTCGAACATGCCTTGCAACTGGTCGAGCTCCGCGCGAGCGTCGATTAGTTCGTCAGTCAGTTTGTCGATATCGGCTTGGGTCACGCGGCCTCTCCATATCCTTTGCGCATGTACTTGCCGTACAAGCGCTCCTCGTCCTTCTTTGTGCGACACGCAACCAACTTCACGGTGTCGTGCGTGAACGCTACCGCAACCGGCTTTGCGCACTCTATGCAATCAAACTGCAGATGTTCGTCCGGGTGCGCGTATCCATCGTCGGCAACCGAGACGACCCCCCTCAGAGGCCAGTGGAAGCAGATGTCTTGCAGGCTAACCTTAGCCTCGTCGGTGTATGCGCAGCAGTGTGGACACTTCAGACAATCGCTGAAGTCTCCACACGTCATTTTCGCGCGGGCCATCTCCCTAGATCCTAACCGGCATGCACAGCGCCACAACGTCACCGTCGCCGCAAAACAGCGCAGGCGTGCCGCTATCGTTCAGAGCAATCGTCAATGTCTCGCCAGGAACAGCGGCCAGGATGTCCGCCATGTACTGACAATTGAACCCAATCTCGATCGGCTCGCCGCTGTACGTAGCCTCCACGTCCTCATGCGCAGTGCCGTCATCCGCGCGCATGTCGACCGCGATATTATCGCCGGAAACCGTGAACTTGGCACCCTTGCCCCGTTCGCTGGCCACGGCTGATGCTCGCGCAACAGCGGAGGCCAGGTCTTTGCGGTCGACAGTGGCGACGTTTGTGTTGTTTGCAGGGATAACGCGCTTGTAGTCAGGGAACGTTGCGTCAATCAGCTTGGACACGATGATGGTATCCGACGTCGCAACGCGGATCTTGTTGGCGGATAGGCTGACGTCCACCGTGCCGGCCGGGATGACGCCAATCGTCTTGGATGGCACGATGACATTGAACGAGCTTTCGATGCTGTCGGGCAACGCAACGCTATTGTGTGCCAGCCTATGGCCATCCGTTGCTACCGCGCGAATGCCGCCCTCCGCAGTGCTATGGAGGTGAACGCCGCACAAATAATAACGGGTAGCCTCGCTGGACATAGCAAACTTGACCGGCGCAACGAGGGCTGCGAAGTCGAGGTTGAAGGTGCTCGTAAAGTCACCAGAGCTAAGGATGGGGAAATCCATAGCCAGCAACGTTGGCAGCGTGAACCGGCTGCGGCCGGATTTGACCACCAGGTTGGTATCGGTTTGGGTCAAGGTAACGACATCACCGGACAGGCGGCGCGCGATGTCCGACAGGCGTTTGGCGTCTACGGTGGTGCTCAATTCACCCTCGCAGGGCACCATGGCGGACACCATGATGTCGAGGTCCGTCGCGGTGACAGTCAGCGTGCCAGCCGTAGCAGACAGCAATACGTTGGCCAGGATCGGGATAGTGTTACGCGATTCCGTAGCCTTAAGGGCGCAGGAAAGGGCGCGCGCCAAGTCGGCGCGTTCAATTTTGAGGTCCATGGTGGTGTCCTTAATCCTTGAGAAGGTCGTGCAGCATCGCTTTTACGACGCCCAACTCCATAGGCGACGGGTTCAAAAGCGAGTTGGGATTGGCGGCAGAGAATCCGCGCGCCCAATGCTGTGCCTTGCTAATAGTGTTTACGGCGACCTCTACGCGCTCGCGTTCATGCTTGCTCAGCTTGGCCATCACCGCACCTGCAACGTTTCGTCGCCCACAACACGCTGCGCTCCTGGCACTGCAATGCCCGCGTCGAGCGCCTCGCCGATCGCTTTCTTGCTGGGCCGCTTGTCCACCTTCACTGTGAACGCCCACTCAGGCAGGACGTCCTCGTGTGTCACCTCAATGGACTCGCGGCCCTTCACGCGCGACAGCGTTCCTTCGGGCAGCTTCACTGACTTGAGGTCGCCAGCCGTCATCAGGCGTAGAGCGAGGCGGCGCATGGCTGTCGCGCGCTTCTCGGCCACGTCGGTGCGGCTCTGAAGGCGACTAACACGGCTGGCAGTCGCCAGCGCATCAGCCTCAGCCTCCCTGTACTTCGTCAGGATCCGGTCCAGCACGTCATAAGCCGCAGTGCTGCCCTCGACCATGTCCGCGCGAAGTTCTTCGTCTTCGGCCAGGTCTGGGAATTCGGCCAGTAGGTTCTGCAATTCCAACTCGATGAGTTGGACGTCAAGCATGATGTTTTCGTTTTTAGGCATTAATGCACCGTCCTTCGCTCGTATACTTCGTCGCCAAGCCAGGTCTCAATCCGTGTGATATCGGGAAAGGCTTGCCCGAGGAGTTGCGCCTGCTCGCTGCCAAGCAAGCCGAGCGCAATCCACTTCTCGGCGCCGTCCCGCTCAATGTAGATGTGGTAGACCAGCATCAGGGGCGTGCCCTCGCCGTTGCCTGCAGCAGCTGCGTTGTGATCGCCTCTGTGAGCGCGCGGCGCAGTTCTTCATCTTTGATCTCAAGTTGCGCACCGCACTCGCCATTCGAGATGGCCAACTCAGCCAATTCGCGCATATGATTTGCGTGCTCTGTCATGTCCTCTCCATCTGCATGTGGACTACTGGTGCGCGCTGCGCACCAGTAGTGTTGCTGCTGGCTTATTTTCCCCAAGGTCGTTTTTTACCTGCAGCGCCGCTTGCGGCCTGTTTCTGCTCCGGCGCGGGCTTGTTGTCGTTGGCGGTTTTGCGGTTGTCGTTCGCCGCAACTGGACCGGTGATGCCGACCTCGGGCATGTCGTCGGAGTCGGGGAAGTAGAAGCGCTTCACCTCGTTACGCGGCGAATACACCTTGTCGCCAACCTTGCGCTCCTTTGAGAGTCCGACCTTGGCCACGAATGCCTGGAACAAGAGTTCGTCACTGTCCTCAACCTCTGACAAGCCGATGGCCCGGCAAAGGCTGGCGAGTTGACGTTGTCCAATTTCCTGCGCTTGGGCGTTCGGATTCTCCAGCGTGATGTTGCCGAAGATGATGCGGCCCTTGTATTGCTCGGGCTCGATCACACCATACTGGATCTTGAGAATGGTGCCGTCGCCCTTGCTGGTTGCCGCAACGTCCGCTTTGGTGGCCTCCAGCCTGTAGATTCCGTCCGGGATGTTCTCGTATTCGCGTTGTTCGGTATCGTGCTCAGTCGCTTTAAACTTCGTTCCAAGTTGTGCCATTTATTTCCCGTGGTGCGGGTTGCGGCTGTACCGCGTAGCGTTCGGCAAAAGGGCCAATCACGCTAAATGTTGCTGCTACTGCTTGGCAGAAGCAGCGATATCTACGTCGAGAGCCGCCAGCAGCGCTGACGTTTCATCCCTGCCATTCCGACGCGAACGCCAATACGCATCCTTGGCGGGCTCGACGACTTCGCTCCAGCCTTTCGCATCAGTCGGAAGATTGCGGTATGAGTGCGTAAGGTGGGACATCCTATCTTCCCCTCCAAGCCATAATTCCCAAAACCGTAAAACCGCCGCCGTATACCACCATGAGAAAGCACGCTGTAGGCCAGTCCATCACGCAGCCTCCATTCCGCGGTTGCCTTCGCCGTAACCGGCCGCGACTAGCGGCCAGTCAAATGCACGGTCGCCGCACACCAGAAGCATCACGCCCTTGCGTGCGTGAGGTGGAGGCGGGTTGGACGTGAGTGCACGTACCAACGCCAAGTCGTTGCAGCATAGGAATGGGGTCATGCGGCATTGTCCTGCATGTCTTCCTGCTGCGCTGGGAAATACTGAGACAGCGCCACAAACCCCTGCCCTTTCTTGAAGGGAATTGTGTTCTTGTCGATGCCGTAGCGATTTCCTGCGATGTATCCAGGCCGCTCCTGCACAGCAATGTTGATCTCTCCAGCACCCTCGCCTCGGTTGTTCGTCTTCTTGAACCCAGCGTCTTCCTTTTTTATGGAAACGCGCTGGTGCACAAATCCAATCAGATCCGATGCGTCTGCAATCGCGCTGCCGGCGTCGTCGCGCAGATTGAGACGGTACCGAGGGTAGCTGTCCGTTGTAACTCCCGGCTCGGTCTTCACCTTGACGTGGCCGAGTAGCACAACATAGAAGCCTGCCTTCTTGAGCTTCAGACACTCCTTTATGAATTCGTGCCAGATGGCCTGCTCTGCGGCATAGCCCTTCCCGTAGCCGGGCTCCTCAATGTTTGCCCATCCGTTACGCGAACAAGCCTCCGCGCGGATAAGCAATTCAAGTCCGTCCAGCGCATCGAGCACGAACGTCTTGCGATCATGTTCGGCTTCAGACATGTAGGCCATCTGGTCCAGCACGTCGTTGTAGGACTCCGACACGCCAAGCGACTTCATGTTGACGCCGGACGGTGCGCGCTCGCCCTCGCCCGTGCGCACATACAGAGGCGCGGGGTATTCGCTGGCAAGGGTGGTCTTGCCGGTCTTTGCACCGCCATAGAACGTGCAGAACGGTGGATCTGTATCGGAAGTGTCTTTTAGTTCATCCCAAGAAATAGCCATTACGTCTCCGTTTAAGTAATGCTCCTGCACCGTCGCCAAGGCTAATGCAGGAAGAGGACACCTTTAGCTTAGACACCACACAAGCTGTGGCGCGCATCCTGGTCTGGATGTCTTGTGCGGTGTGTCGGGCCTCGTGTTACGAATGTGCCGGGGGCCAGTGGCCGGGCGTGTTAAACAACGCCAACAGCACCATGCCGATGAGGAAGATGTGCAGCGGGTCGAGGTGGCCGGTTGCGGTCCAGAGGTTCACGGTTAGAAGCCCTTAGCGATCTGGACCGCCATGCCGCCAAACATCGCAATCACCACCACGGCAAACGTGCCCAGCACGGCGGCTAGCGTCCAATCCAGCGACCCCCATGGCACAACTTGCGTAGTGCCGTTGCATATGTTGTGAATCACGGTCGAGCCGAAATCATTGGTGTGCTCGATGCACTTGGCAATGTTTGCGTTGATGTCCATTGTTAGAAAACCCCCAGCCAAACCCCAACCCCATGAACCACGCCAACCGGCGCCACGATGCAACCGAACGCTAGCAGCACCCACGCCGCATGTTGGATACAGACGATGACATGCGTCACCCAGGCGGCTGCACTACCGAGCAGCAGAGAGATGTAAACCGCCGCCAAGACAAGAACGGAGCCACCCATGCGTTCATCGGGGCTGAGCGACACCTGACGTTTGCGCCACGCGTTGAAGTTTGCCACAGATTCGTCGTGCGCTTTGATTTCGTCGATAGTGAACGTCATATCGCGTCCCTCTTCTCGTAAGAGCCCGGAATGCAGCGCACCTTGCTGATGGTCCAACTGTCATCAGCAAAGCGGCCGGCCATCTTCCATTGCGCCAGGTTGGCCGGGAACATGATGCACGCCTGCAGGCTGTCGACGTGGGTCACGATTTCCTCGTGACAGGCTGGTATGGTTAGGCCCGGAAGTATGCCTGGCATCACCGTGCAGAGGGTGGCAACGATGGTAATATTCATGCTGCCACCATCACCTTCTCAAGGTAGTAGAGAAACGTGTGGATCACGCCATAGAATGCGAAACTCCAAACGCACCAATCTGCGGGCTCCCCACGATAAATGTTGAGAGCAAACGACCCGGCCAGGATGGGCATGCCGATGACTCCAATCCAATTTAAAGCGTGGCCAACCATCACGCAGCACTCACTATGTCGCGCAGCGTGGTGACAATGTCAGCGCTGAATTTCACATCGCCAGCGTCGTCGTACATTTCGAATAGCCCTTTCTCTAAAAGCACGCACAACTCGCCGGATGGCAGATCGACTTCAGACGTCGGCACGAAGTCATAGAGAATGAAATCGCTGCCATCGATGTCATCCCAACCCGTCGCAGTGCCGATAACTCGGCCGAGCACGGTCCATTCGACGAGGTCCATCACGCAGCCTCCCTCATCCCAGCTGCGTCCAGTTGCGCGGCAACGCCACGCAACGCAACAGCCTGCGCCTTATGCCGAGCACGCGCCTTACGGCGCCGTTCGTCGTACCCGCGCCGCTCGTTCCAGTTGGCTACGGCGCGCAGGACGTCGGGGCTGGTGCTGCCGGCGAGCGCCTGTTGCAGGGTGATGGTTGCGGGCTGCTGCGGGGCAACAGCGGGCAACAGGTGCATAGTAGCCGCCATGTTATGCCACCTCCTTCATTTCGTAATGAACCTCAGCCACGCGCCCGGCCACACGCTGATACACTGCGAACTCCTGACCGGGATTGTTGCGAGCCAGGCGCTCGGCTTCAGTCGTTGCTGATTGGATGGAAGAGTGAACGTAAGGCACGTTGCTGGGGCGAGGTGTGCCGTCTACGACGCGGGCGACGATGCAGGGCTGGGGTGCGATGGCATCGCGAATGGCGGCTGTGAATTGAGCCAGCGTCACCTTATTGCCGGCCTCCGGCTCGGCAATAAGTTCTATTTCTTCAAAGCATATCCATCGGACTCCCGTCGTGTCGCTGACGAACTCAACGCCGGAGGCATCGACATTCGTGATGGTGAACACGTCGCCGGCCTCGTAGTCGTCGTCATAGTCGTCAACCAGCACCCTAACCCTGTCGCCAACCTTAAACTTCGGCTGCTGCTGCCCATTGCGCTCCGCGCAATCCGCAGCAAGCTCAAAGAACCGAGCGGGCCATCCGTTGGTTGTCGATCCAGAATCGTCGGCAACAACGCCAACAAATCCGAACTTGTCTGGATTTTCCCTGACGACGTAGAGTTTCCCTTTTGTGAAGGCACCATCGCAGTTGTCCAAGCAGCGGACGACATCGCCGGCCTTCGGGGGCTGCTGAGGCGTCACGAGTTCTATGTGCTCGTCATTCACATAGGCTTTGTCATTGCTCTTATCTTCAATTACTGTGTATTGGAAAATGTCATGGTCGGTGCCCGCGACAACACCCGTCTGACCAGGCTTGAACCACCAAAATTCATTAACCGCATTGGTAAACCGCACCCGATCACCAACCCTGAACTTCGGCTCGGTCACGTCGTCCTTTTCAATCAGTCCGTACATGCATTCCCCCTTCAGTGACGCGTTGTGTTGCGTGCTTCGCGTTCGCATGCGAAGCAAATGACATTGCTTTCGGTCTCGTCGTCTTCGACCGCTTCCAGGCTTGAGTCCGGCCACCAGACACGCTGTGGGCTGCCAGCGGCGTCGTGATAGCTGACAAGATATTCGTCCTCGCAACCGATGCGTATTTTCATCCCCTCGATTGCTCCGATGATTTCGGACTCGTCGATCTCGACGAGATCGCCGATCGTGAAGCGCGTTAGCGAATAGAGTTTGTTCTCAAGTGGTGTCATTGGTGCTCCTGATGGTGATGCTGTCCTACTGCTGTGCTTGCGCGACAGCAGTTAGGTGATTTCAATTATCTGACGGCCCAAATCATACGTGACGTTGCCGTTTCGGATTCGGCCCGCGACCACCTCATCAATGTTGATGCCGCGCACACTCAGACCGATGACGGTCTTTTCTTTCGGCATCGCCACCGCACCTGTTGCGATAGCTACAGGCGCGAGGCCGAGGAATGACAATAAGGAACGTCGGTTCATGGTTGGGCTCCAAGCATGGTGGTGACGTGCACGGCCGAGGCCGCGTTGTGGTGGGTTTGGTTTTGTTGTTGGGGTGTTACGGCTTATGCCGTTCTGCTATTGGTCGGGGCGGCGTAGTTTTGCTGGGGTTCAAAATAGCAATGGCTGCCCCAGTTGCACTCGCGTGCAACGTTAGTGTTGCGTGTTGTCCTTCGCAATTCCCTTGGTTTTCGGAAAGCCGCATGGAAAGCCAACACGCAATTAGAATTGATGCGGGGATGCGCTCGTCTCATGGGTGCAGCAGCTGGACTGGCCGCCCCGCTTGCTCACGCAGCCTCAGCGACTGGCGCAGCAAATTCTCCTCTGGCCTCAGCATCCAGCCGGCGCCACTCCACGAACAGATCGCGTAACAATCGCTTCGTGACGTGCCGCTTAGCGCGGTTATTGATGTGCATCGCAGTCAACCGTCCTTCTGCGTTCTCCGCGCTTGGCTTACTGCCGGCTTTGCGCATGCGGGCGGCAATCTCCGTGGCAGTTTCGGCGAACTCGCCAGCCCCATTGCGTTCCTGCAGCCTGACTTTGATCTCACCGTAGAGCTTGCCGTAGGCATGCACGGTGTTTTCCTTGCGCCACTGGGCCTTCACGATGCACTCGCCGATGTTCCACAACACGCTGCGGCGTTCTGCGACGTAGCCGTGTTCGATCGCGGCATCGCCCTTGACGCGCTGCTGGCGAATTCCTCCAATCACGCCGACGCCCATGCGCTTCCACAGCGCGGAAACGGATTTCATTTGGCCGATGGACCAAAGCTCGTCAGTCTCCATGTTGTAGCCGCTGCACTCTCCGACAAGACCGGCCAGCGACACATCACCGAGGCCAGACACGCCCTGCGCCCATTGATAGATCGGAAGTTTTTTGACAAGTTTGGTGATGGTCTTTTCATGCTCGGAGCGGTACTTGGCGAGCGGCACCATTGCTTCCAGGTACGGCGCGATGACCGGATACTCTTGATGCGTCGGATCCTTTGCGAGAGCCGCGTAAATCTTGGCTGCCTCCTCACGGTCTCGACCAGAGCGCAGTGAAGCTTGCGCCTGCAGGCTGAGCTTCGTCATCGCGCGCACGATGCCTTGCCGCTTACGCCATGCATCGTTGATAGACGCAATTGCATCGCGCTGCTCGTCTGGCATCTGGTGTGAGGAGTAACCGGCCGCGAAGATCGCATGGGACCCTGGTGCTGATTGGCAGCCGGTTGTTGGGTTGGCGCTGTCGAGCTCGATGTGGGCATCGTGTTCTATATGGACAGCGCCACCAGCCTTGCGGCTGGATTGTTTGCGAGTGGCGCATGGGTGTTGAACGTCGGGACAGCATTGGCCACTCGCCCCCTTGCGGGGATTTTTGGACTGCGGCGCAGACAGCGTGGATGCCGGGTTTTTCATGGCAGCAGTCCGCCCCTTGCGGGGATTGTTGCCGGCGGCGGCAATGATTTGGGTATCGCCTTCCGTCTGGCCGCCGGCTCCCTTTCGGGAATTGGTGGACGAGCGCGACCGTACTCTGGCTTTCGACGCGGAAATGGCGCTCGTCCTGCGCTTGCGCGCAACTGGTGTTTCGTGGGTTTCAACAGTGCTCATGATTGCGTTTCCTGTTTCGTGTTCAAAAGGGTTGCCTGCTGGGCTGTTACTAACCGGGTCACGCGGACGGGATGGCCCAGCAGGCGAAATGGTTGGGGCGGCGAGACACCGGGTGGGAGTCAACCGTCCATTGGCCGCCCCACACTGCACTCGCGTGCAGTGGTCTCTATTGTTTGTGGGGCGGCGGAACTCCTGTGGATACCGCGCTTCAGTTGGCCGCCCCACGCCGCTTTACGCGGCAACCGATTCATAAAGCGCGTCCAAAGCGCCATCGTCCAAGACCTCGGCGACAGTCTTGCCGCGCGGCAACTTAGCGCGAATGGCATCGAGCCAAGCCGCTTTGTGCTGCATGTCGCCAGAATTGCGCCGGTACTGCTCGGCAGCCTCGCCAACTTCCTTGGCGTTAGCCTTTCCTAGTTGCTTGTTGCCCTTGGTAGGCAACTGGAAATTCAACCAGGCGCGCACAACGTTCTTGCGGGCAACCGAGCGGCGCATCTCAGCCTGCCTTGGCGACATTACCGGCGGTGTGACAATCGTTCCTGATGTAGTGAACCGAACTTGGCTTGCGTTGTCGGCACCGCGCACGATCCTCGCGCGCTCCTGACAAATAAGATTGCCAACTAATGCCGTCGCGCCAAGCCGGATAAGCGTATCGCGCAACGTCTTCTGCGTCTCAGCAAGCTTGATCAATTCCTTGATGGTGCGGGCCTTGTCGCCGTCGTTGGCGTCAAGCATGCGTTGGGCGCGGCGACTGGCCGGCTCGATGTTCTGTGGCGCAACGTGCATGTTCATGGTTGCTAATCCTGTGGTTGAAAGGGGTGCCGCGCGCGAGTGTAATATGGGTGACGTACAAGTACTGGCGCTCGGCTAGTTCGTTTACGCTGCGCTCCGCATTCCGGTGTCAGGCGCAAGCATCATCATCGGCGCACGGCCCTTGCCGTATTCGGTCAGGGCTCGCAGATCGTCTTCGTAAAATCGGCCGGGGTGCTCGGTCATAAGCGCGAGCAGTTCCAGGCCGGCGCCCTTGTCTTCTGGCGTCTCGTCAAATTCTGCAGAAAGGATCAGACGCCGCACAACCGACATGCTTACGCCGGCACGTCGCGCAATTTCTTCGCGCGGAACCATGTCGCCCCACATTGTGAGCACTTCGGCGTGTTGGCGGTCGCACACGGATGTTTCAGCGCGCGCTGACTGCAGTTCCTCTCGATGCTTTCTAAGAAAGCGCTCTACTGAAACATGGTGGACACCGAGACGTTCTGCTATCTCGGGAATCGTGATGCCATCGATGCAAGCGAGGTCGATAACTTTTTCTTTGTTCCAGCGAACCATTTCGTCATCCGCGTGTTGGTTGTTGCTACGGAGGACACCCTACACTGATTCGAGACAAAAGCGATACAAAACCCATCAATTTATTTCCACCTCACCTAGTTTTGGCCTCTGCCGCGCCGGTTTCTCGATACCGGTTTTGTATTGCCGTTGTTTCTGCTATGTTTTTGCGCTTGATTGATGTGTATAAGTTTCGTACAGGGAACCTATTCCAGTAAAACTACGGTGTGTGCAAAAGGAGTGTGGGGAATGGATTACAAGAAGTGGGTGCATCAGCAGATCGGCCGCACGGCCGAGCCGCGTGGAATCACAAAGCTCAAGGCCTCGCTGGCAAAGCGTCTTGGCATGGAGCTGCCTACGCTGCACGCCCGCCTCCGGCCCGATGGGCCGGAGTTTAGTAGCGACGAGATCGAGAAGATGGCCGAGTTCTTCGGCGCGGAGTCGCCGGTCAAAGCCAGGCGAGCAGCGCATCCGGGCGGCAATAATGTGGTCTCGCTGCATCAGCCATCTCGCGGCAACGGTGACACCAAAACGCTCTACCCGGTACTAGGTGCCGTGGAGGCTGGTGCCTTTCGTGAGGCCGATATGCTTTCGCAAGTTGAGCCTCGCACTATAGAGGCCGGCAAGAGTGCAAGCTATCCACACGCCAATCCGATGGCTTGGGTGGCTCATGGCGATAGTATGGACGCTGCGAAGATATTCGACGGCATGATTGTTCTAGGCGTTGATTTTCAAGATGCTGGCGGCGTCTTGACGAACAATATGATTGTGGTTGTGGAACAGAACCGAGGCGGTCTGATAGAGCGCTCGGTGAAAGCTGTTGCCGTGTTCCCTGATCGGACTGAGTTTCAGCCGCGCTCTACCAATTCAAAACATAAGCCAATCATCTATAAGAACGGCAATCGTGACGATGATGTCGAGGTCCGCATACTGACCATTATCCACGGCGGATACGTGGATCTATCGCATTAATGCACGATCTACTTACAGTTGAATGCAGTTATGTTTTCGCGCTTTGCGCAGTTAGTCTATTGTGTTCAAGTTGTGGCTTGCAAAGAAAACAATTTTGCCGCATTAATTTTCCGGGCTTGGAAACCCGGACTTACGTTAGGCTTGACCCGCAAGGCGGCACGCCGAACACCAGCAGATAGCTGGCGTCGTGCTCTGGCGAGCACGTCACTTGGCCAAGTTTGGCCGGGGACGGCTTGCCATGTCCAACTCCGCGAGGGGTAAAAGCGGTCGGCCAGTAACGTGAGCTGGTTTCCAATCCCCGGCTGCCACGCCGACCAGTGGCTAGGTTGGGGTAACTCATGTTTAGTTTAGAAACTGGGAGGGGCGGTGTTGCCTGCAGGAGTGTGGAAGCGCTCGGTGCATTCGACGCAGCTTTGTTTTACGCAATACTACGGGCTGAGGGGTGCAACCCGATTGTTCGCGGCGGCGGTCTTTACATGGACCTTGAATCTGGGCGAGTTACTGACGTTGGTCGGTGGGCCGCACTTCGCGATCCTGACGGATCGGCGCGCTTGGCACACGCGCGAGCGGCGTGGAACGAGCGGCCAGCTCATACTGATATTGTTGAGCTTGGGCTAATTCGTCTTTAGGGGCGCCACCGGCGGGGCATCGGGGACCGGAATTTATGGAATGCACTTGAGGCTCCGCAAATGGGGCCTATTTTTTTCTTATTTTTTGTATGGTTTTGGTGTTGCTTTTGTATCGAATCGGTATACAGTCTCCCCATTCCAATACGGAATCGGGAGAGAGAAGATGGCAACGAAACACAAGATAGGCGATGAGCGCTGGACCGCTGAGCACATAAGTTACAAGCGATGGTGCGACTTGGCGCGCGAGTTCGGATGGGGCGGCGAAGAGGACAGCGATGGCATGCGCGCCTATTGCGAGCCCGAGGAAGCCGCCATCCTGACAATCCACGGGTCGCTAGACGCAGCCAAGGCGTGGGCCATGGCGACGTTTGAGCGCCACCCAGACGACTCAGCATTCGGTGCCATCATCATCGAACATCAAATTCTGGTGGCCGCGCACGACGACAGCGGAAACGTGCTGCGTGATTGCAAGCCGACCTGGGAATCGGAGACGACTTACGAGGTGACGACTGATGGCGATATGCTGGAGTGTGCAGCATGAGCACCATCTTTCACCTACGGCGCCGCACACAGCGCCAGATAAACTGGCCACTGTATCGCGAGCACCGCGCTCACCTGGCCGACTTGTTCCCGGCCATCTCTTACTCAGGCGGCGAGAAGCAGCCGCTCGCGGTTGGCATCAAGTACGACCTGATCGGCGCCAACACCGGCCTCACCGCGCGCGATGTGAAGCACTTTCTGCGGGCGTATTGTTTTGGACCTAAGTACCTCCGCATGCTCAAGCGTGGCGCGCGCCGCATTGCGCTTGATGGCACCGTCGCCGGCTGGGTCAGTGATGAAGAGGCCGCGCACGCAGCGTTGGAGTTGCGCACGCATTACGAGATGCGCCGCGCTGGGGTGACTGCTGAGGCGTCCTACCCGATTGATGCGGTGCAGCCTTTTGTGGAGGCGGCGTGATGGCGAAGCAACAGCACACGCCGGGACCTTGGCAGCCGAACTTTGGTACTGGCTTTGTCAGGACTCAGGACGGAAGGGCAGTCGCGTCCACTTACGGAGACCGGGAGGACTGTAAGCCCGACTCTCGCATGAGAGCCAACGCCCGCCTCATCGCATCGGCTCCTGATCTGTTGGCGGCGTTGGAAGCTATTTACGAGTGGTACGATCGCGACGGATCAGTTGGTGGTGCACACGGGGTGTTCGAAACGCATCGCCTAGCCATTGCTCGCGCTCGCGGCGCCGACTCCACTAACGAGGAGGTGGCGTGATGGAAAAAGCAACACCACGCCCTTGGCGTCTTTGCACGCGCGGCAATCTCGGATCTGCAATCGAGGTACCGTCCGGGAAATCATATTACGACGGCGACGACGGCTACCGCGTCATTGCGAGTTACCAGGAATGCACGGACTCCGGCCTGTACGCAGTTCAGGAGTCCAACAGAATAGCAAACGGCGAATTAATCCTGCGCGCCGTGAACTCTTACGATCGCCTGCTGGCCTTCGCTCAGTATGTTGCGAACTTGGACCCAGGCAATCCAGCGCCTTTGTTTGCCAAGGCGCGCGCCGCCCTTGCTCCTGCGCAAGCGGAGCAATCATGACCCAAGAATTCGCCATAGGCCAGTGGGTCCGCAGCCTACCTTACGGCACGGCAGCAACATTCTACGCCGTGGTGATCAATCGCATCGGTGACATTTACGTCGTGCGCGATGCGATGAACCGAAGATTTGAACGCAAGTCATATGAATTGGAGGCGTTGAGATGAGCCCGCAAGAACACGCGACACACCTTCTGGAAGTTTGGCAATCACGCCGTCACCTCAAGCCAATCTGCAGGCTGGTGCACGTTGATGCGCCGTCGATCGTTCCTGAACCCGACGCTGACGAATACGAACACGACCTTGATGTGTTGCGCTCGGTGATGGAGCGGTCATGATCGAAGATGTCATCAAAATGCTTGGGTATAAGGCCGGTGACGATTCATGGCACCTGGAAGGTCGGAGAACGTATCTTCACGACGATAATGCCACGCGTGCCTATCTGACGACGTTGCGCGGAATCTTAGGGCGCCACGGTTGGCATCGTGATCAGCACGCGTTGCGAACTTTCCGACACGAGTTGACGGGTCAAGTCATCGAGATCGAACCGGCGGGCTCCAAGGGCATGGGCAGCCACCAGAGTGCTGCCATGCTCAAGGACGAATGGCTGACGCCACCCGAGATAATCCATGCGCTCGGTGGCCCAGGATCATTCGACCTTGATCCATGCTCACCGATCAATCGTCCGTGGGCTACTGCCAAGCGCCACTACACGATTGTAGACAATGGATTGCTTCATGCGTGGAGTGGTCGCGTCTGGCTCAACCCACCATATGGTGGACCTCCCATCGTGCGTCCGTGGATGCAGCGAATGTCCGACCACAGGGAGGGCATAGCATTGATCTTTGCCAGAACTGAAACGGAGGTGTTTTTCAAAACCGTTTGGCGAGCAGCAACCGCCATCCTTTTTCTGGAGGGGCGTCTTTACTTCCATCACGTTTATGGCACGCGAGCAAAGGCAAACGCAGGCGCACCATCAGTTCTGATCGCCTATGGCGACGACGACGCACGGATATTGAAGAATTGCGGCATCGACGGTCAGTTCATTGAACTGGGGTCGGCTCCTGCACGAAGTTCAGGAGCGCGCGATGTGTAACACCAGACTTCGTTATTTTCAGGGAGCAATTCAATGAGCGATACTCAAAGCATGTCTTCGGCATATGTAAGCGTGTTCATTGGCGGCGTTATTGTTGTTGCGCTGGCCTTGCTCGGCGCAGGTTTCGGACTGGGCTGGTGGATCCATGGATAACCAGATCTACGCCGCAGCACTGCTGCTTGTCTCACTCATCTTCGGCCTGCCTCCGTTTCTGCTTTTGATAGCAGTCTGCATCGGAAGCTTTCGGCTGCGGCCTTTGAGGTGGATGTGATGGCGAGAAAAGATGAACTACTACCCTGCCCGTTGTGCCAGAGCGCTGATGTCGACATTGGGTCGTGCTACGTCAATACTGATCCGGAAGACATACGGCAACCTGCAGCTCGGTGTCGCGACTGCGGATGTCGCGCCACGCTAGCAGCCTGGAACACCCGCGCCTCCCCACCGGGCGAGCTGAGCGCGCTGGCGGATGAGTTGCTGAACACTCGATGCCCTGGTGAGTGCGATTGCAGTGACGTAGATATCGGATGCATCCACGGCCGCGCAGCAGCCGCCCTACGCGCCGCGTCCCGGCCTGCGGCGCATCTTGAACAATGGAAGCGATCAGCCCCGACTATCATTGCAAACTGGCTGGCCCAGCAATATCCGGACAACTCGAATACAAACGCATTTTGTGCAGCTATTCGGAGTTTCGAGTTTTCTTCCACTGATGGAGTCGAGCCTCGCCCAGCGCCGAGCAGGGAGGAAATTGCGAAGGCGATTTGCAAAGCGACCGAGACTTACTGGTGGCAGAAGGCCGACATGCAACGTGAGAACCAGCAATGGTTCAACGCTGCCGACGCCATCCTATCGATGTTCACCCCGTCAGGCGGCGACAGTTGACGGCGCTAAAGCGCTCCGCGAGACCGTGTCGTCTCTGGCCGCGCATCAAGTCGACAATGATGACACTGAGTTTCTGACAGGTGACCTGGACATTCGGAAGATTGCCGAAGTCACGCAATCGCGTCGTTAGCGCGACTCCTGCCGCTCTCTACGCTTCAGCTCGCGATCAACCGCCTCCCGAATGAATTGAGCCATGCCCTGCTCGCCGACAAGTTCGCGAATCCGCTCTCGGGCCTCCTCCGAAAGTCGGACCTGTGTCGGCTTAATACCCAGCGGAGGTCTCCCCATGCGCCGGGAGATATCCGGTATCGGAAAGTTTGTCAAAATCGTCTCCATAAGCGGTATCGGTTATTGACACCATAAGCGGTACCGCTTATAAAAGCAAGGACAGCAACGGAGGCGGCTATGCGGTGGATCGGAGCAAGCACTTACGAAAGCGGTCGGTTCTGGGTTCGCAAGTTCGCGGCGGAAAGTCCGGCGGATCTCAAGGGTTATATCGATGGCGTCCGCAAGCAGTACCGATACGAGACCGACGCGCAGGAGCGCGTTCAGCTCGCCCGTGTCGGGAAGCTGGCCCAAGCAGCTCACGTCAAGGCGTTCGGCGTGGAGTATCCTCGATGACCCTGCATCGCCCTGATCACCGTCCCGCAGATGTAGTTTGGTACTGGTTTGAACAGGAGTTTTCGAAGGGGCAGCAATTCCCGAGTGTGTCTTGGGCGCTTGGATCGGACTGGGGCGTTGGAAAACGATTCCTGACGCCAAACGAATACAAGGCCGACGCCTACGCTCTAATGGAGCGTATCTATGGGCCGAAATCAGAGTGAGGTAGACATGCCGATTTGGTTCACCAAGATAATGATCAGGCTTCACATCTGGTGTGAGGGCGATTGGCACTGCCGCCGTTGCGGCCGGCCGCTCTGTTAGCTAATAGACAGGGACCGTGAACATGCGCTGGAAGCTAATCGGAATCGAATTTCACAAGCGCAGGCGCGAAGGTTACACGCGTCTGGATGGGACCGGCAACAGTCTGCTGAGCCATCACGGTTGGTGGACCCTCGAATGGGCGCGAGGGGAATTTGTGGACTATTACCGTGCGCTGCGCCGCCAACGCCATCGCCTCATTCGCTCATAGGTAGCAAATGAAACTCACCGAAGAGATTGCAAGAGACCTGCGCTGCGGAACCGTGTTCAGCGTTTCCGGCGAGCGCATTGGAATCAGGAAGGTCCGTCGGGTTTGGTTCAACCCGGTGACCGCTCACTATGTGGCCGATGTTGGCGGCGTGTTCTTGTGGACGGATACGCCATCAAAGCCGTGGCCGCTGTGTCCCCTCCGTTCTGGCGCATTAAGGGAAGACCATGACGAAGCGAGTGACTTGCGAAAGACCGCAACAGGAAGATGGTTATTGGACGTGCCGATCATGCGGCATCGTTTGGCGGCAAGACTGGAACTATCCAGATTGGTTGCCGCCAAACTGCATCGAAAAAGAGCCACAGCAGGGAAATAACGATGGATAGAGGCAATTACGAAGATCGGCACCCGCATGATCGCAAGAAAGCAGCGCGAGACCTATGGCGAAAAATCTTCGACAATCTCAGTGATCGTAGTTGCTTCCGAGGCATTGACCCCGACGTGATGGAGGAGCTGGAAGAGGACTTGGTTGGGCTAATATCGCGCGAACTGACTAACGTTAATCAGCAGCAAAAGCAGGAGGGATGAATGCCGTTTGAAAATCGAATTGAGGCGTGGGCGGAATCGCCGACGACCCTGACGTTCGGATCGACACCGGATCACTTCTGGATCAACGTCGGACCCGCGCACGCTGAAAGCATGAAGCTGACGTTGAAAGGAAATTGGCCACGCGATCTTTACGAGGCACTCGGCCGCTACCTCAACGGTAGCCCGGACGAATTGGATCGCGACGTCGACTGAGTTTCCTTACCATCACATTAAGGCTCCACAATAATCCGCACCGCCCTGCGCATCCTGGCAACTTCCTTGGCCCGATCCAGCGCCTTGTCGTAGGTCATCTGTTCGCCGATATCGAGATAGTGATCTTTAGATGTGACGCTTGGAGAAACCAGAATGAAGCGCCAAAAACGACGACCAGCCGGCTTGCGGCCGTGTTCGCGTTCGTAGCGCTCGGTGTAGATTTCGATGTCATCGGGCATCTGCACATCATAACCATACAGTGAATTGAGGTAACTGAAATGCCAATATTTCTAGCTACTATGCGCGTCGTCCATGTGGAGACTTGGGAAGTGGAGGCGACCAATGAAGCGGAAGCCAAGAACAAATTCAGCGAGTTTGCCGAGGGTGTGATTGACGATGATAGCGGTGGCGAGGTCGTCGACTGGGAAGTAATTAGTGTTCGAGTGTCGCCGCTTTAACTCACTCACGCCGATCACTAGCCTTGCGCAAACGCTTCGGAATGTAAGTGTCGTAGACATGTGCCCGTCGCCGCATCATCACGCGCATGTCTGGCTCATCATCGGTCAGGCGCTTGAACTCGCCTCGCGCTTGGTCGAAATTATCGAAGCTAGCAATGAGGATATAGTGCTCATCAGCGTCGTTCCAGACCTCGACGTAATAGTCCTTGGTGCCGACGATGTGGATGTGACTGGGCATGCGTTTATAGATAGGAGGCAGATGTGGCTACGCCAGCGAATGATAATGTTCCAACACCAAACCAAATCCGATTCCCGGTCGAGCCGCGCCTAGTGCCGGCACAGAAGGCTGCGCGGCGGCTGCACCTCACTGAGGCGGAATTTGTATCGAAGTTGGATGCTTTGCTGCGCGCCGGCCTACCGCCTGCTTGCCACGTAACTGGGCATTACGATCTTAAGGCTATTGACAATTGGTTGGATCGTCGAGCCAGCTTAGGCGAGTCCAGTAGCACAGCACGCAATGCTGCTGATGTGTTTGCGGAGAGGCGCGCAAGGTTGTCCAAGATTGGTTAAACCGTTCCCACATTACATCATCCGTAAGGGGCGCGGATACTGGTACCCAACGCGCAAGATGCGCGAGTTTGGGTTTGAGCCAGTATCATGCGGCCCGCACTCCGCAAAAGCATGTGCGATAGCGGAAGAGTGGGAGAAACGTTACCAGCGCGTTCGCAAGGGCGAAGAAAAGCCACCAAGAGCTGTTTATCCCTCCGGCTCGGTAGGCGCCGGATTCGAGCGCTTTCGTCGCACAAATGAATGGTCTGCCAAGCCACCCCGCACCCGAGAGGACTGGGACCGTGGTTGGAAATACATTGAACCTTACTTTGGCGACAACATCCCCAATTCTGTGAGTTTTGAGATTCTTGATACTTGGTATGCCGATATCAAAAAGGACAAGGGCCCCGGTGAGGCCGGTCGCGCGTTGAAAATCTGGCGCGCGCTATACCGCATTCTAGCCGGCATGAAACTCTGCGAGCCCGACAAAGACCCTTCGCTTTCTATCCGCAAGGTCGGGGTTAAGGGTCGCACCGAGACGTGGCGCGAGGGCGAGGTGGTACGGCTGGTCAAGGCTGCCTGGCGCTCGGGCCATAAGGGGCTCGCCTGCATCATAGCCGTCGCATGGGACACTGGATTCGCTCCTGTGGATGTCCGCACCCTAACCCCCTCCCAGGCCGTTACAAGCGGCTCTGACATGGCCTTCACCGCCGGGCGTGCAAAGACTGGTGAGGCTGCCTTTGGCACGCTGACGGCCCGCACACAGCGCTTGGTCGAGGCTTACGTTGCCGATCTGCCATACGACCTTCATGACGATGCTCCGATATTCCGCACCAAGGGATATGCACCGTCCGCCAAGGGTGGCCGTCCCAGGCTACCAGCAGAATATACCAAGGATTCCCTTGTGGACGATTTTGCGGACCTGCGCCGGGAAGTGTTGGGCAGGGATGAAAAGCGCCGCCTGATGGATATGCGCAGGACCGGTGCAGTCGAGGCCAATGCTGGTGGCGCGCCCGTTGAGGCTATCGCTGCCAAAATGGCGAATAGTATCGATCAAAACCGGAAGCTGCAAAAGACATACATGCCCGTTAACGTGGCAGCTGTCAGGGCTGCTGACGAGGCTCGCAAGATAGGCCGGCGGAAACTTGAGTCGGAACAGAACGAGTTCAAAAAGTTGAAACTCGGACGCCAAAATAGTTGAAACCAAGGCAGCCAAATATCTCTAAGCCATTGAAATGATGGCGCGAGAGACGGGGCTCGAACCCGCGACCTCCGGCGTGACAGGCCGGCGCTCTAACCAACTGAGCTACTCCCGCGTGACGCGTTCAACGCCGCGGAGACGTGGGACTTAAAGGGGCCATCTG